TAGTGGATCAGTTGGTTTTACTTCAACTGGGTTGAGTTTGTTTAATAGTGTTTGTAACTGTGTTACTTCTTCCTGTGTTAAATTTTCTATTTTCATAACTTTTTCTTATACTTATTACACAAAATCTTTTATAAAAAACCCCTTTAAAGGTCCCAATCATAAATAATTTGTCCATTTTGATTTATTTTAAGTTTTTTATTTGTTTTTAGTTTTATTAAATACTCAATTATGAGTTTTGATTCAACAGAAATTATACATTCTATATTATAAAGTGTCATAAATCTAAATATTTCATTAATCGATAATACTTCTCACTATTGAATTCTTTACGTAGTCCAATAATAACACCTACTTCATGTTTCCACAACATAAATTCCATATTAATTGGTTTCATAAGTCTAATAAATTAATTATTTCATTTACCATTGCATCTGTGTATTTTTTGTTTTTAGCATAATTGAGTTTTACCCATAATGAATAACCCATTGAGTTGTGAGGTATTACTTGCATCCATCTTGCTTTAATTTCAGTTAACCACATCTAAATCTAAAAACTTAAATAAATCTTCATTTATATTTTTTTCTATTTCATAAAACAAATCATTGTTATCAACATCCACATATAAAAAATACATTTCTATGTATAGATAATTAGCGTAGTCTTTAACAACATCGTCTATTGTCCATTCAATTACTCTTCTTATCATATGTTTAAATCTAAAAAATAATACAAATCTTCACTTTTATTTTTTGAATCTTTATTAAATAATCCACCCGTACTAACATCACCAAACCCATATCTTAAATATACATTCATATAATCATAGTTTGCATAGTCGTGTATACTATCTTTCATACTCCATTTATAATTCCATTTCATAAGTACAAATAATTTACTAATACTTTTATTTTATGTTTAATTGGGTAATCAACAAAAAAATCATACATTACATATAACTCATATTTAGATTTAGTCATATCTTCTATTTGTTCTTTAGTCATCATAAGTACAAATAATTACACATTACAATATTTCTTACTAAATAAATTCCATGATAATAATTATCATTAAAATGGCTATAAATACCTATTGGTGGGTATTTTACATAAGCCATATCATATACTTTACTGTATTCCATCATAAGTCTAAATAAGTTATTATTATGTTTGTAAATATTCCATGATGTTTTTTGTATTTGTTTTTATAGTAAATTAAATTACCTATATTATAATCCCATTTACTCATTAAATTTATATTATTCTTTTTATTCATCATATATCTAAATAATCTAATAAATCATCAATGTATTGTGGTTTATTTATAATTGTTTTTTTATAACGTATAATATGTTGTATACTATTTATAACATAATGTGTTTTATAATCATAAAGTCTTCTTAACATTAAATCTCGATTTGTCATAAGTCTAAATAATATACTGTTGAGTATATATAGTCGGTGTAATATTTACGTGTTTTTTGAATGTGAATTAATACACTACAATAAAACTCATCATATGCTATATCTTCTATCTGTAATTCATTCATCATAAGTCTAAATAATCTATTAATTCAATATGTTTTAACCGAATATCAAACCAATTCATAACATTAATAGTTGTTGTAAAACCATATTTGTGATGTGCCATACTACTTATTTTAAATGGAACAATTTTCATAAGTCTAAATAATTTGAAAAGTATGTTTGTATTTCATAATAATTTGGTTCTTTTGATATTTTCAATAATATTTTTACATTATACTCATAACTTGATATAATATATATTGAATATTTTCCTGTCATATGTCTAAATATACTGATAAATTATGAATAAGCCATTCTACATTTTGACCACCTAAATTAAATGCTTGAGCATGATCAGTATAATGACGATACACACTACTTAAAAGTAATGCAGGTCTGTGTCTGTTTGCTATTGATGTTAATTTATTTTCATTCATAAGTCTAAATAATCTATTAATCTATAATATGAATAATCAAATCCCTCACTAAAATCTCTACACATTCCAGCAATACTATTCATTTTATACTCATATTTTGCCATATCCGATACTGTAATGCGATTCATTATATGTCTAAATATATTATCATATCACTTACAAAATATTTACGACTTTTATTATAAGTGGGATATTCTTTGTCTTGAAAAGAACTAAATACTTTGTTTATTACAAACACACTGTGTTTGTGTGTACCAATGTATTCTATTCTTTCAATTATATTAAATTTCATATATCAAACCACTCACCTAAACTATTTCTATTAAAATACTTAAATTTCAAAAAACCATGTGATATATACTCCATGTTTTTGTATGTTGCTATTTGAAACCAACTCATTACAATCTATTTGCAATAGTTTTGATAAATTCTTCTTCAGCTGGTGTTAGTTGAATTCTATTTGAATGAAGTTTATCAATTGCTTTGTCCCATTCTAAGTCCATTAAGTTTTTACTGCGTTCATTAATAGATGAAGCACGTAAATAATCATTATAATTTAACCATTTAATAACTTCTTCGATTTCATAATCATTACATTCCTCTAGAAAATCATCTACATCAACGTCTACGTCTGTGTCTATGTATACTCTTGCCATATTATTTAAATATAAAATTTGCTAATCCAAATATAACTCTTAAAATTACTACTGCGGCTACTAATGCTGTGATTCCAATTCCTAAACCAACAGCGATTATGTATAAAACTTTATTTAACTTTTCCATATTATTTACTTAAATCTATTAAATTATATTTAACTAAAATACTTACTACTAATACTATAATACATAATACTATAATACCTAAACCATAACTTGAATTTATTACTTTTTTCATATTTTTATCTTTTATAATTATTACACAAAAACTTTTATTAAATCCCCCTTAATAAGAGTTGTTTTTTTAAAAATTTTCTTGCTTTAGCTAATTGTGAACGCGATGTTCCTTCAGTTATATTTAACTCTTTACTAATTAATTTATGTGATTTTCCTTCAAATACATATGAAGTAAATACTGTTTTATATCCACTAGGTAGTTTTTCTATTTCATTAACAATGTCTTGAAATTCAAGATTATTAAATCCGTAGTCGACACATCCAAATATATCTCTATAATCAGTTATGTCGACTTCCGAATTTGATTTGTTGGTTCGAATTTTATTTATGCTATAATTTTTAACTATAGAATATAAGTATGAATGAATACTATTATTTGTAATATTAGAACAATTGTTAAATAAAGACATAAACGATTCAACCAACACATCTTCTGTATCTTCAATGTTTTTGGTATATCTAATACTCAACTTATACATTGATTCGTAGTAGGTTTTATATACTTGAGCTTGTGCTCGCGAATCGTTTTTAATTAAGTCTTTAATTAGTTGTTCCATAGTTAAAATGTGTGTGTTATTCCTATAGTTTTAACTGTTTGTACAGTATCAACATTTACTGATCTAAATTGACGTTTTTTCATATCATAAACAGTAATGAGTCCTTTTTCAGCAGCATCATATGGTAAACCTACTCCTGTTACACCTTTTTTAACACCACGTCTAGCATTCATTACTCTAACTGTTCCATCTTTTTTAGTAAATGTAACTGTGAAGATTTTATTCCCCATTGCTTTAATAATTTTTTCTCTTTTATTCATTGTTGTCTATTTTTATAGTGTATTTTACTTTAATGTCACCACCAAACAATAAATTCATTATGTCATCAAATGTTATGAGTTTTTGTTTTGGTGTAGATATTGGCCCAACAAACAATTCAGTTGATTGTTGAGGTTGTGTTTCGCCTGTTACTCTGTGAGGTTGTTCCATATTAATCAGTTGTTGTAAATTTATTTAGTGAAGAATTATCCCAGTTATTAGATAATTCTATCATTTCTTCATATTCACTAGCACTTACCCAAGTACTGTGGAAGTCATTCCAAACATAATCATCATAAATCATTGTTTTTGTCCTTTCTATTATATATTTTTTTACTTGGTTTTACTTTTTGCAACATATTTCTTCGAATGAGTTGTCTTAAATGACGTTGTTCTTTACTTTGTCTATTCTTTTTAATCTCACTTTTCATACTTATTACACAAAATAATTTTTAAAATCCCCCTTTATTAGAAATTATAAAAATACAAAAACGCAATTATACCACCAATAAGCTGAATGACAACAACATTAACATCACTACTCCATATTGATTTAGATTCTCTTGTGCTAACTTTATAGCGTTTCTGACCTGTAATTGTAGGTACTTCATACCATTCAATGTCTCTTTGTTTCCACTTTGTATTCTTATTTGTCATATTTACTGTTTCATAATCTCAATTGCTTTAACTTTTATTGTTCTAACAGACTCTTTAGACATTTTCATTTTTTCTGCTACTTCTTTTAGTTCTAATTGTTCACAGTCCAACCCAAATAACATATTGACTACTTTCATTTGTTTTTCATCTAATTTAGATGTAAGTCGTTTCATTATTAGTTTTTGTTCAAGTTGGTCTTCAGGACTGTCTGCATTTGAATTTTTAACTATATCAATCAACATTCCATCATCACCTATTTTATCATATAAATCATATGTTGATGGTAAACTAGCATACTCATCATCTATATCTATATTTTTTTCATTTTGTAATTTTATTTGTCTGTGTAATTCTTTAGACACATTTTCAGGTAATCGAATTAATCTTGAATTAGTGTAAATATTACTGTATAATTCAGCCATCACAAGCCATTTAGCATGTGTTATAAATTTAATATCACGTGTAAAATCAAATGAATTCATTGCTTTTACTAGTCCTAAATTACCACTTGAAATCAAGTCTTCTAATTCAATTCCTAATCCAACAAATTTATGTGCTTGTTGAATTACATATCGTAAGTGACCTTCAATCAATTCATTTTTTAATTTTAATTTTTCACTTTCACTTACATTAGGATCTAATATTAATTTTTTAATTTGATTTTCACGTTTTAAATCTACAATTGATGTTTCTCTTACATCTCGTGAATAATTTTGATAACTTTTACTTGTACTAAATATTTTCTTTCCTGCCATACTTGTTCGCTTGATTCGCCTACGAAAGCCGAGTTAAAACCCGGCTGACGTAAGATAAAAAATAAAAATTAAAACAAAAGCATTTCAACACCTAAAGCCCGTAACTTGTTAGTTACGAGCTGTTGTTTAGGTGTAAATTTAACTTATTTCAAAATATATGTAGCTAAATCTTTGTCTAACAACATCATTTGATATTTCTTTTGGTCTGCATTGTAAATGCCTTTAACCATATTAAAACAAATATCTGTAGTGAATATGTCTGATTTTACTACTGCTTTGATTCGTTCAATTATTGACTTTTCTACTTTATTTTCTTTAGAGTATTTGTCTAAGTAGTTAACAAAACGTGTACTAATAGTACTTGCGATATCAGCTCTGTATTTTTCTTTAGTTCCAATTATTTCCTTCAATGTTTTAAGTACATACTCTTCATTTGATTCAATAATTGATTGTGGTGAAATAATTTTGTCTAATTTGTTATTAATAAACATTGTAAACATACTACTAAATTCACTACCAACACTACCTTCACCAATCATTTGGATCAATGGCAAACTATCTTCAAACGATTTAATTGAACTGATTGAATTAAAGAACATAACTGCACTACGACTATTTACTTCTTTATTAATTAGTTCTGGATTCATCAACATAAAGTTAATACAACGACCATCAATATTACTATTCTCAGCCCATTTAGACCAGCAATCCATATCGAATTTTAATTGTACACTAATGAAACGTGTTTTCTGTGCATTATCAATAGTATTAACTAAATAATCACCATTATCCGGGTTAGCAGTTAATATGATATGCCAATCTTTAGGTAATGTCCAACTGATATACTGTTGTCTATCAATTAATTCCATTACAGCTTGAATAAATCTTGTATCAGCTCTGTTCCAGTCATCTAATAACAAAATTCCGCCTTGTTCTTTGTTTGCAATCCACTCAGGTGGGCAATAACTCATTCGGTTCAATCCAGTTGTTTTAAAACCTTCAGTTCTAGTGTCTTCTAATGCTGACTCATCAACATACTTTGTTGTTGTTCCATCAGTAACTTCGAATTGACGAATTGGAAAACCAACTAAATCACCAATTTCTTCAATTTGAGCTAAGTTCAACTTAACAAAGTTCAAACCTAATTCATCAGCTAACTGAATGATACTTGACGTTTTACCAATTCCCGATTCACCAATTACTTCAATTGATACAGGACCTTTACCGTTGTCTTGTAAGTGACGGTTGTTTGAGATTATATGTCCCAAAAACTCTTTTAACTCACTCTGATTGATCGATACTAATTCTTTTTTCATAACTTTTATTTTTTCTTAAATGTTTTTTTAATATATTGTATTACACAAAATTTTTTATAAAATCCCCCTTTAAAAGGAAAAATTTTAAAAAATTTTATTTGATTTTTTTATATTTTCTAAATGCCACATTGGTTGGAGATTAGTGTAATTATTTAATAAATACACATCTTCTTCTGTTTTAGCAGAACTAATAGGTATGATATGGTCAATACTCCAACACCCAGGTTTATTACCATAATTATCCCAATTCATACCTTTAGTAAATTGAGATTCAATGTGTTTTCTTAATTCATCCCAACTACCTAACCCAACAATATTTAATGTTGCTTTACTTTTATTTGTTCCAATTTGCTTTAAACGTTCATTTATTCTACTTCTAATAGAATGATGTAACTTTACTTTATTATCTTGTCTTCTTTTTTTCTGATGAAGTTTTGCTATTTCATTTATTTTATCTTGATTATCAATTCTATATTGTTTTTGATAATCATCATGTTTTTCTTTATTATTAGAAACCCAGTTAGATATACATTTATTAACTTTATCTCTATTATTTTCAGCCCATGATTTATCTTTTTTTGCTTTACAAGATTTACAATAAGAATTCAATCCATCCTTTTTATGTTTATCTTTATTAAATTCAGCAATTGATTTTGTCTGTTTACATTTAATACAGACTTTAGTCATATTTATACCCATAATATTATTATTTTCGTCGATAATAAATATTATTTAGAGCGTCTTTATGACGCTCTTTTTCTATCATTTATTATCTCTGTGGTACTTCACTTTTACCTTATCGCATTTAGTGCAATAAACAATAGACCTTTCTCCATCGTAGTCGAATGTTTCCCAATTGTGTTTACACATCTCCGTTATTTTTTTCTAAATTTATCAAAATATTATTTAGGGTATTTTCATCTCCATTTTTATATGTGATTTCATCAAAATAATCCATATGTGCTTCAAAATTTTCCCATTGTATAAGTCTAGACATACCTCCATCAAGAATTTTAGTTTCTACATTTTTTAAAATGTAACCATTCCCTAATTCATTTACTTCCCCTTTGTTTTTAACTAGGTTAAATACATCCATAAATTTTTTATAAGATGTAGTTTGGGTTGGTGATTCTTCATTTGTTAATTTAGAATTAGTAGTTACTTTGTTTTCTACTAAGTACTTTTTTAAATTAAAATTATCCATGTTAATAAATATTCCTTTACTTTGTTTATTGTTGCTCATTTGCTTCTCCTCTATTTCTAATAAGATCTCTGCAAGTTCAATAGATGTTTCAAGTGTAGCTACAGATTCATACATTTCAGCCTTTTGATAAACATCTCGTTTGTATAATAAATGATTATACATTTGCCTCATTGCCGTTTGTTGTTTATTCATTTGTTAACTCCGTTTAATTTTATTAAATTTTCTGTTATTTCCTTCAATAAATTAATTATATAATCTTTATTAAAATAAATTAAACTATTGTTTGTGTCCGTTCTTGGAGCATCATCCTCAACAATAAATTCAGTTTCTTTATGTTTTACTCTTATTTTCATTTGTTACCTCCGTATTTTTTTTCGTAGTAATCTTGCCCATCATTAAATTCTTGATAGTGTTCTTGCCCATCATCCAAATCATTACCCGTTTGGATCGAACAATAGTAGTTGTAATCACCATCATCAAACGCTTTGGCAATTGTATTCCTTTCAATTTCTTCTAATGAATTTTTATTCTCCCATAGCCATTCAGTAAAACCGCTTCTTCCGCTTTTTGTGAATGCTTCGTAAATTAACCCAACTGCTGTTTTTTGTTTACTGTTTGTCATTCTTTTATCGTTTAAAAATTTGGTTAGTGTTTCACTTGTTTCATTGCGTAATGCTTTATCAAGTTTGCTTTCAAGTTTGTTTAAGTCAAGGCTCATTGTGTATCTCCTTGTATTTTATCACGCATCCATTTTGCACCGTCAATGAATTGTTCATCACAAAAATCATCAAATGCCTTTTTGCCTATCTCCTCATCACTTGGTAGTTCAATGTTTTTAGTCGGTTTGAGAGATGCAATAAATTCTATCATTTCTATCATTTCTTTATTAAATGGTGCTCTATCTTCTTTGTGACATACTCCAAAACCAAAAGCAATTGCTTTAATTAAGTCTTCTTCTGTGTATAGTTTCATTTATGTTTGTTGTTTATTGTTTTTTTTTGTATTTGAATTAGTTTTTTAAGACAAATAAGTTCAGCTTCTTCGTAAGTTCCGGATCCAATTGAAACCCAAGCCACTCCTGACCAGTAAAATCCAATGTAGAATTCTTTGGATTCCATTTCGATTTTTACGTCACAGTTGTGGTTCTCTCTAAACCATCTAAATGCTTGAGAATATGATGGTGCTGATACCCGTGATTCTAATATGTTATGATTTTGACCAAATGGTGTAAGCATTTCAAATGTGGGGTTAGAAGAATGTTTACCTTCATTGTTCTTTTTGTAATGGTAAATACACTCTTCATCAAATTGAAGTTGCTTTAACTCTAAAGCAGGTTCATATGGTACAAATTCTTTTTTCATAACTTTTGTTTTATATTTTTCTTAATTTTTCTTATTATACTTATTACACAAACTTTTATTTAAAATTCCCCTTTTTATTTAAAGAGAATGTCTTGAACTAATGCTACATCGTCTTTAGCTAGTTTCTTAAAGTGCTCATTCATATTAGCAATAAAGTATGTTTTAATACTATCAGCGTGTTCAGTGTCTTTGAACTTATTCCACATACTCATTCCATATATTTCCCACTTTTTATTCCATCTAATTCTATTAGCGTCTAGATATGCAAGCAATGATTTAAAGTTTTTATTATTATACTGTGACATAGCATTGAATCTACCTGTTTGGTTGAATACTGTATTCATCAATAAACTAATTTTAAACAAATTGTTTTCAACATTAATATTACTTAACATTTCAATTCCTAAATTAAATGTAGCTGTGTCTTTAGCTAGTAACATTCCTTGTAGTGTTTCATAAATTTCCTCATCTAAATCTAGTCCATCTTTATTTAATGTACTAACTAAGGCATCATCATATACTATAGTAGCATTTATTCCTACTAATGAATAAAGAAACTCTAATGATTCGTTTTGTTTTTTATTTCTATAACCACGTAATGACCAACCTTGCATTGTTGTACAACGACTTTTTACATCGAAGTATTCTTGATCCATGTTTTGTTCATAAGGTGCATAATCAGCATTATATAATGTAGTGTTTTCATTGCCATTAGCTAATGTTTTAGCATCATTTTTATCAAGTAAATATACTTGTGTAAGTTCTTCTTTCAATAAAGACTGAATTGTGTCTCTTCTAATAACAATTACATCTGCTTTACTTAGTAAAGTAACTTTTTTTAATTTATTATCTTCAATAAATTCTTTTAATTTAGGTCTGGGTACATCACTAGTTTTATCAATCAAAATACCTGCGTTTGGTTTTAGTGTAGGCATTTTGTCTTTGATATTACCAATAAAAGTTAGTAATGTGTTAACGTCTGTTTCTTCGATGAAATCTACTTGATTCCAAGTACTGTTTTGATACCTCCAAGCTAAAGTGTTCCATCCATTTCTTGATACTGATGATAATGTTGTTGTTTTCATAACTTTATTTTTTATACTTATTACACAAATTTATAATTAAAATTCCCCTTTTAAACAAAATACTTTATTAAGTTTCTTAAGGTTTCTTCACTTGCTCTTGATGATTGAGCTTTAATTGTTTTATCACTATTTAAAAGTTGAATTGAATATGTTCCTGTTGTGTTTTTAGTAAAACTCAATCCATAAACACCTACTTCCTTGTAATCAAATGATTGAACATAAATTATATTTGGACCGTGAAAGTGTCCTTTATAGAATATTTCATCTTGTTTTGTTTCTCTATCAACTTCCTTCAACAAATTATAAACCCATTCTAGTGTTTTACATAGTTGTTTTTTACTTAGAACACTAACAAGATGTTCATTTACATTATTTTGATAAGTAAGAAAAATATCACTTTGATTTTTCATAACTTCATAAATCATTTGATTAATACTAAAGCAATACATATCATTTTTTAGACTTGAATTACTATGGTCTACAACTAAAGTCATACTTCTAAATTGAAAGCCTTGAAATAAATAATCATTAATTATTACATCACCAATTGCCATACCACTAGATCTATGCATAAAAATAATATTACCATAGTAATTATCAATATAAATATCCTTTGTGTCTACATCAAACATTTTACCTAAATCATCTATAAAAGTTTTTGTTAGTGATATTATTTTATCATAGTAACCATCCATACCTTTAGTTAGAGTATTTAGGTGTTTTTCTACTTCTTGAATTTTTTCAACCATTGTTTTTATATTATTACACAGAAGATTTATTAAGATTCCCCTTCTTTTTAATATTTTCTTTTAAAAGTTGTTGTTCTAAAGATAATACGTAACATACTCGACCTATTGCCCCTTTAGACATTGCTTCTAACATAAGTAGTTCCTCGTCTTTGCAGTTAATAAACCACTTACTCAATTTACCTTCACCTATACGCATTATTTTATTATTTGCATTTCCAAATAAATTTATTAGCTGATTTTGATTTTCCTTTTAAACACATACTGATTCCACCATGATTTGTTCCTGTTTGTCTAGAAGCTTCTGCTCCTGATGGCCACTCTTTAATAAATTTACCATTAATATCATATTGTTGTACTGGTGTACTATTTTTATCTCCTATTTTCTTTCCACGTTCTGGATCTTTATAACATATATGTCCTATTTTTTTGTTTGTTATTTTATTACCCCACTCATGTTTTGCTTCTTTAGTCATATTATTATGATTTTCACTTATTTTAGCACCCCATTGTTCTTTTTCTTCTCTGGTCATGTTAGCGTGACCAATACTGATGTTATTACTTATTTCTTGTCTTTGTTCATCAGTCATTGATTGTTTAGCTTTTTTTATACCTACAGACATTTTATCTTTAGTATGTTGTTCTCTAGGTCCACCCCCACTATCATATAAACCTAAAAATAATACTTTATTCCAATCACCATCCACTTGATCTAAATAGTACTGTTTCCAGTGTGTTTCTCTTTCGTCTAATAATTCAACACTACATTCTTCAATTATTTCAAAATTATGTTTATCCCATCCATATTTGTTTAATGAGTTAAATATTTTTACTTGCTTTTTAACAGCGTTTATGTTTATGTAATGTTTTTTTCTTTCATTAATATCAAGAGATTGGCCTATATATACCTTACCGCTTGGTGATGTTATTTTATATATGCCAATCATCTTATATAAATATTATTTATTGTTATTTTTGATTTGAATAACAGTACCTGGAAAATTCTCACTATTAGCAGTTGTTCCATTACTACAAACAACAAATAACATTGGAATTAATGGTGTTCTAACTGGAGGTGGAACATAAAGGTCAGTTAAATAAATTAAATTTTGATATTTGCCTGGTGTTTTAAATATTTCTTCCATTACTGGGTCCATACTTGTTCCTCCACGACCTTGAACCCTTAGAGCTTCTTCTTTTAGTCCTTTATATTCATAAGTTCTGTGTACATAGCTATCACATTCCATAATAGTCACTTCAGTACCTGATTTAAAAATATGTTCAATTTCATGAAAAAACTCAACTAAATCTTGATCACTTACTGACCCTGATGTGTCAATGGCTACTAAGGTTTTACGTTTAGGATTAATTTTAATTGCAGGTCCTGAACCGAAACGAATATTTGGTTTTTTACGAGTCTTTTTAGTTTCGATTTTACTTGCTCTAGCTCCAAAACGTCTTAGATATGACTTCCAATCAATTACAGCTTCGGTTTTTTCAAATAACTTATTAATATAAGTACTCAATTCACCAGGTATTGTTCCTCTTGAACGTTGTACTTGTTCAGCCACTTCTTTCATTTGGTGGTCGATTTGTTTCTTAATAAGTTTCTTTTCTGCTTCAGACATGTTTTCAAATTCTTCCCACAATGAATGCTCATCAGCGTGTCCCTGACCTCTGAACCACTCAGCGAAGTTCTCACTATTTGAACCAGATCCACCCATACCATCCTCTCCATTTCCCTCATCATTCTCTCCAGAGCCATTTTCTCCATTATTTCCATTACCATTTCCAGATCCAGATCCACCTGTTCCTTGACCTTGACCTTGTCCTTGACCTTGTTGTTGTTGCTGTTTATCATATTCATCAAGTTCTTTTTGTAATAAGTTGTAATATACTCTTGTTCCTGCTTTAGGTGGTAATTTAACACCTTTAAACTCACCATTTTCAATTTCTAATCCTTCCCACGTTTCACCTTTCCAATGATCTTCAATGTATTGATTAATTTCTAAGTCAGCAGCTACGTTTAGTAGTTGTTTATCTTTAAAATCATCAAACATTCCTAAATGTTCAAATGCAACGTGTAGTAATTCGTGTTTCAAAATAGCTACTTTAGTATTAGTGTCTTGTTTGTCATAATACTCTGGGTTAACTACTAATTTAATGTTAATTCCATCTTTAGCTACACAGGCGGTAGGTATTGATTTGCTAAATTCTTTGTTTAGTCCTACTAAAAAGTAACCATAAAATGGTTCTTTCAACATTAATGTACGACCTGCTTTTGCTACGTCTTGTTGTGTGTTTGTGCTCATAACTTTGTCTTTTTTATTATACTTATTACACAAACTAAAGTAAACTTCCCCCCTTAAACTTGGGAGAAAGCTTCTAAAGTTTGTTTTAGTTTATTATACTGTTGTGTATTAATAGATAATGATTCGTGTTTACGTTTGATAAAGTCTAATGCTTTATCTAAACCTAATAAATCTAATTTTAACATTGCATCATATCCAACTCGTTCAAACATTTGTTGTGAACCAACAAATGATGTTGAACAACCCACATCAATTTTACGACTAAATTCAGTGTGTCCACCTTTACCTATTTGACCTAAATTAGACCCATAAGTATTTCTTCGTGCAGCTTTATTGATGTTTTTTGCTGTAGCTTTGTCTACGTGTTGTACTGTGTTTCCGGTTTTATGGTATGTAATATCAACCGTTCCATACGCGTCTTCTGTGCTGCAATCAACACAGTGCTTGAATCCTAATTCAATGCGTTTTTGTGGTAACTTATTATAACAACTTTTACAATTCATATAAATATGACACAAAAGGGGATTTAAAATCCCCCTTTTTTTAATTAATCTTCTTCTTCAACTACAACAACCTTTTTCTTTGGTCGTTTAGTTGCTAACTCAGCTAACCATACTTTAAGTACAGCTAGTTTTTGTTGATTAGTTGTTTTGCTCATCTGTAATTTCTCCTGTGTTGATGTTTAATTTACCTAAACCATATTTACTTTGTAAATCGGCTTGAATCGTTTCACGTAGTGTTAATGCTTGTTCTGCTTTTTCAAGCCATACACGACGTTCTTTCTTCATGTTTTCAATTTCCAATGTGAATTGACCCACATTGAATGATGCTTGTTCGTACTCGCCTACTGATTTTTGTAGTGCTGCGAGTTCTTCCTGTGTGATTTGTTTATTTGACATTATTAATTTCTGTTATTTCCTTCATATAATCCATAAAACCAATTATTAAACCAATTTTTAAATTTTCTAATTGATTTAGTAATTTCAATTTTAGTTTTACGTTTAGCACAACTGATTAAAATAAAATCATCAGTTTCTTCTTTAGATCTCCAATATGCTTTAAATGCTCTGTGGAATGATTTTGAATCCATTTTTAACATAGTAAAGAATGCTGTGCGTTGAATATCATCTTCAAATTTCCACTTATAGTTTTCATAATTGGCTATTTTGATTTCTTTGCTTGCTTCGCCTTTACTAAACAATTCAAATCCATTTTTAAATGGTTTAAATATTAAACTGTCGTCTTCATTAATGTGATAGTAAAAATTATTCATATTTTTTTATATAATATTACACAAAATCTTTTTTTAAAAACCCCTTAAATTAAGATCTTTAATTACTTTATTAGCGATTTTTTTATGACCTGTTGGATTCATATGACATAAACCATCCCAACAATCAGTTCTTGCTACTACTCTAGTGTCAATTACTTGAGCAAATTCCATAGGTTCAGTTAGTAGTAGTCTTTGAAACGTAGCATACCTGCCAGCATAGTATTTATTAGGTGTTCTTGTACAAGTTACAGGATCAAATCCAGTTATAACAACACATTTAACTCCTAACCCATTACACATCTTAGCAATACCTTTAATATTGTCTACAGCTTCTTTAGGTGTAATTGAACTTATATACATATCATTTGCTCCACCATACACAAAACAATAGTCTATTTTATTATTTAGTTTAAGATGTGCTTGTTCTAACATCCAATAAGTTGTTTTACCTAATACAGATACATTAATCATATTAAAACCAACTTTATTACTTAATTGTGTTTGCCAACCATTTCTGTAATTGGCTGTATGTGAATCACCTATAAATAATGCTGTTTTACCTTTAACATTAATTATTACTGGAGTATCTACTACAGTTGAATCAGTTTGTGATTGAATAGGTGTTGGAGTTGTAGCCGAAACTACAACCCAACCTAAACCTAAACTTAATACAGTTAATATTAAACCGTCTTTTAAGATCATTTTGTTCTAATTATTTTTTTACGTTGTCCATTATCATATAAAAATATGTATGGAACATTGTCTTCAACATGATTGACAGGTCTACCTAACATATCATATGTTCCAATTAATTTAGGTTCACGATAAGTTACAATTAAGTCTTCTACTTTAAGAGTTACACAAGGGTCAATAGTTAATCTTATATACATTGTAGTATCATTGCCAATACAATAATGTTGCCAAAATACTCTTAATACATATCTACCAGGCTTTCTGAATTTATAGTTTAGTTTTCTAGCAAAATCTAAAGTATCTGACTTTCTATAAACAACATCTTTCGTGTCATAACTAAAACCACCATTAAACAATGTAGGATCATTTTTCCATCGGTCTTCACTAATACTATCTAAATTAACATTACCAATTGAAATATTTTTAATTAAGTCAAATCCATACCACCAACACCAATTGGCAGGTTCTGCTGTCATTTTAGTTAATTCACCAGCTAAACTATCTATACAACTAGAGTCGTAAGTTGATAACATTCTATAATTAAGAACACATTTGTTAAAGTAATGGTAGTCAACATAGTCATAGATAGTTGTATCACAACCGGTACAAGTGTTTCTTAATTTAAGATTGAATCGATATTTACCTTTATGTGGAAGATAAATTCGTGGGAAAAGATCAGTTCTTTGTAAGTTGGTTAGAACTTTATTTGTTGATAGGTCGATAACGTTGTATTCGTATTTAACGCAAGTGTCTTTGAACGTATTTCCGGTTATTCTCCACAGGTAGTAATTTTCACTACTCATTTGTTCAATGTTAACTGAAGCCCATGTACATTTTGCATTTGCTGTTGCTAAGGAGGCCAAAAGCATTAACAGCGTTAGTATTTTTTTCATCATAACTTTTTGTTTAATCAAATTTTAATCCTTGTTCAGACATTTGTTCGTGTAAGAAATCTCTAATTTCGTGTAATGCTTTATATGTTTCTTCTGACATAGTGTCTGGAGCGTATTTGGTTTTAGCTCTTAATTCTTGATCTACTTTCCACATTGCAAATGACCATTTACCTCCATTAACAGCATCGTTAAATTCTGGTTGTTCTTCTGGTAAGTTAAATTCTAATATTGCTTTCATATTTTTATTTTATGGTTGTACTTGGTATGATGTACCATATGGTGTAGGTACATTGTGTATAAAACTATTAGTAATATTAGTAATAGTACCTGTTGTAGCATATATATTTGAACCAACTGCAATACTATTACTAGTTCCTGCCATTAAGTTAATTTTATGTTCTTTTATTTTAAAACACTTAACATTTTTAGGATGAATTACTTGTTTAATAGTTAAGTTATTGCTTGATAGTGCGAGTGTTTTTTTTTGTCTATTCCAATCTCTAATCTTCCTTTTGTCGTCGTGTTTTTCTTTAACATTATTCCATATTAGTCTTGTGATTACATGTAAATCAGCTTTATCTATATAACCACTTATGAAATCAGTAACAGAATAGTATATACCTGCTTCATTTGTTTTTTTATTAAAAACTCTAATGTTAACACTTCCCATATCCCAGTTTGTTTGAGGTGTAATGCGCCAATAATAATCGTAACGTTGTCTAATTTTTTTCAATAGTTTTACTTTCATCTTATATAATATAATAAAGTTTAAATTAAAAGCCAATCTTTTTAGTAGAAGGAGCTAAATACTCTTCTTCGTCAATGTTGTAGATTTGAGCTAATGTTAATGGTTTATCTGTAGTTGATTTACTTCCCAATTTACTTAACAGTTTATTGCTGTGTTCAATGTCTAAGGCATCAAACTTATGTTCAGCAATCAATCTACCTTTACGTAGTAATGCTGAGTCGATTTTGTTTCGGTTCATATTGAAACTACAAATGATTTGGATTTTCATAATGTCACCCATAATACCATCAGTCATATTCAAAATATTACTTACACCAACTGCACTTCCACCATTGCCTCTTTCACTTACTACTCGTTCTGCGTCTTCAATGACTAATACACTGTTACTGTTTTGAGCTAAAAACGGAATAAATTCAGGTGATGTAATAGCTTCAGTCAAAAATGGTGGAACAAAAATAACATTCTTGTCTTTGATTTGACTTACTAGCCACTTGATATATGTTGTTTTACCTGTTCCCGGTTCACCGTGTAATAATACTAAACCTCTGTTATTGTTTTTATTTAGTTCTTCAACAATCTTTTCACTTACAGGAACAAACTCACTACCATAATTTGATTCTAGTTCAAGTTCGGGATTATTAATGTCAAATTCTTCTAAGTCAAAACCATTACGATCTTGTGACACTAAGTAAATTTGAGACATAGTAACATCTTCATTTTTGTATTCATATTGATTCAACGATTCCATCAATTCAAATACTTCACTTTCATTACTACTGTCATATGTAACCATAATACCTACTGAACCTAAAATTTTAGGATTTTCAAGAATTTCATCAATTTTATCACTACTTATGTTTCCTTTTCCTTTAGGCCATTGCACTTCAGTATTAGTACTTAATGTTAAACAAATTGCTCCTTCATTTTGAAACTTAATAAAGTGTTTTTCACGAACACTTAATTTTTTATCACTGTCTATTCTGTGTGATTGAGTAACTAATTCATAGTCCTTTTCAAATATTTCAAGTATTTTAGTGTCATATGTTAAACTTGACTTAAATGTATGTGGAACAACTCCAAATGTCATTTGAATTAAGTGGTCCGGTTTAAAATTACCTCCATCTAAAACACCGTCTGTGTTGTGTTTAATAATTTCTTTTATATTTTCTAATTTCATATTTTTTGTTTTTAATAAAGTTCATAGTAATTTAATAACATTCTAAATGTTGATTCATCTATCTTCGTTTTTTTAGCAGTATCTATAAACTCAATAATTCGACCTATAGGGCGGATATAAGCATCGTTACTATAATTTTTTATATCATGAATGAATTCTTTAATATCTTTTTCTACCATATTTTTTAAAGTTCATAATAATGAAGTATTTCCTCTAATTCAATGATTTTGGTGGATTGTTGTTGGTATTTACTAATTTTGTTTATATTAAAAATAATACTACGTACATTACTAATATACGTGCCATTAGTATAATACCTCATATCTGTACATTTTTGGTAAAAATTATAGTTCATAATAGTCTAATATCCAATCATAATTTATTTGTGGTGAGTCGCTATTTTTGATAGCATCTATTGATTCAATAATATTATTTATATGTTCGATGTAAATATACCTGTTGTATTTTACTATTTGTTGTATTTGTACTTCAATATAGTTCATAATAATCTAATAAATCATCAACAGCATCCTTATCTTTGTCTTGTTTAATATCATTTATTAAATCAATAACATTATGTCTAAATTTGATATAAACATCATTGTTGTATTCTAATATATCTAATATTTCATATATAGTCATAATACTAATCTATTTGATAATAGAGTTAAATAAAATCTATAACCACGAACTACATCAGATGGAGTGAAATTTTTTAGATGTTCTACATGATCATTTTGATGTAATCTTACTATTCTTAACATCATACGGTATTCTCTAGTCATAATTGTAACCTTAATACTAATCCGTTTAAATAAGTTTTTAAATCACAATCTAAATCATATGGATAATAGTTTATCATATAATTCAAGTAATAGTTATTGTCTTGATAACAATTTAATATTCTTAACATTGAATAATAGTCTCTAGTCATATTCTCATCCAAATTTTTATCCAAGTGTTTATATCTGACGATTTACGATTGAAAGGACATATTATTTCATGTGAACGTTCTACAAGTTTGTTTACTGTACATTTGTGAATATATGATTCCATCCTATATTTCATAATATAAATCTACTTATTAATGCGGTATTCATTTGACCACTGAGTGTTATACCATTTGTTAATGCGTTTCTCCACATAACAATTTCTATAATATTCTTATATCCTATTCCATAAGTAGAACAACATTTCATTTTAATCATATTATGATATTTTAAGTTGTAGTCTGTCATTATAGTTCCATTACATCACGTAAACTCGCATTAGCACTATTTGACATAATAATAAATCTTCTATTATCTATAATATTTCTAACTCTCATCATTCTAAAATGATTTGCTTGAAATGAAAAACTAGCCAACCTTACTATATAAAGTGTCGTATTATGTTTACCCATTATTTTACCACAAACACTCTTAATCTAAATAATAAATGGTCTTTAACATTAAACATACTAATATTTGGATTTACTAAATAAATATAATATTCAGTAAAATCTGTATATGCCATTATTCTAGCATTAAAACTATTCAGCATCATCTCCTTTGTATTTTATCACGCATCCATTTTGCACCGTCAATAAATTGTCCATCACAAAAATCATCAAATGCCTTTTTACCTATCTCCTCATCACTTGGTAGTTCGATAAGGGTAGTCGGTTCGAGAGATGCAATAAATTCTATCATTTCTATATTGAATGGTGCTCTATCTTCTTTGTGACAGACCCCAAATCCAAAAGCAATTGCTTTAATTAAATCTTCTTCTGTGTATAGTTTCATAACTTTTATTTTTTTATCTTATAAAATAAATATTATATTGGAGCGTCTAAGACGCTCCTTTTTTATTCAGCATCGTAAGGTATTAATAGTAAAGCAGCAATAGCAGCATTGTGTTTCATAATCTGTTTTTCTAACTCAGTTTTACGTTCGTCAGTAGTAGTGTCTTCTAACCATTCAATAGCTAATAAGCGTCTTGCATCTAACTCAATTTCAATTAAAACTAAGATTTTAATAGTTAATTCATAGTCAGCATACTTTGCTGCTAATTCTTCTAATTCTGCGTCTGTTAAATCTCTTCTACCTGCCATATTACAACTTAATTAAACCGTTAGACATAAGACCTTTATAAAAGTCCAAAATACTTCTCATTGTTTCAGTAGGCAATTCACTCAAATTACTTACACTACTATTAGCTAGTTGATCTAAATAATCTAAAGTTTGTTTGTCACTAGTATCACAATTTACTAGCAATGCAATTCCTAAATTCACAGACGACTCATCTTTAGATGTAATCATACCTTTTAATGTTTCAAATGACTCCGCGTCTAATTGATGTACATTTTGATTTTTAACTAATTCTTCCATAACTTTTATTTTATATATTATAATAATTTTCTTTTTTAAAACCCTTTTTATACTTATTTCACAAAATCTTTTATAAAATTCCCCTCTTTTCTTAATTCTCTTAAATCTTCTAAATCAAACCTACTTACTAGTTCATCTAACTGATATCTTTTTTCAAAACATGTAGGTTTACTAATAATTTTATCAGTAGTAATATAGTATTCTAATACAGCACTACAAACACCACAATACCATTTACTTACGTGGTATCCTATTATTTCATCTTTTGAAAAACACGACATATTATATTACACAAAACCTTTTTTTTAAAACCCTTTTATCTCATTTTAAATAAATTTTCTAAATCCATAGAACAAATTACTTCATCTAACCAATACATACAAGGATCATTTTTAAAATCAACAATATCATTTTTAATAGTGTAAAAAATATCAAAATCAATATATTCCTTTTCATCAAGATAAATATACCATTTGTCTCTATAGTATTCCATCATTTCTTCTTTAGTGTATGCTGCCATTTTCTAATTCCTCTAAATCTAAATAAATACACATTTCATCTAACCAAAAATTACATCTATCATCTAAAAAACTATTTATGTCTTCTGTTAATTTTAAAATATCATTGTATTTATCAGTTGCTTGATAATCAATTATCGTTTTTTTAATATTGGATATCATCATAATAAATTGTCTAAGTCTAAGTCTCTAACTGCTGAATTAAGTGCGAATTCGTTCATTGAGTAACTGTATCTTGGATGATGAATTTTATACATAAACCAAATTATTTGTCCAATATAATGATCATTACCTGCGACTTGACTCATAATAATTATTGCCTTATTATTATCTTCCATTTATGTATATAGGCGTTTTAATCTCATCTAAGCCAAAATAGTTTAAAAACATAGGTGATCTGTATCTTGATTTGTTCCACATATCTACTACTGATAGTATTTCTTTTATATTGTATCCTCTTCTTGAATAAAACTCTATAAATGATGTTATTTCAAAATTTTTCATCTTAATTTTTATACTTTCCTATTCTTACCTCATCTTCAAATTCTTCTAAGTCTAAATATTCTTCCACCATATCCACATAACTCTCAACATCTAAATAAAGTCTACGATATTTTAGTACTTTTTGCATATTATATGCAAAATGTGCATGGTCTTTAATTAAAAATTCTCTAAGTACTTTCATAATAGTTTATCTAAATCTAAATAGGACGATGCTCTACGTTGAAATGTTTTTATTGTATCTGTACTACACGAAGTAGGAGTTGATTGTTTGTAAACATCTAATAACCACAGTATAAAATACTTATGGTCTTTCACTGTGTCTTCCATACGCATTTTACGTATACCTAAATCTATTGGTTTTTGTCTCATAGTGGTTCTAAGTCTAACATAGCTTCACATCTATTTATGTACTTCAATGTGGTTACAATAGTACTTTCTCCTTTAGAAAACTGTATACCTCTCACAAGTAAAAGAAAATATTTTACATAATTACCATTTATTGTTTGACCATCTTGTAGTCTAACCATATTTCCAATCAACTCAGTTTTTTCGATGTACATCATTGAAATTTTATTTTATCTTATGCAAAATGTAAATCTAATTTATGATATGGATTAACGTGTCTAATAGCAACTCTATTAGGCATACTTAGTTTAGGTGAATTTTCTACTTTTATAACATAAAGTTCTTCATCCATTACTACTAAGTCTTTAATAGTAAACAAATCAGTTACATATGTTTCTATAAAGTAGGGTTCGTATTCTCTTGGTTCCATATAAATTCTACTGGTTTGTTTAATGGTTCGTAGTTTAAGTTACACGTTGCTGCGTTGATATATGTTATTTTACCATCTGTAGAATATCCATAACCTTCGTGGATATGACCACATAAAAACAACTTACACGTCGTTTCATTGAGTTTATTATATAATTGAATATCACCAACGTTTTCACCGCGAGCTACATAATCATTGTGTCCGTGTGCTGGACCGTGAGTAATAACTATATCTACATCATTTGGTATTTGAGACCAATGTTCATATGCAGCGGAGCCTCGATCAACATTAAATGCCCATCGAGTTCCAAATCGTGCTGACTGTGGACTACCAAAAAACTTAATACCTTCTAATGTGATTGAATTATTCTCTAAATAAAATACATCTAATGGTAAGTTGTTTAACATATTAACTAACCAATATGGTTTTGAACCTTCAACATACTTGTCTTTATCAACTTCTTTGATGTATTCGTTTTGAAATTTAGGGTCAAAACTGCGATCGTGATTACCAGCAATGAATATTTTGTGTTTGTGAGGATGTTTTGAAAACCAATCGATAAATGATTTTACTTCATCTTTGTAACCATAAGATGTAAGGTCTCCACAGTGAATAAGAATATCACCATCCGGCACTTCTACTCGTTTGTGTTTGTTGTGAGTGTCACTAATAACAATTATTTTTTTCATAACCTATCTTATAATAATATCACAAAAGGTTTTTTAAAAACCCCCTTTAAAAATTAACCTTTATTAATAATTTCTTTCAACTTAGCTTCAATAATGGCTTTGGCTTTTCTAACCCATTCTTGAGACTTTCCTAAGGCCGTTGCTATTTCTGAATTAGTTACTTTAACCTTTTGGTATCTTTCATCAGTCATAAATGTAAATACAGCACCTGCTAATTCTTTAATTTTTGGATCTTTGATGTCTCTAATATAACTTTTCATTTTATCTAAGTAAAACTTAGAGTCTTGTACATTACTTATATCAAATTCAGGTGTAGAAAAGTCTAAACTGGTATCTGCTACTGATTGGGCATCATCATCATCTCCACCAGCTGGTTGGTTTATACTAGTAAATTTTTGTTTAACTTTACGTTCTTTCTTAGTTAAATTAGAAAGATGATTTCTCATTGCTCCTTGAACGAAAGAATTAAATGTTGCTCTTCTATCATTGAAATCAAATCTATCAAACAATACATCTAAATATGCTAAACCTTCTTGAAATAAATCAGGTGCAGCACTGTCAGCGCCTACATTACCAAATTGTTTTGCTAATGTCCAAACTGTTCTCCAACTAGCATTTTTGATTTTTTCTTTTACTTCGTCTTTTCTGTCTTCAGACGCATCTGAATCTGTAAATTCATCTGCTAATGAGTCATACTCAGCTCTAGTAAGTGGGTTGTATTTTGGGTTACGAATATATTGATCAATTACTCTTAATGATTCGTAGTCTTCATTTAATAATGATTCTAATAGTATAAATTTTAGAGATAACATGTGACGATAAATATGTTAATTTAATTTATTTCTAAATTCTTCTTTAAGATATTCTATACTTAGAATATAATATTCCTCATCAACCTTATCAGCCCATTTGTTATTTTTGGTTTTATTGTATATAGGTTCCACAGGTTGGAGATTTCTCAAATCACTAACAATATGAGGAGGTGTATTTTCACTAAACCATGTTACTGGTATTTTGTGGTCTATTTCATGGTTAAACCAATCCATACCTTGTTTGTCTAAATGTTCTTTTAGTTGTAATGCTGAATATCCTAGCATCAATGTAGTAGAATTTTCTTTATTTTTTCCTAATCTTTTAAGAGTATTTTCTAGCAATATTCTCCATTTTACTATATGTTTATTGTTTTCTCTATATTGTGTTTGGTTTAAATTTCTTTTTTTTCTTCTTGTTTCTTTTGTTTTATTAAAATAATCTTTTTGATAATCTTTCATATAATTAGGATTACTTTGATTCCATTTTTGAATATTATCTTTAACTCTTTCTTTATTATTTAAATACCATTCTTTTGTTTTTTGAGCAATTATATCTTTATTATTTTCTCTGTATTTAATATTACTTTGTTTATTTTTTTCTAAATTATTTAATTTCCATTTTTTAGAAGCAGCTAATATACAACTTTTGCACCAAAATGTTAAACCATCTTTTGTAGTTTTTCTTTTATTAAATTCAGTAATTGATTTTTCTTGTTTACAATTTGTATTACTACAAGTCTTAGTCATATTTATATTCATATTATTATTGTTTTGGTTAATAATAAATATTATGTAGTGGGCGCTTTAGCGCCCATCTTTATCAAAGTCTTCTCTATATTTTAACAATGCTAATTCCTTAGCTTTACATTCCATCATAATATCTACATCAAGACCATATGTCTCTATTTTATTTTTAAAATAATCACTATGTGCTTGCATTTTAACCTTTAGACCCTCATTTAAAGCCTTAGATTCGCTATAATGAATTACAGGTTTTATATTATCCCATGTTGTAGCTGCTAACTTCATAGCATCCTCATCAGTTAGATCACCTGTACAGAATTGGTGATGATGAATATCATATACGATAGGAATTCCTATTTCACTGTAGATCATATTATATAAATCGTTTGTTGAATACATAACCGATTTATCATCATTTTCAATAGTAAGTCTGTTCTTGATTTCATTTGGCAGTGTTTTAAAGTTTTTAATAAATGTTTTAACAGCAGATTCTTTGTCTCCATAAGCAGCACCCATATGAATGTTGATTTTATTGTATGGTGTTTCACTCAATCCCATCCAATCCATCATATCACTGTGCATTTTCAAATCTGCTACTGAGTTGTCAATAACGTGTTGGTGTGGACTAGTCAAAATACAGTATTGTCCAGGATGCATAGTTAAACGCATATCATTTTGCTTTGCATACGTTCCACATCTTTGAAGTATTTCTTTAATTTCATCAACGTCTTTCAACGAATTTGTGTCAATTTTATTACCCCACGGAATAATGTTTGATGACATTCTAAAAAACATAATGTTGTTTTCTAAATTCCATTTCAAGTATTTTTCTAAGTCTCTAACATTTTCCAATGCTAATTCACTTACATACTCTAGTCCTTTTTTGTCTAAAGTTGCTTTTTTCAAACTACGATTTGTAGTTATTCCGTCTTTTTTTAACGTTTCGTTGATGCATGCATATCCTAAGTTCATAACCTTTATTTTTATATTATTCGTAATCTCTAATTCCTACAACTTTTGGAAATCTTGGTATTCCATCAGCTGTTAGTTCAAAGTACTTTACTGTTGCTTTTTTACCTATTAATTCTTGTTTTTGTGACCATAACTCAGTTAAATACTCTTGAGTACCATTTACTGTACTAAAGAACATATCACCATTTTTATTTTTAAATAACATTTGGCCTACCATACCAGTTAATCGACCTTGACCTTCATATACATCTAAAATTTCAAATTCATCGTCTTCAAATGTTTTGTATTTCAATAATGTTTTACTTCGTTTATTTTCATAGTCACCTGTTATAGTACGAATCATTAAACCTTCATAACCATTTTCAATATATTCACTATACTTTTTTAACATATCAGCTTCACTTTGAGCTAAATGTGTTTCAACCATTACAATATGTTCGTCATGAAAGTATTTATATAATTCAATCTTTCTAACATCAAATCGGCCGACACTTGAGGGTACATCGTAGATCCAGTATTGTATGAGTTTTTTAGATTCTTCCAAGTCTTGGCTAGTTGGCTTCGTTTTTTTAACGAGACTACATATTGTGTTGAAATTATTTCTGTCTTTGTAATATAATTCTCCATCTAATACTAAATCCGGATTTGCTAAAAAATGATGTTTTAATGATTCAAAAATATGAGGTGCACTAACAATTTGCTTTCCATTACGAGTCCACATTCCATCACTTTTTACAATACATCTAATTCCATCTAATTTTGGTTGTACATTTACTGGGTATGTTAATTTTGATTTATAGTCTTCATACTTGTGAGCTAACATTGGTTTGAATGGGGTTGGATTATCAATATCATTAATATTTTCAACATTTCCAACTTCCATACGTTTGCGTTTCATAGCAGTTGCTTCAGCCAATGCTTGTTCTTCAGCTGTAGTTGCGTTTTTCTTACCAGTATTTTTAGGATAACAAACAGTCCATTCACTTGTTGTTTTAATTCCATCTGTGTAGCCAGTAATAGTACGGTATTTATTACCTTCTACTTCAATGGTCCACTCAAGCGCTTTTCCGCTTACGGCCTTTTTGTACAGTGTGTTTAACTTCATCTTTATCTTTAAAAAATTTATTTTGACTTTTTTCTTGTTTATTTATATCTTTAGCTGCTTTTGCTTCTTGTTCAAATTGTTTTTCTGTTTTATGGTATTTAATACTTACAGATATAGGTCCAGTTGTTGTAACATCTAAATCATATGTCCAAGTTGTATCTAAATCTTCACCTTTAAATACTCTTGTAAATCTACGTAATAATTCTTCTTTTGGGATTTCTTTAGGTCTACCTCTCATATAATATTACACAAAATCTTTTATAAAATTCCCCTTAAAATAATTTTTTGAATTTATCAATGTCAACATTTTTACCCATTTGTTTTAATTTTTGGGCTTCTTCGTCTTTACGAAGCATTTCGTCAGCTAAACGTTCTAATTTACGTTGTGTGGCGTTAATTTGTTTTTGGTGTTTTTTGAGTTCTTTATTGTTCATAATAAAGATAAATATGGGCTCTTTCGAGCCCATATCAATTACTTAGTCGTAGTTGGTGTTTTTGGTTTTGGTTTACGATAAGGTTTTTTCTTAGCAGGAGCTTTAGGTGCCGGTGTTTCAGCAACTGGCTCTGCTTTTGGAGTTTCAGTTTTAGTTTCTACAACTACGTTGTTTACTACTACAACTGGTTCTTCTTCAATTACTGGTGTTTGTTCAACAACTACATGTGAATCGTCATTCACATCTTCATTCTTTTCAGTTAAGAAGCGATAAACGCCTACTACTAGTAGAATGGCACCGATGATTATAATTATATTAGTCATGTTAAAATTTAGATTTTAAATTATAGTTATTTACGATTTGTTTTATTTTTTGTGAATATGTATTATTTCCTTCACAGTAAATTTTATCTAATATTGCATAGTATTGTTGTTCAGTAACATTAACATTATTACCAAATACTGATTCTTGCCATAGTTTATAGTCTAATGTTGATTCTTTCCAAGACTCAAATACGGCAAATCCATTTTCTTCACCTAATGCTAAAGTACTGCGTGTGTGTGCATATCTCATTCCATATAAATTTTTATTTGATTTACCAACACCACTACGACCTAAATTAGTTTCAGCATATGCTTGTGCTGCTACAATATATGGATATTTAATATCATAACATTTAAGTAAATTAATTAAATTATCTTGTGTTAATATTGAGTCTTGTCTTTTATATTCTAAGTACTTAACTTCAATATTATCTAAAATAGTTGATTGAACATATCTTCCTAAGATAAAACTACCAATAATAATTAATAAAATTGATCCAGATAGTAGTCTCATTTTACGTTTATCTTTGACAAATTGTAATGTATTTCTATCAAATTTATATATCATACTTTATTACACAAACTTTTTTTAAAATCCCCCTTAAAAAACTTATTTAATTTGGTCAATCCAATAATTTTTCATCACATTAACATCAAATGTTACTTCTTTTCCTAAATTAGACATAGTCCAATCTAACAACGCTCCATAACATTCGTCTCTGTTTTGAATTTTAGCTTCAAGTGTTTTTACATCTTTGTTTGCTTCTATTTGTTTATGTAATTTAGTAATATCATTAGTTAATTTATAAACTTGTCTAACTAACTGATCATTACCATCATTACTTAACCTTAATTTAGCTTCTAAATCAGATATTTTTATCAGTAGATTGCTTTGATTTACGACCTCGTTTTGTTTCTGTGGTTTTAGAAGTTGATTGATTTGATTCCAATAGTTTTTTAATTTCATAATCATGACTAATTTTTTGTATTTCAGAACATTTTTCATATTGTTCGGTTTTAATAAATGCTTTCATACAGCCTTGTAATGCTGTGGGCCAATCTTCTTGTGTTGAATAGAGTCTAAATACTTCTTGCTCTTCTTTTATCATCACATCACATACTGCTACTTTTTTAGTATTTTTAGCTATACCTTTTTTAATTGCTTCAAATAAGGCATCTGCTAATTCTGTTGCTTCACTATCCGCTAAACGTTTAGTGAAATCAGCCATTGATTTAACAGTTATTGTTTTCATTTCTTTTTTCTTTCTGCTTTAAGTTGAGCTTCTTTTTCTCGTTGTTCAATCGCAAATTTAGCTCCGGCCATAGGTGAGAAACGTTTTTTATTATCTTCTTCTCTAGCTTTAAAACGTTCTTGTCTTTGTTTTTCTTCTAAAATATCAACCTGAGCAATTTGTTCAGCTAATGTTAGTGTTCGAGTTTGAGTTTTGTTTTGACGATTTAACTTGTCAAATTTTTTCATTGCTCTATCGAATTCATCTTGTGCACACGTTTTAAATCCCATATTCTATAATATTATAATAAACAAAATTTAAAAAACCCTTTTTAAAGTCGAGAAATATACTGATTTTCATCTGTATCATCCTCAAATAATCCCAAGTCTTTAAAGTGATCTAACTGCCATCCTTCTAAGTCCCAAGTTGGTTCTTGATTTTCAGTTGGTTGATAATCATCTTCAATAAATTGAATTTGTTTAGCATTGAATACTTCATCTACATGTAAATAAAAACAATTATAACAAAGAACTTCTAGATTTTCAAGTTTCCAATTACTTTTATTTTTATCTTTAAAATTAAGTAATAATGGTTGTTTCATGTCAGATGCTCTACGTTCGTGAAATCCACATTTATAACATTCTGATTTTAACAGTACTTCATTAAGTAATCTTGATTTAAGTTTTTCTACTGAGAATGATTTGCGAGGAATCCTTCCTTCTAATAAATCAATTAATGGTGGATTTTTACCTTTATTAGGTAAAAACTTACTAATTCCTTTTCCTGATGGATTTAAGTGTTTGTCAAACAATGTTTGGCCTGTAATTTCATCAGTATACATCATTGCGTAACGCTTATAGTGTTGATAACAACAACTTAAATATCTAGCAGCAGCTCTATTTGAACGCGTAGCGTTTTGTGCGTTAATAATTTGTTGTTTGGTAAAAGGTTTGGCTAATGGCATGTTACGAATTAATTAAATTCCACAAGTCTTCAGGTGTATTACAAAGTATTATTTTACCATCATTATCCATAAGTTGGTTTTCAGTTCCATCTGGATTTAATCTGCCATAAATGTAAAAATCAATTAAATCCATTCCACCATCTCCAAATTGCATTAACATTAAGTCTTCTATTATTTTATAATAAAGTTCATTGTATGTTGAATAATCTAGTCTTAAATCACTAAATAATTTTTCTTGGCGTTCTAGTGCTTCTTCTAAATTAGTAATAATACTAATAAAAATTGCCTTTTTGTTTGAAGAAATAGTTCTGGTTTTACGTTTTATTTCAACGTTACCAAACGTTTTATTCTTCACCGGGTTTAGTTTCTTCTGTGTCATTTGTAACCTTTGTTTGTTTTTTATTTCCAATTAAATCACTCATAACCCATTGTGATAGAGAATCAAGTGGAACAATAAATCCAATTGCTGTGAGTTTATCTTTAAAGTCCTTATCACGATCAATAACAATATCGTAATTAGAAAATCGTTTTTGTAAAAAGGCGGCTAATTGATTTCCAACATCATTCAAACGAGTTCCATCCACTTGAGAACTATCCTTAGGAATAAATTGAATTTTAACGCCTACCTTTGTTGGGTTTTTATTTACATCAAATTTTACTGACCAATCAACACCGCCAAATTTTGTTGAGTATCTTACTGGACCAGTAATGTTTGAAACTTCTAATATAGTGTTTAGGTTGATCATTTATTAATAAATATGATAAAGATCTTGTTCTTTAATAGTTGGATTTACTACTATGATTTTACTAGAACTAATATCTTCTAATTTATTTACTGTAATTTTAAATATATCATATTCATAATTACCTTCTTCGTCTATTGATGTTGAAATAATATCTTGTAAGTTAATAAGAAAACTACTAAAATTGTTATGATTGATTTTACTTATATCAAACTCAACAACAATATCATCTTCTACTTCATCAACAAATTGTGGTAGCTCTTGTCTAAACATATAACTGTATTTATTCCAATCTTCATTTGTTATGTTATATAATTCATTGGCAACATTATGTTGTTTATTTAAATTATCTAAAAATGGTATTACTAGTCCAATTGGTGCTGATATTTTATTAAAACACATTTGAACTGAATCAAATATGTCTAAACTATTTGTTCCTGTAATTTTGGCTGATATGTTATAATATTTTATTTTGTCAGTTGAATGATTAAATTTACCCCACTTTTTAATAAATCTAGACATTTCAATACTATCAGCTTGTTGTTGTAACTGTACTCTCAATTGTGCTTCTTTATTATTTTTATCAAACCAATTTTTACCTCTACTTGATGTACAAGTAAAATGATAAACTAATGCTTCCCATGTTTGAATAATTTGAGTATCATTCAATACTAAACGAGTCAATACATCACTGTCTTCTCTAGACCGTCTAAATTGAGTATCGTGACCACCTATTGAATTCCAAGTTTGTTTATATAAAGTAAATGGGGCAAAGAAATAATTAGTTTCTGTGTTTTTCTTTAGAGTTTGCGCGTAATTTGTGAATGCCTCTAAGTCAAACGTGTTTGGGTCCAAACCAAAATCGGCTGTGTGTTTTTCGCCACTAGATGGATGAAGTGGTGGTTCAATTCTAGTTGAACATAAAATCATATTCGGTTCAACATGTTTAAGTACTTCTAAATCATAGTCCTTACATACAACCATGTCTGATTGTAAGTAAGAAACTATTTCATTAGTAGCTTGAAGAAACATTTCATTAATATTTCTTTGATAACCATAAGGAATAGGTAAATGATTTTTAAGTATTTTTAGGTTATTAAATACTTGTTTTTGAGTCATTAACCATTCAAATGTGTTTTCATTGTCACTATCAATAAACACTAGTACTTCGTGAGTTAGTGTAGATAAGTTTTGTTCTAATGATTTAAATAATAGTTTTAAATTATCTAATTCATTACGTGACGTATTAATGCAAAACGTTAAATTTTTCATATGTTTCTTTAATTCCTTGTTTTAAACCAATTAAATCAATTTTAAGTACTTCTAATGGCATTTTACTACCAAAATAAGCATAATCATTGTCTTTACCTACTTTTACTTCTACTTTATGAGTGTCTAAACTATTAATAATATCAGCAATTTCACTTAACATCAATGTATTTTCATAAGTACAATCAAGTGTTTTAGGTAAGTTTTTATTTGTTAAATAGTATTTTATCACTTCAATAAAGTCTTTCATATAAAAGAAATCCATTAAACGATCTTTATGAACTGACATTGGTTCGTTATTGATATAGCGTTGAATGTTTGATTTAATAAATCTTGTGTCTAACTCATTTTCATCAAATACAGCAAATACTCTAATATTATAAAAATTTTCTTCTTGTTCTACTAGTTTACTGATGATACTTTTACTCATTCCATATGGGTCTGTAGGAAATCGTTTTCCATCTTCAGTCCATATAGGTGCTATGTTTTGACTTCTGTCAAACTCAGCTCCAGAAGCAATGTTTATTAGTTTATTAAAGCGACTTTTGTTTCTTAGTAAGTTATAAAACATTTGTAGATTCTGATGAGTCACATTTGCTCCGTCAGCTTGTGTTCTTGATCCACCTGTTGTTGCACAATGAATTACTACATCAAATCGTTTGTCTTTGAACCATTCATCTACTTTTGTTTGATTTGTTAAATCTACTACATCACGAGTTAACTTAACTGTGTTGTATGGTAATTGTTTACAAATTGTTGAACCAATATAACCATTTGCTCCTGTAACTAGAATTTTCATATTATTTTTCTTTTGCGAAATCTCCAAACTCAACTAAAATTGTACTTCTACCATCTGTTCTATTCAATGCTTTTTCATAAGCAGGAACAATGTCTTCTGGTTTGTGAAGTTCAATTACTTCTATTGTTTTACACATAGATCTAAAAGCATCACTAAAATTTCCTTTATGTTGATCTTGGGGATCTACTGGTCTTTCACTACCTACTGCTACTCTAATGATTACTTTAGGAGTACATCTTCCATCAGACATTAATGGATATTTATCTAAGTGATTTACTATTTGATCAGTTCCCATCAATAAAAAATTCCAACGTGGAATCACAGATACAGGAATCCAACCTTGAATAGCTAATCCATTTACTACTCCACTTTGTAGATACTCAGCTACAGGAAATTCCATTCTTTTTTCTGATGGGATATGTTCCAATGTATCATATAATCCCGTTCCAGCAAATTCAACGGCTTGACCTATAAAGATAACCTTTTCGTTTTCAGCTAAAAGAGACATTGCTCTTTGTAATTCTTCAAAATATTTCATAAAATTAAAATTGAACTCTCATACCAGCACCTGCGTGAGGGTATTTTGTGTTTTTATATTGGTAATACATTAAATTAGGTTGAGTGTAAATTTCTTTATTTTCCATTTTTTGTTTCCACATTTCTTTATCATCTATAAAATATGGAATTGTTCTTTTCCAAATATCATTAGTAGGTGTTAATACTGATAACTCATTACTTTCTACTACAAATGTTATTGGTAATTCACTATTTCTAGCATACTTATATGCTTCATGGAAATGACCCGTTTCAGCAGACATATCACCGACAAAACACCAAACGTGATTATTAGTACCTGCTAATTTTTCACCTAAAGCTAATCCTGTAGCTATAGATGGAATACCACCAACAATTGAACTACAAATAAATTTATACTCAGGCATCGTTTGTACCATAGATTTACCTTTAAGAATTTCAGCTTCTAAAATATCTGCTGGAATGCCTTTTAATAAGGCTTGGTAATGATTTCTCCACGTGCAACAAATCCAATCATTTGTATTATCTACTTGTTCAAAGATTTCTATCATCTTTTCTTCATTATTATGATAAAGATGAATAGGTGCTTTGATGTGTTTTTGATTGAATAATTCACCAATTCTGGTTTCAAATTCTATTAGTTGTTCTTTATTCATTACCATATAAATCTATTTCTGTAGTATTCTACTATATTTGGAAGTGCATCATCAAAATTCATTTGTGGTTTCCATCCTAATGCTCTTAATTTATTATCATTTAAAGCATAACGAACATCTTGACCAGGTCTAGAATAAGATAAATCTAAATACTTTTCAAAATTTTCTTCTTTCGTATATAATGTAATAATTTTTTTTACAGTAGCCAAATTTGATTGTTCAAACCCTCCACAAATGTTGTAAATTTCATTTTTTACTCCTGCTTCAATAATTATAATAACAGCTTGAGCAGTATCATAAGCGTGTAACCAGTTTCTAACTGGAGTTCCATTATTGTGAAGTGGAATTTGTCTTCCTAATTCTAAATATTTTAATGTTTTAGGAATTAATTTTTCTACATATTGACCACTCCCATAATTATTAGTTGGTCTAATAATGATATATGGTAAATTATAAGTACGACCCCAAGCAGTAATCAATTGATCTGCTGCTGCTTTTGTTGCGGAGTATGGATTACTTGGTTTTAATAAATCAGTTTCAATGTGTTCACCTTCATTAATGTCTCCATATACTTCATCAGTACTAAAGTGTAATAATACTGGTACGTGTTGACCTTCTTGTCTGTGGTTGCGAATTAATTCTAATAAGTTGTGAACACCATTAATATTTGAATGAATAAAGTCATCACTTCCTACAATACTGTTTCCAACGTGAGTTTCAGCAGCTGTGTTGATAACATAATCACAATCATACAAAAAATCAATATCATAAATATCTTTTTCTTCAAAAATGAAATTGTTATAACCTAAAAATTCATCTAATAAATCTTTATTAGCAGCATAAGTCATTTTATCAATTCCTCTAACTTGCCAACCTTTCTTTAAACACTCTCGTGTTACATAGGATCCAATAAATCCTAAACAACCTGTTATATATACTACTTTTGTCATATTCTATTTATATAAATTTTCATCATAACTTACAGCGGTTAAAAAATCATCATATACATTAAATACACTTTTATATTTTGATTCATTATTTGATCCTATCCAAAATTCACATTTGTGTCTCACATCATAAATTACAGGTAACATTTGTGGATCTTGTAATGTATTAATATGACTAGCTCTAGCCCACCAGAAATTATTAGAATAGTGTCTCACTGGATTGTAAATAAGTTCTGCTCCACATACATCAAATTCTTCTAACCATTTTAAACTGTCTTTGTATTTAGTAATATTCCAATATGATTGATATTTTCTAATATCCTCAATATATTTAAATTCTTTAACATATTTACTACTACTTGAACCTTTAGTATGTAAATATAAAATATTATCGTTTGGATTATTTTTACAATGTTCTATTATTTTATATAAAGTTGGAAATTCCCACTGATATATATCTTCACCATTATAATTTAATTTACCTTTAGGTACATCAAATTTTATATTAGGGTCTCCAATTAATTCTAGATTAATTTGATCAACATCTTCATATAATTTAGAATCAAGTATATTTTTAGAAATTTCATCAATTATAGATTGACATCTATCTTCATTAGGGGTACCAAATTTATCTATAATTAAATTACCCGCGTGTATAAATACTACATTTCCCATATTAATTGTTTTTATAATAATTTACTAATTTTTTAACAGCGTCTTCAGCACTGTATTTATTTTGGAATCCATATGATTTCAATTTAGTTATGTCTAGCCACGAATGTTCTACCTGAACTACATTGTGAAAATGAGGAGGATCCATTTTGGTTATGATTGATGTTGAATTAGATTCTTTTACAGCTAATTCTATCGCATCTATCAAAGCAGTTGGAGTACCAGTTCCAATATTAATGATTTCATTTGTTGGAGCTTTATCAATACAATGGATTATTGCATCACATACATCATCTACATAAATGTAATCACGTTTAGCAGTTCCACCATTATACAATAACAATTCTTCTCCTTCAACTGATTGTTTTAGTAAAAATTGCATAGCATTTTTCTTTCTAGATATTTTATTATCACCTTCTCCAATAACATTAGCTAATCTAAATATTCTGTATTTAATTCCAAATGTTTCACAGTAACTGATTAACATTTGTTCAGCACAACGTTTTGTAATACTATAGAATCCTGTTGGGTTACAGTGAGTTGTGTCTTCACTAAATGGTACATTTTCATTTTTACCATAAACAAACCAACTACTAACAAAGTTAAATACTAAATTAGGATCATTTTTATCTATGTTTTTTAATACATCCATCAATACATTTAAATTAGTATTAATATCAATATGTAAATTATTATGTATATTATAATTATCTACTGTACTAATAAAATACAGTATATTATTTGATTTAGGGATATAATCATCCCTATCAATTTTGATAATTTGATCTTGATTCATTTCACAAAATCTACTACCTATAAAACCTGTTCCTCCAAAAATTGATATTTTATTCATTATATTGTTTTTAATAATTTTATTTTATCTTTAAATTGTTGTCCTTCTCCTTGGAATATCCAAGCGTCTCCTTTACCATGAAAACCAAAACAATTATCTAAGTTGTATTCACATTCTGGTATTTTTGATTCTAATGAAAAATTCATAGCTACATCTACTGGTGCGTATTTACATCCATTTGATATAAAATAATCATAGTGAGTATTAGTTACATATATATCATCATGTTGATTATTAATAGGTAAGTTTAAAGCTAAATCTAAAAACTTTTTACTTTTAAGTACAAATCCACCATTTCCTACTCTATTATTAGGACACCAAGTTGCTTCTAATGGCCATGGTGCCCCAATATAATCATATTCAAACCACTCATCATCCCATAAATGTGGATTAATAATAAATCCATCATCGTGTATAGTAATACAATAGTCATTATTAACATATTTAACTAGTTCAAAAACCATAAAACTGTTAATACTATCGTGAGTTTGATTTCCTATATTATGAAATTCAATATGATCAGGACAATTATCTGGTTTATAGTGTGCTAATAATTTAATACTACCAAACTCAATGTCTTTAGAACTATACAACAATGCTTTAACAGACTGTTCTGGATTAACACAATTAATTGATATTAAATCTATATTTTTTAATTGTTTCATAGTTTGTTAAAAAAATTATTTATGTAGTAATCTTCAATATGTTTTTGATTTTCAGTACAACCATAAGCCATATGAATTCCATAACAGTTTCTAACATAAATTGGAGATTTATTTGTATTATTTGCTAACTTTGTTAATTGACCTTCATCCCAATGATCAAAAAATAGTGTTTGTGCTTCTTTATAAAATTCAGTTGTTGAAATAAATAAATTATTACAAACATAAGGAGTAGTGTATTTTTCTAAATAACAATTACTATTATTTAATACTAAATGTTTATTGTTTATCGCATGGTTAGCTATATACATATTATAATCATATGAAAATCTAGCTGGGTGGACACCTTTGACAATATCAAAATACCAAGGCAAATTTCTATTTTCAGTTGGATCAACCGAATTAACAAACTCCCAATATTTGTCTCCATCCCAACTATCTAATTGATTAATATAATTAATAATTTTAGTGTAATTACAACCCCAAATATCTGGTGTTATATTATCTTTCATAAAGATATTATTTACAATTTCTTTTTCGCTTTTATTTAAGAAATCTTTAATAAATAATTCAACAGTTGGAATACCGTTAGATAATGTAGGTACTAAAATAGATACTGATGAGTCTTTTAATACATCAACATTTTCAATCATGTAATCCCACACATATCTATTTATAAAAACATCATCATCCCATTTACATAAATACTCAGAATCTAAATTTTTAGTAATTTCCATTTTTTCTGAGTATTCGTCTGTTTTCAATGGTGCTAAAAATACTTCAATGTTTTTATTTGATACTTGTTTTAACATTTCAATCCATACATCTTCATTAGAATGATGAATACATGCTACTAAACGTACTTTAGATTTATTTTCTTCTTTTATATTAGAAAATTCATTTAAAGCTGCTTTTACTAAAGATAGTCTATATTGATTTGTTGAACTATTAAATAGATTGATTTGTATCATAGGTATGAGTATGGTAAATTTAAATTTAATGCTCGTACAAAATAATTAACATTAGATCCTGTGCAACAAAGTAACATATCAACTTTAGATAATAAATACGCTTCAATTATAACATCTTCTCCAATATAATATTTACTACATTGATATGAATTTTGATAATGTAATGGAGATTCTGAAGTACTTCTAAATGTTACATCATATTCTATAACTTTGTCTCCATATGCTTGTTTGATACAATCAACACGATATTGTTCATCCGACGCAATAAAGATATAATCATAATCATTGACATATTTTGAAATTTGTTCAATATAATATGACATATTTTTTTTATCTGGATGATCTGTGCCACGAGCATGAATTCCTAATATTTTTTTATCTTTAAAATATTGTTTGTGAAAATTATCAATCTTTTCTGTTACATGTGGTAATAGTTGTACATGTTGTTTAATAATCTCATGATATTCTATTCTTCGTTGTTCGTATAATTCTGGTGTTAGATATATATCTCTGAATTCACTCCATTCATCATATAATAATCCAACTTCTGATAATATTTCAGTTGGCATTTTATTAATATGAGGTTGTTCAAAATAATAATCCCACACATTTTCGATACCTTGTTGAAGATACATTTCTTCATCGAAATAACAAGATTCTCTACCAAAATATACATAATATTTATCGTTGGGAAAATGGTACATTGCTCTAATTGTTTGCCATATAAATGCAAACATTCCAGAATTAGGTTGGGTTGGGTGTAAATATCTATACATTGTTATTAAAAATTAAATCTTTTAAAAATTTGTTAAATAATATATCATTATTATAATAATAATCTTTAGCTTTGCCAAAATTACTTTTAATAAATTCTAAACGAGAGTTATAGTCTTCCTCAGTTAAATTATCTAATATATTAACTAATTCTTCACTTGTATTGAAAATAATAAAACCTCGTGTATCAAAGAATTCTATTATATTTTGACAACCTTTATAAATTGGTACCGTACCGGTTAAAAAACAATCTAAGATTTTTTCTGTAAAGTAATTATCGTATATACCATTTTCAATTGCTACTGAAAATCTATAGTCTTTTAAACCTTCAATTTTACCTTTAATTTCACGAATGCCAACTCCATAAAAATCAACATTATCATAGTTTTTACTATGAACAGCATTAGCACATTCTAATCTAACTCTGTGTCCTTCAGTCATTACTTTATTAGATGTAATAAATGAAACTTGTTTGGATTTAGTGTAGATTTGTTGTAATGAATCATCTTGCAAAATTGGATATTCTTGCTTATGTATGTTTTTATTAAGTACTACTTCATATCCTCCATTTCTAAACACAGCATTTGGTAATTTCAATAGTTCTGGGTCAAATGTAAGTATTCTATCAAATTTAGTATAATTATCTTTAACAGCTTTATAAACTTCATTTTGACTTAATAAATGTGGTGCTTCGTGAATATCAGCTATTATTTTACCTCGTTTGATTGGAATTTCACCATTAATAAATCTTATAATGTCCATATCTTGAATTAAGGTAATATCAAATTCGCCATCTAATTGATTGTAAACATATGAAAATTCTTTAGGAATACTATTACGTTCTCTAAAGTCTCCAATTACATTTACTTGAGGTAATTTTTCACCACTTAAACCTTCTTTATAGTGTTTACGATTTCTAACTTCTTCCTCAAATTTAGAATTGTCAACATGTTCACGTTCTTGTGTTCTAGTAGCGTTTTTAGGTGCTTGGTTGTAAATACAAGTTGGAAAATCAACTGCTCCTACTTTATTTTTAGGACACATTTCTAAATAAGGATACTGAAATGCTAAATCAACAGCGTGCCAATATAATTTATTATCTAATTTTGATATTAAATCATTTGTATCAAGTTTTTTAAATAAGAATGTTCTGTATGTTCTCATATGAGAAGCACGCCAAGTATCTTGTCTAAACAATTTATGTTCTAAAACAAAATCTGGATGTGGTGTACTTTGAGGGTAACCTAATGTTAGGTTATCAGTCCCATCATAGCAATAAAACTTACCATATGTCATCCATACATCTTTTTCATTGTAATAATCATTTAAATTTTTTAAAACGTTGTTATCAAATAACCAATCGTCTCCATCTAAATGAACAATAATATCATTGTCATTGTCTAAATACTCGTCTAATTCAAAAAAGTAGTTGTATGCTGCTCCTTTATTTTCAGTTCTATTGATTAATTTGAACTGTGGATTGTTTCCTACAATACTTTCAACTTTACTGAATGTATTATCTGTTGAATTATCATTAATATATAATACTTCATAGTTAGTATATGTTTGATTTAATATACTAGCTAAGTTGTATTCTACAAATTCTTCATTATTATATGAAGGTGTAATTATTTTAAATTTGTTTTCCATTTTTCTATATCGTAATATCTTCTATAATTTTCTTTTGCGTGTTCACTGCAAGTTTTATAAAATAACTCATCTGTTTTTAGTCTTTTTGCTAAGTACACAGCTTGTTCAACATCGTCTACATCTACAGACAAATAAGGATGACATATTATTTGTGTATCAACTTTTTTATTACCTATACAAGGTATTCCAAAATATGCACAATTCAAACTAAATGTTCCTGCTGCTATTGTAGGCATTAAATGAACTGCGTATTTAAATTCACTTAGTTGTTTCATCCAATCAGTCCACATAACTCTAGGTAAATGATGAATTATTTGTTCTTCTTGTTCACGTTGAGCATGAGAACTAATAGTATAACAAATGTTATTAAATTCTTGAGCAACCATATAAGAAGACATTCCTCCATACCAACGACTAAAATTACCACCAATAATAGTTTTATCTTGGGGTTTCCACTCAATTCCTTGAATAGGTTCTTCAATCATTAAAGTAGGTATTACAAATACTTTATCTGTGTAACCTTTCCAAAATTTAGTATCATATTCATTATGAGCGTAAATTCCATCTGATTGTCTAATCATATTAATAAAGTTAATTTGATCAGCCATTTCATAGTTATGAAACCACCAAGTAGGACCTTCTTGAATTATAAATACTTCAGTATTATATTTTTTTAATACAGCGATAAAATTTGAAGTTAATAAATCAGAAACAGGATTTGAGTCATTAATTAATTTACTTCCAGCGGAATCTAAAAATACTCTACCTTTAGGAAAAATAACAAATACCTTGTCATATTGTAATACATGATTAGTATTTCTAATGTTGAAATGATCTGCATCTAGTGCGTACATCCAAGCGAATTCAGTTCGCATATTATGGTGGTTTGAAGGTATTTTACCCTCAAACCCCATTTCTGTCAAAAATGCTATTTTCATTTACTAAAGAATTCTTTGATTTTATCGCAAACGTAATCTACGTCTTCAATTGTCATTCCGTGATGTGCTCCTAATAAGAAACCATTTTTCATAATAGTATCGGAATTTTCGAATTCTTGTAAGTATTCCCTGTAAACAGGATGGCGAGTCACGTTACCGGCAAACGTTACACGGGTCTGCACATTGTTTTCTTCTAAGAAGTTTAATAATTCAAAACGACTTTCAGATTGTAGAGGAATTGCTAACCAATTTGGTTTAATTGAATCATCTGGTAATACAATATCACCTACACCTTGAAGATTTGTGATGTATCTTTCAGCATTAGCTCTTCTAATTCCTTCAAAGTCTTTAAATCTTTCTAATTGAACTAAACCAAATGCTGCATTCATTTCACTTGATTTAAAGTTGTAACCTAACACATCATATAAAAACTTATGATCGTATGGTATACCGTCAACTACATGATTAAAACGATCAGCCATGATTTCTGAATTATCACCCATTCTTCCCCAATCTCTGAATTGTAAAATAATGTCTCTTAATTTAATATCATTTACCATCACCATTCCACCAGCTCCACCTGCTGTAATAACATGTGATGCATAGAAACTAGTAGTTGCTATATCTGTCTCAGGTGTATTAGTCACTGTGTCAGCACTATCTTCAATAATAACGATATCTGCACGACCCATTGCTACTAAACCTTCTTTCAATGCTTTCCAATCTGGTTTATTGCCAATCAAATTAGGAACCATAATTGCTTTTACTTCATCAGTAACTGCTGTTAACATATCTTCTACTTTAGCTACATAAGTATCTAATCCAACATCTACAAATACAGGTCTTAAACCTAATTGAATAATTGGTGCTAATGTAGTTGAAAATGTGCACGCTGGAGTAATTACTTTAGTTCCTTTAGGTAATTTTAAACAAGCTAAAGCTAATAAACACGCAGATGAACCTGAGTTGACGAATACGCCATATTTTTTACCGAAGAATTTAGCTACTTTTTCTTCAAACTCGATTGACTTAGGTCCAAAACCAGCCAACCACCCTGAACGCAAACAGTCTACAACTGCTTGGATTTCTTCCTCACCATAAGATTCAAACTTATTAGGAGCATACCAAACTTTTTTATTTGTCATAATGTATTATAAAAATTATTTTGTTTTTCTTGTTTTTGAATTGTTTTGTGGTGACCTAAAGCATAAACATCTTCAGATGGAAGTTTTGTTACGGTTTCATATCCCACTAAACGTTCATGTACTTTATTTACCCAATGAATTTCAGGTTTGTTTTTACAAACTCTAAATTGATAATCAGGCCAATTTACTCTTTGGTGTTGATCTACTCTCCAACCCCATTGTGCTATATGTTTTTGTGTTAAACCAGTTACTGTATTGATACGTGGTACTAAGAAACATTCAATTTTTGGGTTAAGTCTTAAAACTTCACGAATCATATAAATTTGATCTTCATTTACTTCTTCATCAGCATCAATAAAAAAAATATATTTTTTCTTACAGTGTTTTTTTAAGTTATTTTTAAAAGTAGAAAAGTCACCATTTAATTCACTAAATACTCTTTCAATTTTTTCAAAACTACTTATTAAATCTAACATTTCTTGAGAAGCATTGGGTGTATCAATTTGAATAATGATTTCATCACCATCAACTTTACATTTATTAAGCTGATCTATTAAACGTTTTAATTCTGCTGTTTCATTGCAGGCGGTGATGGCAAAACTAATGTTTATCATACAGCATTAATATAAGAAATTGCCTCAAGAAAACCAACTTTTCCAAAATTTCTTTTAGTTGTCGTGTCTGATTTATGTTTAGGTATTTCTTTATTTTGCTCAACATAAATTTTCTTTTCTTCTTCTGTTAGTACTCTATTTTTGATTGCTGACCAAGTCCAATTGTCTTTAGTTGCACCATCAATGAATACAATACCTTCTTCATTTTCAATAACAAGTGGATACCATACTCTACCTTCAGTGTCTATTGATTTTAGATCTTTATAAAGTTCAGGCATTGTTTCTTCAAACTTTTCTACATCATACTCACCGTCTTTGATAAAATCATTAGCGGTAAATCCACAACTTGGGCAGTTGTATGCCCAAGCTGTTTCATTTATTGGAGTAGCGTAACACATTTCACTTTCACAGTGACTACATTTTACTAATTTATCTTCCATTATATTTTCTTTAATTTAGGTAATTGTGGTAATACTAGTTTAGGTTGTTCTTTAACATATTGTTTATAATACTCACCTAATTTTTCTGTCATTTTTTCAAAACTAAAATTAGTTTTACTGTAAAATGATTGACGATTTGCTTTATCTATGTATTTTTTATAATTAATATGAATATCAACTAATAACTGTCCAGCTTGAACATAATCAGCAGTGTACCAACTACTTTCAGCTAAAATAATATTAGGAACAACAGCTGATGGATGAATTTGAGTTAATCTACCTCCAATTAAATTTGTAAATTCAGGATTTAAAAAGTCTATTTGGCCTGACCATCCTGAACAAATAATTGGTTTTTTAGTCATACTAAATTCTAATAGTGGGCGGCCAAATCCTTCACCTTTAGTTAAATTAACCATCGCTTTAATTTTTGGATGATTATAAAGATAATTAATTTCTTTTTCTTCTAAATCACCATGAATTAAATAAATGTTAGGTAATGTACCTTTTACTGTTTTTCTAACTTCATTGATTTTATTTAAAATACTATTTTTATCTAAAATACTTCCACCAGCACTTGATGTTTTTAAAATTAAACAAGGAGCATTTTTCTTATTTTTAAATGTTTCTAAAAATACTTTAATTGTCATTCCTACATTTTTACGATCTTCACCTAAAACTCCACCTAACCAATGACCAACAAATAAATACGCAAAATTCTCGGGGATTTCATCGAGATACGTTACTAAATCATTTTCAGGTATGTCTTTATCATCCATGTGAAAGTATGTGTTTAAATCAACACCTTCAAAAATAACTTCAATTGGTTTTTCAATTTTAATTATTCTAACAACATTACCTTGTTGATCACGTTGTTCTGCTTGAGTTTGTAAAAATACTTGTTTTGAATGTTCTGATGAAATTAAATTCAAATCCATTCGATTACAACCATCAATCCAAGATGGATCACAAATAGTTGTTTCAATACCCGCTGTTACACCAATGTTGTATTTTCCTATAGGTTGAAATTCATTTGGAATTGTAATTTGCATCCAAACATCAGGCTGTTGTGTTAATTGGTTACCTTGAATCAAATGTTTTTTCATCCAATTCCATTCTTCATGATCATCTAAATAACCATAAGGTGTGTTTCCCCAACGTTGAGATAAAATCCACACATCCCACTCGTCTTTTTTTGCTTCTATTGTTGCTTTAACAAAATCTCTTGCTCTAGCACCATACCCACTATATGTTTCTACTGGGCAACTTATAACTACATATTGTTTACTCATAACTTAATATACTAATTTGTGTCTTAATTTTTTAACTGGTAGTTCTTCTACTTTGGTAAATGTAAATGGTTTTTTAGGTGTCCATTTTTCTAATGTAGCTTCAATTCCTTCAATAATATTTTTACTCATATTATCAGCAGTCATCATAGCTTCAGTTGATGTAACCCACTCACGAGCTAATTCACCTCTACGTTTTCTTTCATCTGCTCCCATTTCATAACATTCTACTAAACGTTTAGCTACATCTCTAAAATCACAACGATCATCAAAAATATATGGAGTTAATGGAGAACCTTGTATACTCATATTTGTAGGCCAAACAGGTAAAGCCCATTCACCACATTTTTTATATGTTCCAAAATGATTAGAACAAAAATCTGAGTCAAATTTAATCCAATTTCCATCTTCGTCTTCAAAACGCATTTGATCTTGCATACCACCAGTTGAATTAGCAATAATCATTTTACCACACATCATAGCTTCTGTTAAACTTAAACCCCATCCTTCATTAGATGAAATTAAAGCAGTCACATCACACATATTATATAGTCTTCTCATATCATCTACTGATACTAATTTATCCCAGTAAATAATATTCATATAATCTTCACTGCACAATAAATCTTCTACAGCTTTCATGTCTGTTCCATTATCATCCACAATTTGAGTATGCATTAAAAAAGCACAATTTTTAGCTTTTTCTTCACCAATTTGTTCACAAAACAATCTGTAAGCAGCCATTAAATCAGGCAATGATTTACGACGAATATTACGAGCATTATAATAAACAACATACTCATATTCTTTACCTCCAAAAACTTCACTTTTTAAACGTTTGAATTCAATGTAATCTGGATCTGTAGGTGTAATAGGTCTAAAATTATTTTCATTAATACCATGAGGTACATATTTAATAACTTTGTTGTGAGCTTTGTCACCTAATACAATTTTGTTAATATTCTCTGTTTGTTTAGAAATAGCCAATAATCCATCACAAGAATCATAATAATCTTCATTATACATTGGTGCTGGATAATCATCCCAAATGTTTAAATAAATCATTGGTATTTTACGACGAACTTCATTTTCAATATCAAACAACCAAATCCAATAACGTGGATCTGTAAAAAACATTAAAGCGTCTGGTTTCTCGTATTTTAAAAGATCTCTAATTAATTGAGCATCTCCATATCCATTAATAGGTAATAATTCAACTTTAGCATCATCAATGTCTAATAATTTATTAGTTTCTGGTGATAAATCAAATTTTTTACCTTGATCTGGATGTTGAATAGCTCCTCCAATATTTAACCAATTAAATCGATGAGCTGATCCTATTACAAATTCACGAGCCATAGTAGCAATACCACTATGCATTCTCATATCATCTGATAATAGAATAATTTTTTTACGTTTGTTTTGTGGAATATAACCTTCTTTTGTATTCATAAATCTAATTTAAATTGATCCTGTTAATTCATGTTTATAATTATGCATTGTTTTTCTGAAATCTTCATTATTAATATAATAATGCATTGCACGATCTACCAACTTTGATAAACTAAATTTTGTTCTTACACACATAACTTTGAAATCTTCAAACATTTGTGGTTCGAGTTTTAAACTTGTTAAACTCTTGTCTTTACTTGCTGTTGTCATAATTTTATTGTCGATAATAAATATGTATATATTATATAAAAATATACGTATTATGAAAAAAATGTTGTTTTACTTTCACCTTTAGTACATAGTCCGTTATTATATGGACACCATGTGCAAGATTCTTTACTAATATTCATTGGGTATTCTTTATGAATATAAATTCCATCTTCAGTAAAACAAGTATTTAAAAAATCATTAAATTGATCTTCAGCTTGTTTCATTTTAATTTTTCCAGCAGCTGGTTTTACACTTTGTGTTCTAGGAATAACAAAGTCTGCATTTTCATAGAGTTTGCGTTTTACTACAATAAATTCAACTTCTATTTTTTCTAGAGGAATATTATATAATTCACTAAAGTATTTTTTATATAATAAAATTTGTTGTAATTTAGTATCGTTTTTCTTTTCTTTATCACCCCAACCTCTAGTTGATGTTTTGAAATCATAAATATAATAAGTGTCGTATGTTTTATCATAAACAACGACATCAATAAATCCTTTCATATAAAGATTTTGTTTTTGTGATAATTTAGCTATAATAGGAACTTCAATTCCTACTAATTCCCAATTTCTAACACCAAACCATTTTACTTTGTCTTTTTTAAAAGCTTTAATGATTTCTAATCCATCTTGGTGGAACTCTCTCATTTCATCTGGTGATGAAAAGTGAATATCTTTATTTTGGTTTAAGGTTTTCTTATATTCTTCTGTAAATTGAATTTTAAAAAAAGCTTCCCAATCTTCTTCATCTGCTTTTTTATTAGAAACATTGTATACTTTGTCTAAGTATGTTTGTAAAGTAGTATGAATCGCTGTTCCAAAAACAGCATGAATAGAAGGAGAAAAAACATAATTACCTAAGGCATAATTAAGATACCATTGGTGTTGACAACTTCTCCAAGTTGAGTACTGAGAATAAGATACTGTTTTGTCTGTAGCGTAATTTATCTCATGTAATTTAATCTTGGTTGGATTTTTAAATTTTGCCACTTAGTTCTTTTTTAATTTTGTTTAAGTATAAAATAGCATCCATATGTTCTTCAATAGCGTGTTCTAACCATTGTTCAATAGTTAAATCAGTTCTATCCATATCATTGTTGTATTTTTGCTTACCAAAACTAGCTCTACTAATAAATTTATCTACTACACCATCTACAATTGAGTCTGTTTTACGAACTAAACGATGAGTGTCTTCACCACTCATAATACGCTCATATTCTTCATAACTTTTCCTAAAAGCTTTTTCTGTTCTTTCTTGAATATAACTATAATCAACTTGATCAGTTGGGTGTGGTTCGTATTTATTTTTTTCGTTTTCCATTTTTCTTTTTCTTTTCAAAACCTTTTATCTCATTTAATATAATAACCTTATCGTCTAAAGCCAAAAGATCTAGTAAGTCTTTTGCTTCACGAGTTCCACATTCAAAATAAGTGGCTATTGATTGTAATTCTTCTTCATCCCATTTTACGTTCGATTTTACCCATTTATTCCACATTGGTTTTTTAGGAATAACATCTTTGTAAAAATCATAAAGTTTATTTGGAGGCATTGGGTACAACATAGCCATTTCAACTACCTGAATGTATTCTTTATTGAAACTCAATGCCTTATTAATAATAAAACTATTAAAACCAGACTGTTCTTCTTCAGTAAAAGATGACCAATCACGTTTTTCAACCGTGATCTGTTTTAACCAATCGAATGGTGTGAGTGTCTTTTTTATTTGTTTTTCCATATATAACCTCCTGCTGTTTTTGTTTTTCCTTCTAAACATGCTCTAATGTCTCCTTTACTAATGGATCTTTTAGCATTAGATATACTATCCCATTCCTTAATAAAATTTCCTTCTAAATCATACTGAATTATGGGTTTTGGTGTTTTACCAGCATTTTTTGCTCTTGGTCTGCCTTTAATGCTTTTTCTTGTTGTATAATTAATTCCTGTAGGTTTACCTTTTCTAGATTTAGCTATTTTATTTCCCCAAGTGACTTTTCTTCCTTTTAAGACTTCACTTTGTTTTTGCTTTGACTCTTCATTCCATCCACTATTAGGTTTTCTAGTATTGATTGATTTATCCCACCATGTGTTTTTTCTACCTTTATGGACATCTTTTGGACATCCATAACTAACATTATGACAATTATAAAAATTAGTATTATTAGCGGCGTCATAATAATTTAACCAATATTCTTCTCTTTCTCTTAGATGGATTTCATTATTACAATACTCTAATATTTCCTTTTTAAAATTTTCTTTTCCGTATTTAACAATAGCCTGTTTTAAGAATTTTCCACTTCCTAAATAAGAATTTTTATTTTTAGTATCTTTTCCAATATACTTCTTCCCATTAATGACATTAGTAGTCAAGTAAATAACCATACGCTAATAAATATTAGTGTAGTCACATAAATGATGAAGATTTAATCCTTCTTTTTTAATTCAGCTGGGAGAAATTCCTCGTTAACATTTCCGCATTTTTGACAAGAAAATACTGGAATTGGTACTAGTCCATCTTGAGCATTACCTGTTAAAAATTTACTTACTTTTCTTAACATCATTCCTTCTTGGAATACTTCATGTCCACACTCATCACAAGTCATGGCAACTGTTTTATCTAACGAAACGTTTAATTTTGGTGCTTGCATATATATAAATATTAAATTAATTTAGCTATTGTACTCATAAATGTAATTTCTTTATCTGGTGAATTCATTGAGTTGTGAATTCCTTCAGCAATTGTAATAATAGATTTAGCATCAGTTGTATTATCATATAATGCTTTATAAATTTCAGTGAAATCTTTTACTCCATTATCTGCTACAATTTGTCTAATTTCAATAAACGCGTCTTTAGTTTGTAATTTATCAATAATGTCTTGAACATAATTTGACTTAGTAAAACTTTTACCTTGAATACTCAATTTTCCATTTTTAACACACGCTTGTAAGTTGTTAAGAGTTTTACGAATATCAGGATGAAATGTTTTTACAATTGATACTACTTCTTTTTTATCATATTCAACTGTTTCTTGGTCGAGTATACTCAAACAATGTTCATAAAGTTGTTTGGGAGTAAGCGAATTTAACGCATAACTTGCTAGTCTCGAATGGAGTGGTGAAATAATTCTATCTGCAAAATTACACGTAAATACAAAACGAGTTTGTAAACTAAATGTTTCAATAATATTACGTAAAGCAGCTTGAGCATTTAATGTCAAGAAATCAGCTTCATCTAAAATAACTACTTTAAGTTTTCTAAAGGTAGCAGCACTTGCAAATTGTTTTACTTTATCACGAATAGCATCAATTCCATTTTCATCACTACAATTCAAATACAAATAATCACAGTCAATGTTAGATGTAATGATTTTAGCAGCAGTTGTTTTACCTGTACCTGGACCACCGTGAAGTAGTAAGTTAGGAAAGTCTTGATGTGAAATCCATTCTTCTAAGTCTTCTACCAATGCTTCATTTCCAATATATGTGTCTAAGTTTTTAGGTCTGTACTTCTCTACGTATAGAGTGTGTTTTTTATTTGTTTTTATCATAACTTATTACTTTTTCTTATATTATCACTACACCACATTGGTCTCAAATTGGTATAGTGATTTAGTTTATAAACTTCTTCTTCTGTTGTTGCAGAGCTAGCAGGTATGATGTGGTCAATATGCCAAGTTGAATTGTCTTTTCCTATACCCCAATTATCCCAATTCATACCTTCTGTAAATTGTTTTTCTAAATGTTCTTTTAATAGTTCCCAATTTTCTAAACCAACTATTTTTAATGAATTTTTATTTTTTATAAAGTTTTGTTTATTTAAATAAGTATTAATTTGAGTTGATAAATGATGTTGAATTTGAAATATTTTATTGTTTTTTCTTTTTTCTTTCATCCAGTTATTCATATAATTTGGGTTAGTTTTGAACCATTCTTGGACTTGCTTTTTTTGTTTTTCAACAAACTCAGGATTATTTTCTTTATATTGTTTTGAATATAATAATCTTTTTTCTTTGTTTTTATGGTAACTTTTTAAATCAATAGCATTTTTACAATCAGTACAATATATTCGATGGTTAGTTATTTCGTTTGTTTTACATTTTGAACATTTCATAGGTCGGTATTTTTTCTAATAAATATTAACCTAAGTTTATTTTCTTACTCATATTAGTCTATATCTAAATTTAAACTTAAATCGTTTGAAATATATCTCAAATCTTCTAATTTTGCTGATTTTACTCGTAATGCTTGTTGAAATTTTCTTTTAATTCCACTCAACTGTTGTAAACGTTTCATTATTTTATCGTGGTTTTTACATAAGAAATCAATACAATCGTCTTTATGTTTTTTATTTTTCCTATAACTTTCATAAAATGCATAACGTACTTTATATGAAATTGTTTTAGATGGATGTTGAACATAAATAATATGAGGATCATCGTGTGATCTAAAATTAAGTGGATATAAATTTTCTTGTTTTGAATCAAAGTTATTATCATATTGTGAATTGAAAATATCAATATGAATTTTCAACTTATAATCATATAATCTAATTAAATTCAGTTTAAGTATATCTTTAGTTGGTATTTTAGCCATATCATCAACTGAAATAATTTCATCATCCGCATATACATCACATACTACTTCTAATTCAAATAATGACTTCATAATGTCAAATTCTTCTTCAGTTAATGGTTCTGTTAAAGCAAAGTCTAAATCAGCACTTCTAGTTTTAAAGTCTAATTTAACTAAATCCAATGCGTGTAATGAAACTGAACCTGCTAATACTAATTTAGGACAAACACTAGTCATTGTAATAAGTCTATTATATAGATCTTCGTTATCAATAAATTGATGCGTAGTTGCATAAGCACTTTGTGCTTTTTTTGAATATGATCTTAAATCATAATTAAATTTTTCTTCCATAACCTTTTATTTTGAATAATATAAGAAAAAAAGCTTGGAAAACCAAGCTTCTTTAAATTTTAGTGGGCCCTACAGGGATCGAACCTGTGTATCTCTTCGTTATGAGCGAAGTGCCTTTACCTACTTGGCGAAAGGCCCAGAAGTACTCCCAACGGGATTCGAACCCGTGACTTGTCCGTGAAAGGGACATGACTTAACCGCTTGTCGATAGGAGCGTGGTAGGTGCACCCTCCCGGGATTCGAACCCGTGACTTGTCCGTGAAAGGGACATGACTTAACCGCTTGTCGATAGGAGCAATTGTTACCTCCCAAGGATTCGAACCTCAATTAATTGGACCAAAACCAATTGTCCTGCCGTTAGACGAGGAGGTAATTTATTTTTTGTAGTCAGGACAGGACTCGAACCTGTATGGTCTACATTTCTCCTAGCTGGCCCAATTACCGGGACTCGAACCCGAATGTGTGTGACCTCAATCCAGCTCTAGCGTCTACCACGTCAGGGGACACCCCTAACCTTCCGCCACCTGACTAATTTTAAACCAAAGTAGAGTAGAGTTAAACTTTTGCTGAAAAGTCTTAAGTGTTGAGTTTTTCTGGTTTTGAATCTTGGATTTTGAATCTTAAGGCGTTCATCAATATCAATATCAAAGCATCATGTTATCGTTAGATAGTAATCTCTATCAGAGACGTCCGAAGACGGTGCTACTCATTCAACTCTACTCTTTAAATTGGTTATATCATTGTGAGAGCATTATATGCCTCAATTTCTTCTTGAAGAGTTTCAATCTGCTCTTCTATTTCTTTTATTTTAGAATCCTTAGTGAATAAGTTCATATGAGCTACATACTCAGAAGTAGTATCAGCATAACGATCCTTAATGGTCCCTTCCTGAGTTGATACAATGCGAAGTTTTGCAGCTATACTTTTCAATTCTCCTAATTTAAAAATTTTATCAGCAATACCCACATTAGCAATATGAATCTTAGTTTTCAAATCAACCAATTGGTCTGTTAAATTAATCCAACTTTCAAATGCTTCGCCTGCATCATATCCTACACTTCCTTTTTCTGTTGAGTTGAATTTGCTGAAACGGATGTACATTTCATCGATTTGCTTTACAAGTTTCTTTTTGTGCTTTAATGCTTTAGTTAAGTTCATATACTTTATTTTTATTTTAGTAATCAGGACAGGACTCGAACCTGTAAATGCGCTCCACTTGCTGTGGGTGTGTCTATCCATTCCACCACCTGATTATTTTTTGCTCTTTATTCTATTACCCTTTTATTTCAGAGCTAACCTGCTTTACTTAAACGAGTTTTTCAAGGGTACAGGTTTTGGGAGCGGACCACGACTCGAACGTGAATTAAAGGTTATGAGCCTTTTGTGTTACCATTACACTAATCCGCTAGAGCCACCTGCAAGACTCGAACTTGCGACCATCTGATTACAAATCAGAAGCTCTACCAACTGAGCTAAGGGGGCTTTTGTGCTCTTATAATATAAGAAAAAATATTATAAAAGCCAATTTTTTAGTATCTTTCTGGATGTTTATCCATTTCGACTACTTGTCTAACTCCAATTGAATCATTTAAAGTTAATGAATCTTTACATTGTGTTGAATCACATTTTGTTGAATCACAAGCTGAAGTTGAAGTTGTTTGGTTTGAGGTACAAGCTATAAAACCTACGATTGCTAAAACAATAAATATTTTTTTCATATATTCATATTATAAGAAAAAGAGCTTGGAAAACCAAGCTCTCTTATTTAAAGTCTTTAGTTTTTTACCCAATATGATCATCTAAGTGATCAGGAATGCCATCACCATCTATATCTGCTATTTCATTATAACCTAATGCTTTAAAGAAATTAGCTACTCTAGCTTTTAAATCTCCATCAGTATCAGCAAACCAATCTTCTTTGATATTGTCGTGACTTAATAACACTGTTAGTGCTTCATAAAAAACATCAACATCATTGACAAGATAAATGTCTGGTGTATGAAAATCTAAACTAAATGCAAAATCATCGATTTGAGGTATTTTTAACAAATCATCTGTTTTACCTATTTTCTTTTCAGTAGGTACTATACCTCCGAATTTATGGAAATACTCACCAACGTAAATATAACCTTGTTTTTCTTTTAATTGAAACTCACTCATTATTTTAATAAATTATAGTATTCATTGAAATGTTTAATACGATCAGGTAGTCCAATTGTTCCACCATTAACTCTTTTAGTTACTGCTGTTATTGTAGCTTGATCTGCTCCTTTGTCACAAATACTCCAAAGTTTATTTTTATCAAAAAACCAAGCAGCACTTGCTAAAGCATACTTAGTTGATACTAAATCTGGGTTAGATAGAATATCTTCTAGAACTGTTTTATCAAATTGAGTATAGTTGTCTTTACCTGTTAATTGAATATAGCCTCTACCTCTGAATTTAAAACCGTCGCCTGTAGCTTCAGCGCCATTACCCATTCTTCCACCATAAACTCTATTAGCTATTTTTTGAGGTTGACGAGCATAAGATTCTGCTAAAGCTGGAGTGAAGTATTTTGGAAAAATACCTAATAAGCCTTTTGAACTGTAGTTTAAATTTTCACTAGTTGCTTTGAATTGACCTGATTCATGTCCTGCTTGTGCGAGGAAATGAGCTAAGCGCAATGTATTTGTGATGTTGAATTTAGCTGCGGTGTCAGGAATTGCTGCGATTACCGCATCTGGGATGTGACCTTTTAGTTTGTCTAACTTGAATGAGGTTGTAGAAATTGGCGCAGGTATCGTAGCTACAGCTGGAACAGCTACTACAGGAGTTACTGTTGGAAATAATTTCTTCCAAGTATCATCACTTATTACACCATCATCGTTTAATCCATTTGCTTTTTGCCAAGCTTTTACAGCTATTTCAGTTTTAGGACCAAATGTTCCTATTGCTTCTACGCCTAACTTGATTTGTAATTTTTTGACGTCTTCACTTACGTCACCTCTTTTTAATAACATATTATTTTTCTTTATGATTGTCAATTTTGCTAAGAAGCATTGTCAATAACTCATTTTGTACTAACCCTGCTCTATTTGCATTTTTTAAGGCACTTATTAATTGAAATACAATAAATGGTGCCATTATAGTTTCACTTAACCAACTTGTTCCTTTAAATCCTATTTCAATCATAAGAATACAAGTTAACATTATAGTCCAAACTACTAATGTTTGAATAACTTTAATAGCTTTTCTAGTTTGAAATCCTTCTGTTTTAGTACCAGCCCACACTCCTAAAAAACCATCAGCAAATATTACTGCGACTAATGCTAAATACTGTTCAACATTGTCTGCTGTTAATTTCATGAAATATGTGCCTATAAAAGCACATACAGTGGTAAGCGATATTACTAATAAACTAGATTTCATCCTTTTTCTTCTTTGTCTTCAGGTTTATCTGTTGGTTTGTTTTTATGAACAAATTTATCTACAGAACCAATAGCAAAACTTCCCAACACAATTACCATAAATCCATCAAATATCATTCTGTTAATAACTAATTCTTTTCCCATGTAGCCAGTTATAATATCTACAAGAAATGCAATACACATTAATGAAAAAGCCACAAATCCAACTACTGATTTCTCATTAATTGAATTACTATCATCAAATAAATTTTTAAACCAGCTCATACTTACTTATTTAATAATAAATATGTATTTTCAAATGACTTTTGTAGTGTTTTAGAAAATGTTTTTCTATTTAATGGAACCTCATTATTAGTCACATCTAAAAAAGCAGCAAATACATACGCTGTTTTCTTAGCTTTTCCTTTAAAACACTTTGTTCCAATACAAATACTTGTTTCTATAATATAGTCTTTCTTAAACCACTTTAAACCAAATATATTTAATTCTTGAGCTGGAGAATAAATACTGTCTATACTCACTTGTACATCCATTCCATTTGAGTCTAAAAAATATCCATCATTTACAAATATTTCTTCTATATTTTCTTTTACTCCAAAAGTAACATCTCTGTCTTCTACTTTTTTAATAGTTGAGTAATTTGAAACCTCATTTATTTTAATATGAATAGGTTCATTTTGTGGTGATAACAGCATTGCCGCTGCTATGTAAATTGTTTTTATGTCAAATATCATGTTTATAAATATTAATTGTTAAATCCAGTTCTTATTAAATAATAATTTGATGATCCTTTATTTGTTAATCCAGTTATTGTTATTGATTGTGTCCCTACATAAGTTGTTTTTAAATTTATTGTAGATGAATTTATTGTAGTATATTCTGTTGGACTAAATATTCTATAATACAATGTACCATTTTTCCAAGAATTTCCCAAAACTCTTCTGTAAGTTAAGTAAACGTCTGTTATTGTAAAATTGTTATCTCCATTTATGTCCATTCTATAATAATCTTTTGATACAATAGATGGGTATAGTATTTTTTGATTAAATGTTTGAGCGTCACTTACTAATGGAGATGTAATAGTTAGTGCGTCTATTGTCATTTGAAAATCATAAGTATTAGCGTCTTGTGAAGATGTTAAAGAGTATTTTCCAGTAGCGTCTGTATTATTTGTACTTAGTAAAGTATATGTTGTAGCTGATTTTAACTTACTGTAAAGTTTTACAGGTATATTAGATATTCCTATTCCATTTGCTCCATAAATATAACCTGTGTAACTGAATGGATCTTGAGCTCCTGTAATAGTTGTTGAAAAATCAAATGTATTTCCGTAAGCATATGTTCCACAAATAACAGGACTTCCTGAATACTGCATAACAAATCTCATATAAACTTTTCCATTATAAACTGATGTTGGTACTGTAAATGTTGCCGTCATTGTTTTTGTTCCTGTCCAAGCAACATTGTAACTATGAACTAATTCACCAGCATCTGTTAAACTACCATTTCCATTAAAATCAATCCACAGTTTAAAATACTCCATATAGTTTCCATTTGTAACTCCAGTATATGAAATAGAAATATTTTGACCTGCTGTAATTGTAGGAACTGCATTACTTGTGTAGTCATAGTATCCTGCTGGACTTCCTCCTGATGATGCCGCATATCCTGTTGAACCACCATATGTTTTTCCATTTATTGTAACACTATTAACATATTCACAACAAAAATTTGTTGGTCTACTAGCACATAAAGGAGACTGAGCCTTTAATGTATTAAAAAATAATAATATAATCGTAATCCACCTCATAATAACAACTTAGCTCCTAGTAAGATTTGAAAGTTTAAAATGTCTTGTTTTGCTACATATGTTCCACCAGCTGTTAAACCCATTCCAAAACTTTTTGTCATTTTATAAGTTAAATTTAAAAACGGTATAATTATAGGTTTGTTAGTTAAAAAGCTTTCTGTATAGTATTTCATGTAAGGTGCATAAATAGCTGCCATAATAACAGTAGATTCTATTTTTTTAGTTAATTTTCCTTTATACATAAAACCACCAATAGCTAATGTTGAAATAAGCGGTTCTTCGTTCATTATTCCGTAAGTTCCTGCACATCCATATAAAGCGGTGAAAGATTTGATTGAGTTAACTCTAACAAACAAAGCTGTTGTACTCCACGTACCAGGCAATAATGAACCTGAACCAGAAACCACATTTATATGTTTATTACCTGCTTTATTAGTTCCTATCCAAGAACGCATTACACTTAAATTTCCTATTTTAGCATTTACCATATAATCAGCTGAGAAGCCTAAACTAGCCGTTCCATCTCCTTTTACTCTTGTAAAGGACATTGTAGCTCTTGCGTCTTGAGCTCCATCTGCTTTAGATTGTATACCAACTATATCTCCAGTTACTAAAATAGCTGGTTTTGCTACTTCTGCTTTTGCTTTACTTGTTGATTTAGCAACTGAATTAGAAGTAGTTTTGTTTTGTTCAGTTTTTTGTTCTTCTACTTTTTGTTCATCAGGCTTTTTATCATCGGGTTTAGTTTCTGTTTTAGTTTCACTGCCTTTTCCTGAGTTGCCACCATTAGTTCCACCATTAGACCCAGAACTACTAGACCCACTGTTATTAGACCCGCCATTATTATCGGAGTGATTGTCATTTGTATTGTCTCCATTATTTTTTGTTTCTTGTTTTTGTTCACTATTATTATCAGATTTACTGTTGTTATCACCCCCAACATTAGTTCCAGAGGATGTTGCTCCTCCTACATTTATGTTACTCCCTACATTTGTTACACTACTAAAGTCTAAACTGGTTAGATTCATTACATTTCCAACTATATTTAAAGTTTGGTTTGTAGTTGTTGTTGTAGTTGTTGTTATTGCGGCTCCTTGACATGGACTTGTTGTTCTGTATTTATTATATAAATCATTCATCCAAATTTCTAAATTTCCTGTTTGAAGATCATTATAACTAAATGTTTTTGCTTGTCCATAATAAACTACAACTATAGGGCTGTTCATATCAGCATATATAGTCTTCATATCCTTAGTACAAGGATCTACATATGTGTAAGTGAAGGACTGTCCCTTTAAGGACAGTCCCACTAACATGAATAAAAATAATATTTTAATTTTTAAATACACCGGCTTTGATTAAGTTTTCTATAACCTTAACCGTAGCTGTTTCCAGTGATTTACGAGTTGCTTTACCTACTGTAGATTGACTAAATTTCATATCAAGAGACTTTAAAAAACTTTCTCCTGTTTTTGTTGCTTCACCATCTCCTGAACCTATAAAAATTTGTCCAGTTTGAGCATTTACAAATCTTACTTGTAATCTAATAAACGTTGTAACAACAACTTTACCTTTGGCACCACTAACTTCCTCGTCTTCATCAACAGCGAAATCAGCCACAGTGACATAAACAAAATACTGAGCAGCTTTAATTTTACCTTTTCCATCAATTGGTTCTTCAAATATACCTTTTTTAGATGCCTTAAACTGTGCTGCCATTTTATTTTTTATTTCTGCTTTTTCTTCAGTAAAAATAAAACGACCAGTTTCATCTAAATAATCTAATGTTGATTCAGCAAATCCTAAACCTACATTTTTTTCTTGTAATGAAGGATAAAGTTTTAAGATTTTTTCTAAATCAATATTGATTACTTGAACAGTTTTCTTAATACTATCAGTATAGCCAGACACTGAAGAAATACTTTTCTTTTCAGTTACTTCTGTTTCAGTAGTAGTTTTCATTGTACCACATCCAACTAACAATACTGTTAATAATAGACTACCAAGGACCCTCATCTTCTGGTTTTTCGGTTTTAGCTGGTTTAGATTCTACAGTTGCTGGAGCTGCTTTCTCTTTAATAATAACTGTGTTAGTACCACCTGCTGCTTGTTGTTTTTGTTGATTTTCATTACTATTAGTAATGTTAATAACAGGAGCAGGAGCTGTAACAGCTGCTGGGGTTTCTACTTTTGGTTCTTCTCCACCACCTAAGTGGGTAGCAAACCATGCACCACCGGCAGTTACCGCGGTGGTAATAGCTCCGATGATGGCTTTTTTAACAGCGGACATTCCGCCTTCTTCTTTTTGTTCTTCTGACATGATATTAACCTATTGTGTTTGACATTGATTGACCATCTTCTTCATCAACTTTTTGGATCAACATTTTGTCTCTGTCTTCAGAATTGAACCAGTAGTCAACTACTTTATTTAAATTTCCTACAAATGCACCTAAAAGAATAAGTAACATTTCTTTCCAGTTTTCAGCAATTTCAATATTAAACATTACTGCCATATTAATACCAAAAATAATGAAAAAGAATAAAAATAAAACGATGCCCGTAATTTTCCAACGGTTGTTTTGCATTTGTTGTAACATAAAGTAAAAGCGATTCTTATCGTCTACTTCTACAAACTCTGATTTTCCACCCACAGCTTGTTTGATTTTGTCTTTTATACTCATAATTTATTTATTTACTATAATTTTTGTAGTTGAATTACTATACTCAGTTTTGATTGATAATAAATACAAACCATTATTTAGTTTATGTAAATCAGTAACATATTTATATTTACCAGCAGGTAGTCTTTCATTTAATAATTCTTTTATTTTTCTACCAACCATATCATCAATTACTATTAATGTATTAGTTTCTTGTTTAATTCCAAATTCTATTACTATTTCACCTTCTGTTGGATTTGGAAATATTAGTACTTTACTTAAATCACTAATTGCAATAGGAGATTTTACTTTTCTAACTTCAATAATACCCATAGTTGGAGTAATATTAATGTCTCTAGAATCACTTCCACCTACATATTTTTCTGCTGTCCACAATGCTGCTGTTCCCCATTCTGCTTGAGGTTTTTTAGCGATAAATTGAATTGTAAAAGCTTGATCACCATTATTAATAAAGTTTTGATTAGTTAAATCAGCTGAACCCCAAGTAATATATCCATTTGAAGGATTAATAAATGTAGTCCATTTCATTACTTTTTCACTGTTTACAATATTTTTAAATTCTAACAATGAAGTATCGTATTTTAGGTTTAATTGTAAAGCACCAATTGATTGGCCTTGAGTAGTCATTGATACTGGAACTTTAACTAAGTTACCATCTTCAACTTTTACTTTAGGCATTGTCATTTCAACTGTTTCTGTTATATTGTCATAACTTACAGTATTATCAATAATGTGTTTATTAGCATTTGAAGGATTAATAATTTTAATTGGAGTTAAACGAGCCATTTTAAATCCTGTTCCATTTGCATCACCTTTAACATTTACATAATAAGTAATACTATCTTTACCATCTATATAATAGTAAAAGTTTGTAACACCCGGAATAGTAGAAACATTATTTGTTGCTGAACCATTAATTGAATTAAATTCTGCTACTGTAAAGAATTTTACATCATTTTGTGAATTAGGCCAAGCAGTAAATCTACCTGCTAAACGACCATAAACTGAGTAAACATCTGAAATAGTAATTGTTCCATCAGCTCCATTTACATCCATTGAATAAAAATCAAATCCTTTTGGAGTATATTGACCCAATACTGTTTGGTTGATTTTTTGAGCATCTGCTGTTGAGAATACTGAACCTGGTGTCATTGTATCACCTTTAACAGCCATTCTAACATCCCAATATGATGTATCAATGTTTTTAAAGAAAACTACATGACCTAAGTTATTTGTTTGTTGAGTTAATACTGTAGTCCAAGATCCACCTGGTGCTTTCTTTTCTAAACTAACCCATAAGTTTTTAGCATTAGTTCCAGTTGTATTAATAAATTTACCAGCAAATCTTAACATTTTCTGATTAAAACGACCACCATAAGAATAAACAGTTAAAGTAGTATCGTTACCCATGTTAGTTGAAGCTAAATTAGGAAAACTATTCACACCTGATACTTTTAAACTTTTAATACTATCTAAACTGTTCCATACAGCGTCACTAGCATGAGTAAAAGTTAAATCAAATGTCGCGCCATCAGCGTAATTAAAAGAACTATTAGTACCTGTGTAAACTACAGTTACTGTTAAACTTCCACCTGTATTATCATCAACATATTGTAGATACTGATCAGAAGTAGAAATTTTTAAAGTAGGTACAACCGCTGTAAAAGCAGTTTTATCATAAAATACTCTAAATTGCATACCTGTAATTTTATTTACAGTTGAAGTATTATGAAAATAAAGAGGCGCAACTGTTTTTCCTGTTGTTGCTGTAGCTACTTGATATCCAGAGTCAATAACAACCCAATGTCCTGTTCCTGGTGATGTAGCTGATTTTTGAGCGAAGGCTGATACTGCAACCATAGCAGTAAAAAGCAATAATATTAGTTTTTTCATTTTATATTCCAAAGTTTTACTTGTTCTTTTGTGAACTCAATTAAATCAGGTTCAACATTCGGCAACAATTTTAAAAACTTTAGTTCAAACGAATATGCTTGATACTCTTCTTCATGACCAGATAAAATGTATGGCATAGCCATCAAATGTAAATGGTAAGTTTCATGTACTAAAACAGCAGCTATGTTATTTAAACTATTTAGCTTAATGTCTTTTGATGAAACTACTATAACTCCTTTTCCGTCAACTATATTATTTGATGAATAATCTTCATTCCAAAATTCAATAACATCTACATGATCTACTAACATTTTATAATGTGTAGGAGATGTTTTAGCTATCAGAAGAATAGCTTGTTTTACTATTGAGTCCCAACCATCTCCAGCTTTATGAATATTAATTTGAGAACATAAAACTTGTGGTAAAAGACACAACAATAAAACAAACTTTTTCATCTGTAATAAATATGGGAGGGATTAGTATCCCATTCCCATATCCATCATTGATTGTGCATCATCTTTCTTTTCTTCAAAAATAACACTTTCTGAAGTTAAAATAGTACTAGCTACTGATAATGCATTTTCTAGTGCTACTCTTGTTACTTTAAATGGATCTAAAATTCCAGCTTCATACGCATTAACTACTTCTTGTTTTTTAGCATCATAAGTCAATTCAACGGATTTCATTAAATATCCAACTGTTTCAATATCTACGTCTAATCCTGCGTTGTCCATAATTTTCATAAATGGACTACTAATAGCTTTAGCAATGATTTTCTTACCCATTGTTTCTTGAGTCATTCCAAGAGCAATGTTATACAATGGCCATCCACCACCTGGAATGATACCTTCTGCTAAAGCTGCTTTAGTAGCATACAATGCATCTTCAACACGATCTCTTTTTTCTTTAATTTCAAGATCACTGTTTCCACCAACTGAAATGATAGCAACTCCACCACTTAATTTAGCTAAACGTTCTTGTAGTTTTTCTTTTTCAAACATTGATTGAGCATTATCGATTTGATTTTTTAGTTCTTCTGCTCTTATTTCTAATGCTTCACTACTTCCTTTACCATCAACAATAGTTGTTGATTCTTTAGTAATAGTTACCATTCTAGCATTACCTAAACACTGTTCTAATACAGGACCTACAACTTTTTCAAGTTTAATACCTTGTTTTTTAACACTAACAACTTGTCCACCTGTTAATGTAGCCATGTCTTCTAACAATAATGTTCTACGATCACCATAGTCTGGTGCTTTAATAGCACATGCTTTAACTACACCTCTTGATTTATTAATTAATAATACTGCTAATGCTTCTTCACCAAATTCTTCAGCTACAATTACTAATGATTTGTTTTCACCACTTGCTTTTTGTAAAACAGGAACTAATTCAGCTGCTGAATTGATAACACCATCTACTAATAAAATCATTGGATCATTTAATACTGCTTTCATTGTAGCATTGTCAGTTACAAAATAAGGTGATTTATAACCTCTTTCAAACTGCATACCTTCAACAAAGTCTAATACTGTCTCACCAGTTTTACTAGATTCAATAGTAACAATTCCATCATATCCAACTTCTTCAATTGCATCTGCTAATAAACGACCAATTTCTTCATCGTTGTTTCCTGAAATCGTAGCAATGTTAAATAATTGTTCATTTGAAGTAACAGGAACAGATAATGCTTTTAATTCATTAATAACTTCAGTTACTGCTGTTTCCATTTGTTGTTTTACTTCAACAACATTAGTACCTTTTTCAATTAACTTCATTCCTTCTTCAATCATAACAGTCGCTAAAAGAGTAGAAGTAGTAGTACCATCACCAGCTTCATTTGCTGATTTTACAGCTACTTGTTTTACTAGTTGTGCACCAATATTTTCAATATCATCATCTAATTTATGAAAACTTTTAGCTACACTAACACCATCTTTAGTTGCTTTAATAGTTCCATCTGCTTCATTAATTAATACATTTCTGCCACCTGGGCCTAAAGTTGAACTTACACTAGCATTCAATTTAAGAATGCCATCTAGTAATTTTTGTTTTAATTCGGTTCCGAATAATGTTTTTGTGCTCATTTTACAATTCCTATAATATCTGTTTCTTTACAAATTACATAATCTTCATTGTCAAGTGAAATAATTTGGCTACCCATTCTTGGTACCAAAACTATGTCTCCTGATTTCAATTCAGAATCTTTTGACTCGCCTCTGTGGAAGTTATATGTAGGACTTACATCAATAACCTCACATACCAAAGATTTTTCTTTTCCCAAGTCTGGAAGATAAATAGCTCCGGCCATTTGTTCTTCTTCCTCAACTTGTTTTAGGACCATATGTCCATTTACTGGTTTTAGTGTTTTCATATATCGAATTTATTACTTAATTTTGTCATCATTTCATCATATTGTTTGATAAAATCAGCTATAGTAGTTGTTTTATTGTTATTTACTAATAATTTAACTATAGATTTTAAAGCATGGCTTAAACTATTATAATAGCCAATATTTTCATCATTACCATTTTCTTTAGGTTTAACTACTGTGTAGCTCATCCCATCAAAGTAAATTACATAAGGATTGATTGCTTCATCTTCAATTTTTGAACTTGATTCTTCTCGTGATTTTTTTCTCAAAACTTTATTTTCCATGTTTATAATATAATAATTTACTCAGGAAAAACCAAAGAAAGTTGACCATCGTCTATATGTTCAACGTCTTGAATTTCATTTACAAAATAGTAAAATCCTTGAGCTTGGAAGACTTTATCATAGTCTCCTTTATATTTAAACCATTTAACGTCAATTTCCTTGTGGTCGGCTATTTTGCGGCCTACTAGGTATAACTGATCTTGTACTTTGATTATTTCCTTTTGTAGCATAACTTGTTGATTTATTAGATATAACGGGTGTTGGGTTAAATGTTTTTGTAGGTTCAGGTTTAACAAATGGAGATTCACTCACATTAAATTTTCTTACTCCAGGAATTTCTGTAATTTCAGCAATAACCTTATCATGAACTTCTTGCGAAAATTTTCCACCATATGGATATGGATCTACTTTTACTACAGCAGCAATTCTATCTTTATCTAAGTGTCGAGTATTTAATGTAACAACACCAGCAATACTTCTAATCTCGCTGTTTATTTCACCTTGGGTTTTTTCTGTATTACTTGTACTTAAAAACAGTGTGCCTTTTATACTATATGTAGTTCTAGCCATTTGTAATAAATATATACTAATCAGCTAGTTTTACAACAAAATACACAGATGTTGTATTATCTTCAGTAAATTCTAATTTTAGTAAACCAGCTTCATTGATTTTTGCTTTACCCACTGCTGATTTGTTTACAGATAGTATTTCTTTTACAATGTTAGCAGAAAAAGCCATTGGTTCAATACCTATTGTATATTCACTTGGTTGAATCATTTTGATTTTATTTGCAAAAGTAGCAGAATCACCTACAGTTAATTCAACATATTTAATACTATCAATATTTTTACATCCAATTTCAAATCTGTTTGGTTTATCTAAAGCTGAATATGCTTTAGTAAAGTTTTTAATAAAATCTTCATCAATTGAAAATTTTACATCATATTCTTCGGGTTCAGTAATATTAGGAACTGAAGGAATTAAATCTTCACTAGATAAATAAAAATCTAAATCAAAATCATTGTCTTTAACTTTTAATTGATATGGAATACCCTGATTTCCAGTAATTACATCAATATTGACCATAGCTATATCCATAATTCCCAACAACTTATTAAATTGAGATGTTGAATAAATACTTATGTTATTTGCGCCGAGTCCTAGATCTTTTGTAGTAGATACCGAACCAGCACAGTCTTTAGTTGGAGTAACAAATTCTACGCGTATTCCGTCGTTTTCTGTACTATTCCATGTAACGGATTCTATTAAACCATTTAAATGATATTTATCAATAATTTGAGTTAAATTTTTCTTTTCCATAACTTATATTAATAATATAATAAAAAAGGCTTGGAAAACCAAGCCTCTTATTTTATCTTACTACTTTTCCAGCTTTTGTGTCTGGTTTTGGTTTGAGATTTGTTCCAGATAAACTCAAAATTCCTGTTACTGTTAAATTATCAGGTAATTCTCTTAGTTTTGAATTTGTTAAATCCAAGTCTCCATTAATTGTCATATTAGCTGGTAAAGAACTAATATCGGAATCAGATAAATTTAAAGAAGGAACATTTGGAATTACAGTACCTGCAGGAATGTCTAAATTTAATAATAATCTATATAATGCTGGTATTTTCTTACCTTGAGTATAAGCAAATTTTACTAAGTCCATATAAGGTAATCTAACTATAACTTTAGTACCAGCGTCTTTACCATCTTGGGTTTTTAATTTATTTGTGTCTTCATCATAGTAAAACAATTTATTTTTTGTTTCATCACCAAAATCCATATAAAGTTTATCACCAATTTCATAAACAGGATAACCATTTGGAGATTGACCCTTTTGAAATTTACTTAAATCTAAGCTAAAATTAAAACTTGCTGGTGGGATACGACCTTCTTTATCTAATAAGAATTGTAAAAATTTATTTTCTAAGTCTTTATCGTATCTTCCTAATGGAGTGTCAGATTCATCCATAAATTGGCCTGATTCATAGTGAAGTTGATATTGTCTTCTTTTATCCCAGTTTTTAAATATATAGTAAGGACCATTTGTTAAATAACTATTAAACATACCAGTATTTCTAGTACACCACTGTACTCTATAACCAGCATTTGGTGCTTCTTCTCCTGCTCTACTTGGTTCAAAACGTTGTGTTAGATCACCACAACCAGTTAATGCTTGATATTCTGCTTCACATTCTTTATTGTTTTTACAACTTTGTGGAACTCTATATACAACAAATCCATCTACACTACCAATGGCTTTGATGTTTTTCATAAATTTGAACTTTTCCGGTCCTAAATTTTCTCCACCACCTTCTCCTTCAATTTTTGCTTTAACAGCTCCTAACATATTTTCAAAATCATTTAAAGATTTGAATTGATTGATGTCTTTAGGAATACTTGGATCAACTTTTGCTATTCTTTGTTTAAATCTATCGAAAAATGTTAATAATTCTTTAACTGATTCATTATGACCATCTTGAATAAATCTTTTTCTTTCATTACGATCAAGAGCAGTGTATCTAGTTAACATCCATTGTAAGTAGTTTCCATTTGCTGTAGGATCACTATCTACTAGAGTTTTAAATTCTCTTTCACTAATTTTTCTTGGATCACCAGCATTCATTCCCATAGGGTCATCTTTAGAAGCTGGAGGGTTAACAAATTTTGCTTTTAATGCTGCTTCTTTTTCGGCGTTCAAAGCTTCTGCTAAAAGATCTAATAATTTCATAATATAATATAAATATATTAAAAGCTGAAGAATCGCTCAACATTTGGGTTTAAAGAAGGAAAACTGTTTGGTCCATATATATCATCATAAATACCTTCTAATTTATTTAACAATACATTATTAAATCCGATGTCAGTATCTGCAAACTTATCAAGAAATTCAAAAATAAATGGAGGACTATCATTTGTAAACGCTAACACTTCAATTCCATATGGGTTCTTTTTAAGAGGAATAAATTTAATTTTATCTCCTTCAGTAATACAAGAGTATTCTTTATCTAAGCCTTTAAATCTTAATAAATCATTATACCAAATACTTGCTTTTGTATTAATAGGACATTTTAATGCTAATTTACTAAATATTTGACCCGAAGCTGGTGGGCTTGCTATGTAGTTTCTAATTTGTTTTACTCCTGTAGGTTTAGCTAATTTACTATAGTGAGTTGCTTTGATTTCTTTTCTAAAGTCTTGAATTTTCTTATCAATTTCTTTTTTAGGTTTACCATACATTATATCCATCAATAAACCTTCACCAAATTTTGAAAACATTGGTGTCATATTTGATTTCATAATGTCCATTCCTTTAATATCTAATTCTTCTGTAGGAACACCTTCTTTATTTACAATAAATTGTGCGTATCTGCGTTTACCGGCAAAATAACCTCGTTCAAGTACAACTTCTTGTTTTAATTCAAAATAAACATTGTCACAATTAAATTGAGATTTACATAAGTTTTGTAAGAATGGAGCAGTTTTGTCTTGATATTCTTTAGTAATGTCTAAAGCTACAGGAACTACTTGTTCTCTTGATTTAATGTCAATATCTGGTCTTCTGTGTTTGATCAAGTCTTTCATTTCAAAAAACAATGAGTCTGTGTCAGCAGTAACAACATAGTCTTTGTCTGTTTGTAATTCTGTGTTGATTTCTTTGTTTACAAACTTAATTGATTCTTGGTCTAATCGTTGGCCTGTTAAAGTAATTGCTTTACTAATAAACAAGTTTCCATCACTGTATCTCCAACCATTTTGAGCATAACAACCATATAGATCATTAAGCTTAATTTTCATAGCGTGTTGTCTTTTATTATAAAACTCACCAAGTTCCGGGTCTTTCAGCACTTTATATGCTTCCTTCATCTTGTTTTTATATTCTTTACGTTTTCCAAACCAATCATTTAATACATCAGCTACAATACTATTTTTGTCTGTTCTAAAAATAGTTCCATTTGCTGAAATGACCATATTTTTTGTTTCAACAAATTTAATAAGATCACCTACATTCATTTCCATTTGTTGGACTCTACGGTCTGCTGTTACTCGTTCAATTGTTAAGATTTTAGTTGGGTTTAATTGTTTTAAATCTTCTAAACCCCACTGATTATCATATTTATCCCTATTTTGAATGCAAGCTACAAGTGTTTCAATTCCCATATTAAGATTTCTAATAATACTAGGATAAAGAGACGTAAAATCTAAATCACTTACCCACTCGTATAAACCAGGCACAGGATCTTTTAAATAACCACCAGCATATTCTTCATTTCCTTCCTTCAATGCTGGGTTCATTGTTGTGGGTTTGTTAGGGCTTACGATGTCTTTACGGCGTAAGTATGTTAATATGGCACCTTCATTGAGAGCAGTACTATAATAAATATTCTCGTACGAAGTATGGCAAAGATGACAAATATTTTTGGTTAGTTCTATAAACTGAAGCTTATCATCCAATGCTACTAAAATTTCAACGTCTCGTAAGTTATAATCAATAAACTTATTGACGTCTTCTTTAAACAAACGATCTAAGCTGCCTTCATATTCTATTTTTCCTAATTTAACATATTTTTCACCAATTGCTGCTAAAGCATAACTAGGTTCTTGTTTCATAATAAATTTCTTATGAAGCAACATATAATCTAAATGATTTACTCCACAAACTTTAACTGTAGATTCATCTTGTTGAGTTTTCTTATTGAAAAAATCTTTAATTTGAACGCGTTTTAAGGGAGACAATCGTTTTGCTTGTTGATCTCCTATTACTTGACACATTCTGTGATATAAATAAGGCATATCAAAAAACTGACTATTCCACCCGCTGATTATTGTAGGATCACATTCTTCCCATTTTGATAAAAATCCCATTAATAATTCTCTTTCATTATTATATGGAATAATTTCCTTGTTTGGTTCTTCTATGTGTTTTAATTGTTTCTTTTCATCTAAAACCAAACAATAGTATTTTTTTAGTATAAAATCATAAAGAGCTACTGAAGTGATTTTCATTGGTGCTCGTTTGATGTATTCTGTTGTTAAAGCTCCACCAATTTCACACTCAATATCTAAAAATATTACATTATGCCATTCCGGTACATCATCTTCTTCTTTATAAATGTCTACTAATGCATTTGTTTCAAGAGGAATGTCTATTTCAAAAAATTCTGTTGGTCTTGTTTTGTCAAAATCTTTACAAGGACTTACTCGTTTTCCATCAATTGTAAAAAACTCACCTTCCTTATCTAATTTATAATAAGTTGGTTTATAATCTATTTCTTGCCAACCTAACTTGTCGTCTCTAATAATAATCTTTTTAGTTGTAAAATTAGAATCTATAACTTGATACATCTGTTATAGTATAAGAAAGGGTTGACAAAATGCCAACCCTCTTTAAATATTTTTATTAATTTTATTATTAAACTATTCTTATAACTTTAGCTCCACTTACAATATCTGTATATAAGTCACCTGAACTTAGATTAGGAAAATCTGCACTTGTTGGTAAGTTTTTAATATTAACTATTGTTGCTCTATTAGCTGCTATTAATGTTGAATTTGTACTTCTATAAACACTAAATCCACTTACTCTAGTTAAGCTAGTTCCTGTACCTACAATAAAGGCTGCTGTTAAATTACTTTCAGTATTATATTGACCTACAACTGTAGTATAACTTCCACTTGCAATTGTAGCTAAACCTTCTGCATGAGTTGCTGTTCCTTTGGCTGTTGTTTGATAACCTTCAGCGTGTGAATACATTCCTAAAGCTCTAGTTTGGTAACCTTCACTATGTGAACCACTAGCTAATGTTTCAGTGACAGTTTGAATACCTTCAGCGTGTGAAGCATTTCCTTTAGCTGTACTATAATAACCTTCAGCATGTGTATTTTCTCCATAAGCATTAGCAGCTCTACCTTCAGCATGTGAGTAGTCTCCGTCTGTTCGTGTACTACCCCCTTCAGCATGTGACCAAGCTCCATTAGCAAATGTACTAACACCTTCAACATGTGATGCATAAGCAGCTGCTACAGTGTCACACCCTTCTGAGTGTGAATGTTCACCACCAGCTGTTGTTCTATCTCCTTCAGCATGGCTATCATTACCTTCAGCATATGAACCTGTTCCTTCTGCATGTGAATAGTTTCCTCCTGCTGTATTAGCTCTACCTTCCGCATGTGAATAGTTTCCTTTTGCTGTATTACCTAAACCTTCAGCATGAGAATAAGCTCCTGCTGCTTCATTTCCTAAACCTTGAGCGTATGAAAATATTCCACTTGCTGTTAGACGAAGACCATGTGTCATAGTAGCTCCTAAAGTAAATGAACCTGTTTTATTTCTTATTCCACCTTGTGAAGCCGGTAAACTTACATCTAAACTACATGAAGTATGATTATCTCTTGTTGTAACTGATTGCCAATTTTCAATTGGTGGTGTAGATCCAGTATTTACTGTTACTAATACTCCATCTGAACCACTTAATATTACATTTACTCCACTGCCTGTAAAATTCCAAACTGTAGTAGTAAGATTAACTAATGATCCACTATAATAAACACTACTTGTATTATTATAATAATAAGATTGAGTTACATTTGTAATAGAACTAGTATAAGATTGAGTTACATTTGTAATAGAACTAGTATAAGATTGAGTTACATTTGTAATAGAACTAGTATAAGATTGAGTTACATTTGTAATAGAACTACTGTAAATATTATTTACTACACTACTTGTATTATTAGTAATAATAATAGAACTTGTATAAAATGATTGAGATACTGAAGATGTATAATTATTAATTGTTGTTCCTCCACCACTTCCACTAGTAACTAAAGAACTAGTAGGCATGTAAAACAATTGACCATTTGTTGGGTTTATACTAATTACATTTGGTAATACATTTACAGTTAAATCAGGCATATAAATACTTTGACTTAATCCAATAAATGTTTTATTAAAAATAGCTAAGTCTCTTCTAGCTCCACTACTTCCACTTCCATTACCAATAATAAATAAATCATTATCTTGTGGTCTATCTAAATTATAATGACCTACTACGTTCACATATGAACTAGATGCTATTGTAAACCAACCAGCAGTGTGAGAACCATCTCCTATAGTTGTAGTATTAACACCTTCAGCATGTGAATACTGTGCTAATGTAGTTGTTCCTAAACCTTCAGCATGAGATGAATCTGCTAATGTAGTTGTATTGTATCCTTCTGCGTGTGAATAGTTACCTGCTCCGTCTGTGCCAGATAATATTTCACCGGCTAATGTGCCATATCCTTCAGCATGAGCCCAACGTCCACTACCTCCAGTGGTTGTTTGATAACCTTCAGCATGTGAGTATTCTCCTATAGATATTGTACTGTCTCCTTCAGTGTGTGACCATGAACCTGATGATATTGTATTATATCCTTCAGCATGTGAAATACTTTTTGCTTTAGTATTTTGACCTTCAGCATGAGAATAAGCTCCTATTGCTGTAGTTTGTCTACCTTCAGCATGTGAGTAATTTCCTATAGCTGTTGTTTGATAACCTTCAGTGTGACTTGCTTCTCCTTTTGTTAATGTTCCATAACCTTCAGCATGTGAATATTGAAAAGCTGCTGTTGTAAATGCTCCTTCAGTGTGTGAGCTTGTTGCTCCTAAAGCTACAGTTGTACCATAACCTTCTGAGTGTCCACCATATCCTATTACTGTGGTACCTCTACCTTCAGCATGACCTTTACCACCATTTCCATGTCCACTCGGACCTCCATTTCCATCTGTTACTGTTCTATATCCTTCTGTGTGTGACCTCCAACCACCAGCAGTTGTTTCAAAGCCTTCAGCATGTGATCCATTACCTAATGCTTTAGTGGATACACCTTCAGCATGAGTTGAATCTCCCTGAGCATACGTGCTAAATCCTTTTGCGTGTGAATAATCTCCTTTTGCTTCAGTTCCACCACCTTCAGCGTGTGAATTATCTCCTGATGCTATTGTTGAACTACCTTCAGCATGTGAATAATCTCCTGATGATACTGTTGAATTGCCTTCAGCATGACTATATTGACCACTTGCATCATTATTATTTTTTCCATTCACCATACTTCCGGTAATAGATACAAATCCATTTTGGTTGAATGGTCCTGTATTATCTAAAGTATTACTACTTGAAATATACAAGGATCCTGAGATGATAACAGTACTGCCAGAAACAGTAAAAATGTCTCCTAATGAAAAACTACTTGTATTAAAATTAACATCTCCTATAAAAGTAGTACTTCCTGATAAAGTTATTGTAGAACCTGTAATATTAACAGCACTACCAGACATGGTAGTTGACAGGTATTGAAGATTACCGTCAGCTTCTTCCCAAGTAAGAGCACGGTTTAGATTTTCTCTATAAATTAGTGGCATAGTCAGTAATAAATATACCCATAATTAATTAGACTAATTTAAAACTGAAATTTTTTGTTTAAAGTTTTTTTTCTACGAGTACATCCACAGTCTCGTTTTAAGATTTTTGTAAAAAACCAAGTAGTTAGAAGATCTAGTTTAGTATAATAAGTAATTAAAGCAACTAAGTCGCCTAAACCTTCTAACTTTTGTCCTGGTTGATAACGTTCCATGTTAATAAATATTAACGTTGTTTGTCGTTTTGGAATTGTCCGTTGTAAAGTTTGTCTTCTGTTACTGGAGTACAATCGTGGAAATACATTTGAGCTACTCTACTATTTTCTTCAATGAATATAGGATAATTTACAAACATATATGTTCCTACATTATTTGTTTGAAATCCTGGATCAAAAATACTTGATTGGATTAATGCTCCATTTCTCATCAATGAACTTCTTTGACGAATTAAACCTACTCTATTTGGTGCTATATTACAACCTTCATTCATGATTACATCATAAACTCCAGCATATAATAACCATCCAAAACGACCATCAATCATTTGTTTTTCTACTCCAACGTGTTGATTTACTTCAGTTTTGTCTTTCAAAACTTTACCTACTCTTCCACCAACTTGATTGATTGCTTTAATTGATAAGTCAAAGCCTACTTGAGCTGGTTTACCATGTGAATTACTATCTAAAGTAATTAGACCTTCTTCTAATATTTGATCTGCGTTTAATATCATATTTCTTTATTTTTGTTTTTATAATAATTTTTATTTAGATATTTGTAATCACTTTTTTCATCTTTAAGTAATTTGAACATTTTAGTGATACCTATATTATTACTTAATCTACATTCTTTAACTGAGTTATAAGTAGTGTTAGTACTTATTTTTAAAACTTGGTTTCCTGTTTTTGGACCAGCTCCTAATTTTGGTATTCCTTTTCCACCAGCTCCTGGTTTTGGTTTTCCTTTTTGTTTTAAATCAGGTTTTCCTTTTCTTTTACTGGGGATTCCTGTTTTTACTATGCTTAGATTTTTACAATGTTCTTCAGTTTTTTTCTTTCCGGTTAATTTTTTACTTACATTAGGTTTTTTAGAGTTTCTTTGAGCAATACTAGCCGCGTCTGAATGTGTTCCTGTTCTAGATTCAGTTATTTTTGATCCTCTATTTAAGTATTTTTCTGTTTTTGTAGGTCCATTAATACTTCCAAAACTTTTATTAGTTTTATTGTAAAACAAACCATTATTAGCCGCGTCGTAATACTCTAACCAATAAATTTCTCTTTCATTTAAATGTTTCAAATCGATACAATGTTCTAATATTTCTTTTTTAAAATTATGTTTACCAATTTTTTTTAAAGCTTTTTTAAACTCCGTACCACCACCATAATAAGAAGAAATATTGTTTCTGTCTTTTCCTAGGTATTTCATACCATCAATCAAATTAGTTGTTATGTAAATAATCATACATTAATAAATATGAAACACCTAGTAGAGTGACAAAAATATTAGTAAAGAAGTTTATGAGAAGAAGCCATGTCAATTGATTTAAAATATTCAGCTCTAACTTCTGCTTTATCCATAAATACTCCTGTTAAGTGATTAGTAACCATTGCTGAACCTACATGATTTGTTCCTCTACAACTAACACATTGGTGTTCTCCAACAATAGTTACTGCTACCCCAATATTACCCTCACATACATTATCAACAGCATTGTGAATAGCCATTGTAAGTTGTTCTTGAATAGCACCTCTTCTCCCAAAATGCTCTACAAGACGATTTAGTTTACTTAAACCAATTACTTTAGCATCTGGTCCAGGAATGTAAGCGATATGTACTCTTCCTAAAATAGTTTCATGATGATGTGAACACATTGATGTTAATGGTATGTTTGTTTGAACTACCATTCCTTGGTATCCATCACTTGGAAAAGCAGTTATTGATGGAGGAGCATCATATCTTCCTCTCCATTGTTCAAAAACATACTTTTTCGCGATACGACGAGGAGTGTCACTACTATTAGGATCGTTTTCCCAATCACAACCTAATGCTGTCAAAAATTGACCATAAGCTTCTGCTGCTTTATCTACCATAGCCCATTTTTCTTTTTCAGTAAATGGAAAGCCGGGCGCTATTCCATTTGCATAACCTTGTTTTACTACTTCTAAATCAAGTGTAAAAGTTTTCTTATTATTTGTCATTGTTTTTGATTTTTTTTTCTGTTTCTAAAATTCGTTTTGATGTTGTTGATGCTAAAGTAAATATTTGTATCCACAATTTATCAATTTCTCTTCTTTGTTTATCTATAATATAACCAAAATAACATAAAATCCCAAAAATTACTGCTAAAATTATATATAAGATTGTTAATGTCATAATTTTTCTGGTGGTGTGTTAAATATTCTTTTTACTTGTTCTGATATTGAAATAGGCTGTCCTTCATTATCAACTCTAACAAAAGTCATCTTAGTGGCTAATAATACAACTTCATCTGCTCTAAAAACATTGTATGCTCTTGCTTCTACTTTAAATGTAGCTGATGTATTTCCTATTTTAGATAATTCAGCATATATCTTAACTAGATTGTTTTCTTTAGCTGGTTTTTTAAATACACATTCATCAATAGCCATTGTGATCATATTTTGTGTTCGACATTTTTCCATAGCATAAGCAGCTACAGCAGAGTCTAACCATGCTAAAAGTACTCCTCCAAATAAATTACCGTGGAAACCTAAGTCTGATTTTTTAACTGGGTGTGTTGATAGTAAATCCATTAAACTGCTCTTTTAGTATCGTATGATATAATATGATCTCTACCAGTCCAATTGTATCCCATTTCAAATGCTTTTTCTAAACTAATTGGATACTGTTTAATCAATTCTTCTCTGTTATCACCAGCTGGCATTAACCATGTTTTATTTTTAGGAATGTTGTGTTTTATTCTAAACTCTTCAATTTCTTGAATATTTTCTTCTGTTCCGTCGTAAACTGGTTTGTAATGATAATCTGAATGGTAAGCTAGAGTTTTACTAATTGCGTCATGATTTAAACGTAATTTGTTATGTTGGTCAATCATCTTTTGATCAACGAGTTTACCCATTGGTGTAGTGACGTCAATTTTAGGTACAGAGTTACTAAACTTAGGGCTAAGAGATACCAACCCAAATGGATAATCTGTTTCAATAAAATGGCTGCCTTCTGTTTCAATAGTTATAAATATACCTCTTTCGTTAGCAAAGTGAGTTAATTCATTACAAAGATCAGGTTGCATTGTTGGTGAACCACCCGTTAACATCATTTCAGTAATTGTTGGATTTTCATCATAAATTTTGATGATATCATTAAATGTGTAAGTTCCTTTACCTGGATGAATACTTGTGTACCAAGAATCACACCAGCCTCCAGCACCAAACCAACAACGATGTGTACATCCAGTTGTTCTAATAGCTACTGTTGGTCTACCTTGTCTTGAACCCTCACTTTGAATACAAGTGTAGAGTTCAAGAATTGGTAAAGTTTTATTATAATCAGTAATTCTACCTGGTTTTTTAATTTCTGTCATAAGCATCTTGTAGTGTCTGTAATGTTGTTATTCCAACGTTTTTCCATACTTCTACTCCATCTTTTAACAAGATAGTTGTAGGTACAGCTTTTATTCCATATGATACCGCTGTATCTATATCGATAGTTATATCTATTTTTTCAACAGGTACATTTAATGTACTGATTATTGGTCCGTAAGTCCTACAAGGTCCACATGTAGGAGATGTAAAATATATAAATTTTTTCATTTTCTATAATATAATTAATTTTGTTTAAATTTCCAAATAAAACCATATGCTGTTGGTTGTTTTCCTCTACAAACAGCCCCAACACCATCACTATTAGGTTTTTTCATAAATACTTGTGCTTGAATTTGTGATTCAAATTCTCTAATAAAAGTTCCATTTAAATCATATTGTATGACTGGTGTTTGTGACCATGTATTTTTTCTTTCTTTTAAATGACTTCGTTTTAATTTTATTTTACTTTTATGTTCATCACTAAATAATTTTCCTTTATGAGATTTTGATTTACCTTTAGTTTTTTTACTAATTTTTTGATTTCGTTCATTAGTGAATGTAATAGTAGTTGATCCTCCACCACCAAAATTTTTATTTTCTAAAATAAATCCCCAACTTCTATATAAAAATATATAATGACTTTCCCAAAATTTCCATTCATTTAATGATACTTCATCTATTATTTCAAATTGAATGTTTTTACCAAATTTTTTACGATGATCTCCTTTTCTACCTTGAATAGAATTGGTTTTACCTATGTAAAATGGTATTTTATTTCCATTATGTAAATAGTAGATAAAGGTGTTCATAATTATCCTTTGTAAATTGCTGTATTTTTTTCGTGTTCTCTAAATTCAACTTGAGTTACTTTAACTCTACCTTCTGTTTCTAGTTGAACAAAATTATTTAGTTTATTGTAAAAATATTCAGCAAAACGTTCTGCTCCTACTGATGGAATAATTCTTAATTGGATTATACCAGACTCGTGCATTTGCATAAATAGAGGTAAGTAAGGATCATCTTCAGCTACAATAGTTGTATGATCAAGCATATAATCCATCCATACTTTAGGATTCATACCATCAATAGTACCTTTAGCTCTTTTCATTCCTCCGAAGTCCCAAACCCAATTACGCTCATCAAGTTCACCTTCAAACCATACTCTAAAACTTACTGCATAACCATGCAAAAATTTACAGTGAGTATCTTCTGCTTTCCATTGTCTAAAACAAGCAGAATATCCATCAAATAACTTTGTTGATTTAAATGTTTTCATATTAATAATATAATAAAATTTATTTTAAAAACCAAAAGCTTTAATAGTATAATCAAAAGGATTTCCTTCAATGTTTTTAACTTGATCTAACATCATTTGTGCTAATTCTCTTACTTCAACTTGAGCGTGTTCACTGTTTCTTAACTGTTGAAAATGCGCAAAACTACGCCAGTTAAACATAATATCCATTGTTATTTGACTATTAAATGTCTTAAAAAACCTAGCTGATTCTTTCGCGCGTTTTCTACCTAGTATAGGAGTTAAATCTTTTAAACAATCATGATATAATTTATTAGCTCTTTTTGTATGAGTAGATAAAATATACAACCATTTATCTTCAACTTCTGTAGTTTTTATATCTTCCCAATCTTCAGGTAAATAAAAATTATCTTCTTTTAGCTCTTTATATCTAGCACTTTCACCATTAATACTAACTCCAATTCTGTGTTTTAGTAAATGAATATGAGTTGCTTGATCTACTGTAACTAAAAAATGTAAACTAGACTTTTCAAAAGGTGTGTGATGACCTTCTTTAGCTAACATCTCCAATAATTTAGGAACTCTATTTATTTTATCTTCATTTAAATCTCTAGATGTACTAGTCCATGCCGAACATGCATGAACTAAATCGTCTCCATAATGTCCCAATAATTCTACTTTGTTTTTCATAATTTTAACCTTGTTTTGTTCCTAATGCCCAAACTGATTGTGGAAATAATTCTTTTCTCAGTTTTAATATAATGTCTCTTTTTTCTTGAAATTTATCCCCATAATAAGGATGATATCCATTTAAAACTTCTTTTGTTATTTCATAATCTAATTTAGCTATTAAAGCCATTTTTTCTATTCTTTCTTTATCCATTATTATAGTAATATCTTTAAAAATAACCAACGTCTTTATAAAAGTAATTAAGATTTTTTCTATTTTTATAGTTATTTAATAATAATTTTATCATTTTTCCATAACCATATCTTTTAAATCTTCTATTATTTTGAGTAATTAAATCTGGTATTAATAAAAATCTTGATGGTTTTACTTGACGACTTAAAAGCCAATCTTCAGATTGAGTTGCTTTTTCATCATATCCTCCTAGTTTTTTAAAAACATCTTTTTTAACTAATGTGAAACCACCAATAGCAAATGGTTGGGTTTTAGAAAGATACCAAGTTATTAATAAGTTTATACGAAATAATAGCCAAGCTCTAACATCAAATTCTCCTTTATACCATGGAGTAGTACCCACCATGTCAATTGGTCTATTATATATACTATCAAACGCTGTTTTGATTGACTGTCTATCTGTAAAAGTGATATCTGCATCTAAAAATAAGATATAAGGTGTTTTTACTAATTTAGCTCCTGCATTTCTTCCTATTGCTGGAAGTCCTCCATCTATTATTTTTAAATTTAAATCAAGTTCAAAAGCATAAGTATTAGCTAATACTCTAGTTCTATCTGTAGATTTAGCATCAGCAAGAATAATTAAAGTATTTCCAATATTTTGTTGTTTTAATTCTAAAAATAATTGTTTAATGTTTTCTTCTTCGTTTTTACAAGGAATAACAATAGTTAAGATTTTTTCCATAATTTTAAAGTATTATATTCTGAGTAGTATGTTATATGAGAACAATTTTCAACCCAATCTCCACAATTCATATAACGAATACCATCAATCACTTTATCAGAAGGTGAATGAATATGACCACAAACTACTGTATGACAGTTTCTTTTTTTAGCTTGTCTTACCATTTCATTTTCAAAATCAACCATAAATGAAATAGCAGCTTTAATATTGTCTTTTAAAAACTTAGATAAACTTTTTTTCTTACCGAATTTTTTTAAGAATCTATCAATTACAATTGCAAGATCATACCCTAAAGATCCAAGCATACCAAGCCAATGCATTTGAACAATACCGTCGTACTTATCCCCATGACAGAACCAGATTCCATCTTCTACATACTCATCTACAACTGTAATATTACCAATTTCTAAAGGTGTGTATTTTCTTAAAAATTCATCATGGTTTCCAGAAATCCAAATAATTTGTTTGTCTTTTGAAAGTTTTAGAAATCTTCGAATAACTCTAGTTTGATTATAATCAAACTTTTTGTATTTTTTAAATAACCATCCGTCGATAATATCACCAACTAAAATGTATCTTTCATAACTTTCATCTTCAAGTAAACGTAGAACGTTTTCTGCTTGACATCCTTTTGATCCAACATGGATGTCTGATATTACTAGTGTTTTCATTTATAATAAATAGCTTTTAAATGTCGTGAACCACCATTTTCGTCGTCCATTCCATAACCAATATACCAAAAATCATTATTTTCTTTAGGAACACTCATAATACACATTTCTTCTCTGTATTTGTCATCATATTTTTTTAATGCAAAAATACCTTCAACACTTTTTGCTCCTTTGTACTCATAGTGAATTTTTAAGTACTCATAAGTAATTCCACTGTCTAAAATATCATCAATAAGATAAACGTGTTTGTCTGTCACGTCTACCCTACTGTCTAACAACATTTTAAATCCAGTGTTTTCTGTTCCTGTGTATGAAGCACAATTTACAAAATCACAAATAATATTCATACGTTGGAGTTCTTGCATCAAATCCGCGTAAAACATAAAACCTCCACGCATTACTCCAATCATTACAATTGGTTCGTCTACGTTGTGTCTCATCATAATTTTCTCAACAATTTTGAGAACACCCATACGAATTTGATGTGGATTTAATAATACTTGCATTATACTAGTTCCTCTACAATACCTACTAATTCTGATATGATTAAAATAATTGCTCCAAGGCTAATGCTCCAGAATAAAGCAACATAGCCAGAGATTCTAACAGCTGATTTTAAAAAGCTGACTGACTGATGTAGTTTAGGATCTGGATGTTTCATGTTTGTCTAAAACTTGTTTTACGTATTCTACAACATATTCCCAACTTACAGGACCAAATTCATCAGCATATTGAACTGGATCTTTACGACCTAATTTCAAAAATGCTTCTACTCTTTCTACACTTGATGCTGATTTAAAATCACTAAACCATTCTTTTTCATAACAAACATTGTCTCCAACTGTATATTCAATACTATGTTGAATTGGTTTATAAGATGTGTTTGTTTTGCTGTAAACTTTATCAAAGTTCAAATGTAAAAAAGTGCAACATTCTTCTCCATCTTTTAAAATATCAAATTTATCTCCTAACAAATATGGAGTATAATATGCTACTTTTTCAGCACCCCAGTTACCCATTTTAAAAGCAAATTCATCTGCATCTCTAAATTCTTGTCTGCAATCTGGATAGATACTATGATCACCTGCGTGGATGCCCATAGCAATTTCAACATTACAATTTTTAGATTCTGCAATTGATAAAGCTACTGCTTGAATAATTGAACTAAAGATTTTGTTTCTGTTTGGTACTACTGTTGCTTTCATATTTTCTTCAGCATAGTGACCTTCAGGAACTTCTGCTCCTCCTGTTACTAGAGCTGAATTGAGTAGTTGGCTTAGTCCATCTAATTTAATTACTTGATACTTAACTTTTGGATAATAATACTCATCTTCATAACGAGAATGTGCATTAACATATCTTACTAAAGCTTGAGCACGTTCAAGTTCAATTGAGTGTTTTTGCCCATAGTCAAAAGACAGTGCGGTTACTTCATAGCCCTTGGCGAGTAGATGAAGTAACAATGTGGAGCTGTCCATACCTCCACTTAATGATAGTACTGCTTGTTTATTCATTATAACTTTATTGTTCTTAGTGTTTTAATAATAATTTCTTCTGGTTCAAATTTACTTACTTCTGGGTCTTTACTTGCGGCATATTCAATACTTCCTTGGCTTAATGTTTCAACCCAAAATGTTTTGATCATTTTAGATCTAATGATTTTACCATCTTGATTTCTAGTCACTTTTATTACAGCAATTTCATGTTGCCATGAACTTCCAATCGTACTATCACCTAAATCATGAATTAATTGTCCCTTAATAATCATATTAGGTTCATAACTTTGTGGATTGTAAATAGTATTAGTAAGTGTTCCCCAAGAAGTACCTGATGTTGATGTTAATATACCTGTAGCTGTAGCACTTGAGGGCAAAGTAGTGGATGTAGTAGTTGCTGTAGCACTTGATGGTATAGTAGAGGTTGTTGTCATCTTATTTATTTTATTAAATATATTCGTTACCGTTTTGTTTACTTAAAGCTGTAAAATAATGGTGTACAAGTTTTCCTTTATCTTCTGTTGGAATTGTTGTTGCCATAACTAAATGCATATTATCTTCAAAAGTTTCCATTTGGTCTTTATTAGTATAATCAATGTTTTCTAAAAAACCAAATGCTAAATTTCTAGTAGACCCATCAGGAGACGACAACATACCAAGTATATTATCCCACATATCAGTATCAAATTTTAGTAATTCTTCCATATTGCTATTTATTATAATATAAGAAAGGGTTGGCAAAATACCAACCCTCTTAATAGATTTTTTAAAATAAATTAAAAATCTTGTTTTGCAATTCCAGCTTCGATAGCTGCTAATGCTTTAGCTTCAGACAAAATAGCTGTCATTTTGTTTCCTGCTGCGTTTGTTCCTTTAGCGATAAAACCACCACGTGATGTTTTGCTAATTGTTACTTCTACGAAAGCTACTCCTTTTTGTTTTGCTTTCAAATCGTATGCTACTAGTTGTTCCATATTCTATATTTCTGTTATTTGTTGTGTATTGTTAAAGTATGTTTCTAAAAAACTTTTAGGATAAAGTATTATTTTTCCTCTATAAACTGGATTAGATACTTCTCTTATTTTTGTTTGTACATTAAATTTTATTGCTTCGTTATTTACTTCTTTTCCTAATTCTCGTCCAGCGGCTTTTCCTAAAAAATCGTATAATGATAAATACTCGTCCATTATTGCATAAATTGTTTAAATGTTTCTATATTTTTTAAAGCTAAATCTAATTTTTCTTGATCTTGAGATTCAAATACATTTTCTACTTTAGTTTTAGGCTTAAAGTTGATTCCTAAGTGTTCTGTGTAATCAATCATTTCAAATCCTAATGTAACGGGATTTGAAGTATCACAAGATTTAATTTCAGGATAAAAAACTGATGGATAGTGTTTGAATTCTGATGCAAAATTAGTTCCTAATAAATGATGATGAACTTTAGAACTCAATCTACCTGTAGCTTTTAAATAAGTAATAAACTCTACTCTACCTAGTGTTTTTCTTGTTTCAAAGTGTTCGTGAGTTGAAAAATCATCATAAAACTGACCTAAATGATTAAAACCAATGTATTTTACTCCATCTGCTACGAGTTTTTCATATAACTCTTCAGCTTCAAACATATTGTTTGCTTGTAATACAACCATAATTTTATCACTGTCGATTTTTGTTCTCCAGTGTTTATAGTTTTCATATGTTTTATCTGCATCATTCCAAGCATCAGGAACAATAAATGCATTAGGTTTAATTTTTACATAAAGATCTATTAATGTTTTGTCGTCTTTCAAGTCATCTTCAAAAAGACCATTATCCATCATAATAAATCTGCCATTTTCTCTTGCTTTCAAAAAATGATTCATATAATCTTCATCGTGAGCAAACGATGGTAAGAAATAATCAAAATCATTAAATTCAAAACTTTTTTCTAAAAGTGCTTTTGGGCATTCGTGACTAACTTTCATAACTATAATATAAGAAAAAGGGCTTGGAAAACCAAGCCCTATTAAAGTGTTTTATTAAAACGCATATGGGTTAGGTACAATATCTGCTGAACCAGAATAAATTATAGCTACACCAGATGATTGAGTTACTTGATAAATATAACCATATACACCCGCACCCGCTGAAAAACTAACATTATTTAAATTTCCACTTAAATTACCAATTTTAACGTTTGCTATAGTATTAGTTACTGGGTAGTACCAAAATCCATCAGTAGATGCTGATACAGATCCTGATAAAACTGTTCCGCCCCCAAATCCATATGGGTGTTTCGAAATATCTATTTGTCCTTGCATTTTATTTGTTTATAATAAATATTATACAATTTCGCAAGCTCCACCAGCACACGCTGCTTGATCCATTAAGTTTGTCATATCACTCATTTCTACTACATTTCTCAAATCAATATTATGTAAATGTTGTACCATTTCATTGTATTGTTCTTCTGTAATTGTTTCAAACGGAGTTTGTTTATAACTTCCTAAGTCTTCAGGTAAACAAGACATTGCTGTGTAGTCTTCTCTGTGTTTCCACATCCATTCACCTACTTGTTTCCACTCACCTGCTTTGATATTGATAGTAACAGATACGTTATTGAAATTTTGACCGCTTCTATGACCTGGTCTTACCCATTCCATATTAAATCTGCGAGTTCTTTCTAATAAATCAAATGTTGATTCTGCTCTTGTTGTAGCTCCTACTGGTGCTGCTTGAGGAACAGAAATAACTGCTTGTTGACTTGGATTAAAGAAATCGTCTTCAACTAGTTCTGGGTGATTAATAGATAAATAAGTGTAAATAGCTTCATTTTTACCTACTCTAATTCTACGAATATAGAAATTGTCGTGCCAAGCGTGAATTCCACTTGAACTTCCTAATACTAAACTTGAAGTTCCACTTGGTTTTACAGTGGTTGAACGAGCTGCTTTTCTAATTCCTAAAAGTTTTGCTACTCTTTCGTTTTCTTCTTTAACTACTTTAGCACCTTCTTCTAAGTTGATGTTATCTAATTTTCCAGATGCAATTCCTGTAATACCTACACCTACTAAAGCGTCTTTTTCAGTTGTTTTTTTCCAAATGTCTCTTAAGTAGTGGAAGTCTGTGTAACTAGCTTGTAAAGTTCCTAAGAATGAAGCTGCTTTTGAACGAGCATTGAAATCTGCTTGATCTACTACATCTGTAGCGTTGATTTCACACAAGTTACAGAATTGGTATGGTCTTAAAGCAATTTCAGCACAAGGGTTAGTACCATAGTCTTTATCATTACTGAATATAAATCCTGGTTCACCTGCATTTGATGCTTCAACTTTAGCCCACAATCCCATAAATTCGCTTTCTGTAATTTTATGGCGCAAGATTACTGCTGAGTTGTTAGCTCTTCCACGTTGAGGATTAGTTTCCCACCAGTTTCCAAATTTACAAGTTAACATATCTTCATCATCAAAATCAAACAATGAAATCAATGCTGCTCTTCTAATTCCTCCACTTAATACTGCGTCAGCTAAGTGACAAGCAATATCGTGACATTCTACAGATGTTAATTTATCTCCTGCTTTTTTACGATCAAGAATTTTTTGGACTTGAAATAATACTTCTTTTAATGGTTCTGGTCCTGGAGCTTTTCCTCCTGCAGTAACTAATTGTTCTCCTTTTGCTCTAATGTCTCTAAAGTCAAATTTTGGTCTAGCTCCACCTTTCAAATAAGCTTTCATTAAAACATGTACTGCATCAGCCCATCCTTCAATAGAGTCGTTGATAAGATAGCGTTTTTCGCGTGTTGGAATTGTTATTTCAGGTAGTTTATCGATATGATGGCCTTGTACACTAAATCCAACGCCACATCCACTAAGAAGCAAAAACATAATTTCACTAAAACTCTTCATATTGTCAATAGGAAGGAAACTACAATTGAACATTCTAGCATTGTTAATGTCTGCTGGTTTTCCAGCAAACTGCAATGATCTCATTGATGGTAAAACTTTTTTGTTGTAAACCATTTTGTAAACTTCATTGATTTCATCAGCTAATTCTGGGAATTTAGCTAAATGCATTTCTTTATTTCTGTCCACGATTTCTTCCCAGGTTTCGCGGCGAGATTTTTCGGGGATATGGCGAGCATACTTCATGTATGTCGTGATATCCGACAATATATTTTGTGTTGTGTTCATAATCTAATTGTGGGTTAATAAATATTATATAGTAGTTTGTAAATGTAGATTTTTTTAAACAGATTTTGCCATATTTAGTAAATCACTATTATTCCATCCTTCATCAAGTAAAGAAGATTTTACTTTAATTTTTTCTTCAACTTCATCTTCTCCTCCACTTAATAAAACGTGTCCTGTTGTAGTATCTACTTGAGCATTGTAAGTCATACCATCCATTCCATAACGATTTTTCATAATATGAATTCTACCAGTTCCTGCTACTTTGTCTTCCTTTTTACGACTCAATGACATACAAAAATCTGAAATCATAATTTTATCATAACTTCCTGCTGCTTTATCACCTTGAATAATATCATCTTGAGCACCTGAACGATTTACTTGGCTTACTGACCAAATAGGTGTATTCAGTTCACGAGCCATACCTTTAATAGCGATATAAACATCATCTATTTCATCTTTCCTATCACTATTTCTTTTAGGAGAACGCAACAAATCAATGTAATCAATAATAATTAAATCGGGTTTAATGTCCATGTCTCTAAGTTTTGAAACATGAGATTCTAATGTTTGAACAGTTGCTTTACCCATACTAAATTCTTTAACAATTAGTTTACCTTCTAAACGATTAATTTCATTTTCAACTTTTTTCCTATGTAAATGAATTTGATTTACAGATTCATCTACAAAAAAAGCATCAAATCGTTTACCTACATAAACTTCTCCTAATTCTAGTGTGTAATAAACAACATTAAATCCTTGTTGTACAGCATGTCCTGCTATAGCAACCATCATCCATGATTTACCTCCACCAGGATTACCAAAAACAAGACCCAAATCTCCTCCACCTAAACCACCCATTAAAAGTTTATTGATATCTGCCCAAGGCGTAGGAATAATTACTCTTGCATCTGGTCTGTATCTTGATTCTACATCTTTAGAGTACTCATGACCAATGTTTTTGTCCATTCCTGCTTTTAACGCAGAATCAATTAAACTTCTAATATCATCATACATTCCTGAATTTAATAAATCTACTGATGTAAGTAAAGCTGATTTTAGTTGTTGATTTTTACAAAAATTACTAAATTCTTCTCTAACATAGTCAGCATCATTGTTATCAATTCTATAAGATTCACGAAGTTGTTCAACTACTGCTGTTTTTAATACTTCATTGTCTAATTTCTTAACCTCAATATGTAATGATTCAAGTGTAGGAGATGTGTGATACTTGTCGAAATATTTTAATGTTTGAGTTACAATCCACTGTAAACTTTGATTATCAAAGTATTCATTTTGAATGGTATCTCTAATACTCAATAAAAACTCTTTATTTGTTAATAATTGGTTAATTACCTTGAGTTGAAAAGGTAGACCATACAAACTTAATTTATTAAAACTTACCATAACTTATTTTTTATAATATAAAAATTTATTTTTTAGATGCCAAAAGATGAGTAAAAACATTTATTAACCATCCTTCAACATTAGGAATTGAATTTCCTAATAAATCTTGGGTGTACATTGTTACAAACTTTGATTTATCCATTGTTGACTTAGGTTGTTGGAATATATCATCTGCTTCTAATTTCATCATTGCTGATAAATTTGGATTGTGTAAATCCATTAATTTTTCATTAATAAGGAGTTGATGTTTAAAATTATGAACATTAGAATACATCCCTGTGTTTTCTTTTTCTGATTTTTCAAGAATTTCATTTAATGTTACTTTTTCTTCTTCAACTAATTCTGGAAAGTTTTTGATTAGTTTTTTAGGACCTAATTTAGGAACACCAGGAACATTATCAGAACTATCACCTAATAATATTTTCATTTGAAGATAGTTTTGAGGTGGCAGTCCATATTCTTCTTTTACGCGTTCTGGTGTGTAAAATTTCTTTTTAGTTGGAGAATATATTGTAATTTTATCGTTTACTAATTGAAGAAAATCTTGGTCTGAGGACATTATTACCACCTCTTTAGTTTCTGCGAATTTCGTTGCAAGATACCCGATAGTATCGTCAGCCTCTGCTCTGTCAATAGAGCATATGTCTATTGGAAGACATTGTAAATACTCAACGAGTCTTAACAACTGGTTTTCTATTGATTCAGATTCTTCTGCTTGATTAGCAAATCCATCAAAGTTAGTAATTCGTTTTAGTTTACGATTACCTTTATAATCAGGATACAAGTTTTTCTTATTTTGAGTAGAACCAGATCCTTCAAAAACAATAATTACTCTTGTTGGGTTAGTATGTTTAATAGCATAACCCATTGATTTTAAAAAACCAGTAAGTCCCCCAATATGATTTCCTTTGGGATTTATGTGATTAATTATTGCAAAACTTCGTAAAAAAGTATTCATAGCGTCAACCAAAAGCACCTTTTGGGTGCTTTCTGGTTGTGCTTGTCTTGATTTGGATAATTTATCAATAATCGCTTGAAAATCTTTATCCATTATCGTCGTCTCCTACTAAAGGAATATTATTTGTTTCTTCCCAATCTGATTTGTCTTCTACTACAGAGAAATCACCTGATCCTAAAACAGTTAACCATTCGTCTTTGTGTTCTTTTTTGTATGTTTCTACAGCTTTTGGGTCATCATCTATAAAACCATGAACTGTAACCATAACTGTTCCTTTAGTTGTTACACCTGTAATATGGTTTTTATCACACATAATGCGAGTACGTTTAGCAAATTCAACATCTTTACCACTTTTAGTAGCTTTTATTTTTGTTGTTCCGCTATTTGTAACATTACCAAACGTAATTACTAAAGTAGAGTCAAAGAACATAGTATCTCCACCTTTATTTCTCATTTTTGGTTGAGACATTGGTGTTTCTGCGGGGCTAACCCATACTTTATTTACTGCTACTAATGTATTAGTATAAGGTAAATTAGCTTTACGAGATAATACAATTTTCTGATTAATGAAATTACCAAACTGTTGGGAAATAGCACCAGCATTCCATTGTGGATTGTTTTTATTTGAATCTACAGACATTCTAGAAGGAATTGAACCAACAGAATCCCATAAAAATAATAAATCATATGGTAATCGACCTTTAGCTTGTTCATCCAACATATCTGCAATAAAACTAGCAACATCTTCAATAGTTGTCAAGCTACCCCTATCAACATAAACAAATTGACCTTTGTAATCAATTATTTCACCTGTTGTTTCATCTACAACTTCTTCCATTTCAAAACCCATTTGACGGGCATGATCCCAGTTCCATTTCATTTCAGTAATAATGAATACTGGTAAAATGCCCATCTTTTGAGCTGACACAGCAGCTTCAATTAAAGCTGTTGTTTTTCCTGTGTCTGAATGGCCTCGAAGTAACGTAATGTGACCCATAGGAATGCCTGGTAGAGTTAACACATCTTGAAATGCTGTGCTAAGTGGAATCCATCTTTGTTCCTTAAACGTAACTGATGAGTTACTTAGATACTTTGACTTTTTAAATGATTCTAGGTCAAAATTTCCTTTTACTGCATTAGATACAGTTTCTGTTAACTTCTTTTTTGTCATAATTTAATTAGTTTTCCCAAGGAAGATCACTGTTGTCTTCGTCTTCTTTAAATGGTGATTTAAGAGTTGATTCTGTGAAAAGAGCATCAAATTCATCTTCATTGAAATTTGATTTTTTCTTTACTGGAGTAGCATAATCAGTAACTACTGAATTTGTTGTTTCAACAGCTGTTTCAGCAGTTGCTTCTTCAGTTGCTTCTTCTGGGTTCATCCAATTTAATAAAATAGTTTTCATTTCTTCATAATCCATTTTCTTATATAAAGATAAAAGATCATTTTGTTCAGAAATCCATTGTTTTACTTTGGTTGAATCTTCACTTAATGGAGTTTGTTTAGTACGAGGACGAACAGTTGACTTATTAAATTTAGTTCCAGTTACATCTGGTCCTACAGTTTCAATAGTAATGTCACGACCTTCATAGATGTCTGAAAAATCCCCAATGTCTTCATCAGCAGCCATACTTAATAATTCTTGATAAATTTCTTTACCAAACTCCCAATAACGAACACCTTTTTCTTCTTCACCTCTTACAATAACAGGAACGAAGACACGCATTTTAGGTTCAATTTTTTTAGCTAGTAACCAATTTTCTTTGTCACCAGATTTACGAAGTTGACCAGCAAACTCAACAATTGGATCTTTTTCACCCCAGTTAGTTAAAGCAACCATAGAACGGTTAGCTACACCATAGTGAAAATACACCTCTTTAAATGGGTTTGTTTTGTCAAATTTAGAAGGAACAATACGAATTAATTGTTTACCAATTGTTGGTTTCCAATAATTTTTTGCTCGTTCTTCTTTGTTGTTGTTACCACCTTTACCTTTATTTTGTAAGGTATTCAAGCGATTTTTGATTTGATTAATATCCATAACTTTCTTAATTTCTAATATAGTATAATAAAACTCTTATATAAAACCAAAGTTATATATAAATTATTTTATAAATTTTTGTATTTATTATTCTTAAATCGTCGCCTTGTGTTAATAATACACTATTTTGATAATCAGGCCAATTTACTTTAAAATTAGAATCTATTTTTCCTTCATTTAAAGATTTTATTAATGTGTTTAAAGCATTTATTGTGTAAAGGGTGTTAGACTCTTTTTTTCTGTGTAATAAAATTGTATTATCAGGAATTGTATCTAAAGGCTTATCCATATCAATATTATATGTAATTAAATATTCTGTAGTTTGGGAACTTTCTAAAATAAATAATTTATTATATAATATAGAATAACGAGAAGTTATCATCGCTATTGTTTCAGGTAAAAAATCATGTGCAGTAAAACTACAAAATAGCTTATTCTTCATATCAATCTCAGTATTACCCATAAATATTGAAGATAAATTAAAATGCATAGTTATTTCCCCTTTTCATTTTTGTTATAAACCCGGTTGATTCTAATATTTGTTTTATTTCTTTTACTGTTTCTATTCCATCTTCTTTATTAAAATCAAGAAGAATACTGTCATATGTGTATAATATAATAGATGATTGTTTATTTTCCAAATATTTTAAAACTTTTTTTAAGAGTTCTACATTTGATTTAGTTTCTAAAGACTGAATATAATAGTTAAATATTTTAGTTGGAGATAAATCATCTTGTTTATGTAATATTCTACCAGTGGCAAGTTTTACTTTTCCTTCTTGTTGGTAAATATTCCATAGTTTTTTGATTAATCCATTAATTTGTCCAAAGAATGGTTTGTCTCTGTTTTCTTGTTTAACACCTCCATAGATGTTTTTGAACGTAATCTCCTTTGCTTCTTCAACTGATACGCCGAGTAATTGCGATAAATGATCATAAGGAGTGGAAGTCCAGCGAAAACCAATAATTGAAGCGATAAGAGAAGGATGGTAGGCAGTGAAGTCATATTCTATAAAATAGTCGTTTGATGGTATTAAAGCCGTTCTAGCACCAGTATCTTTAGGTAAAGCAGCAAAATTAATATTATTAAATGTATTACTAGGACGAGTTGTTAAATTATAAAGATTGTATGAAGTATGTATTTTATTTTTACTGATAGAATAATCTTCAAACTGTGGTTCAAAATGATTATTAAATTTAATAGGTGTAAATTTTATTCCAATTTGTTCGATTTGTCTAAATACGCCTGTGTAAGTATTATCAAACCAAGTATTTATTTTTCCATCTAAATATGGTTTTATGTGTTCAAATACTTTTTCCCACTTTTCAAGGTGTTTAACCACTGGGATAATATTGTTAATATTGTTTCTAAAATAATGTTCTCGATAAAAATGGGTATGAGCAGGTGTATCATGTTCAGATGGTTTAATGGTTTTATTTGTTTTATTTAAAGCTTTAAATTGAATGTCACTTACTGTTAAAGTTGATGGTAAAAAATAATCATGAAATTTTTTATCTAGTACATAAATTATATTATGTTTTTTTAAAAATTCTAAAACATCTTCAATATCTAAATTGAATGTTTCTGAATGATTAATGGGAAATATGTATCCTTTTGAATTAAGACATCTATAGTATATAGAACTTACATTTGTAAGTTTGGGATGATAATTATCATTTCCTGGGATTATTTGAATAAAACAACTATCAGTACAATGTTCATGTAATCTAAATAATTGTTCTTTTGTTTCTATAATTGCGTGCATAACCTTTCATATAATATAATAAAAAAGGCTTGGAAAACCAAGCCTCTTTAATATTATGATAATCCACCTGGCCTTTTGGCTGGATCTTTGTCTCGATCTGCTACAAATTTATCTATTTTACTTGCAGCTGCAAAAATAATATTTGCTAGTTTATTTCTGTCTTGAGTTATTTTTCCGTTTGGATCAATAAATGGTAAGATACTAAAAATTAAATCAGCAAATTCTCTTCTATCGTTGATGTTTTGTAAATGTTGTGCTAAAGACTTAGTTGCTTCAATAGCATTAGCTGAAAAATTAGTATCAGGTGTAAAAGTTGAATAGTCTTCTTGTACTGTTGTTTGTGCTGCTTTTGCTGCTTGTTTTTGTTTACCTTTTAACATATTAGCAATAGCAAACAATGCTGATTTTAAACTTGCTTTGTCTTTTCTTAAATTAGCACTAACAAATTGACTCATTTGTAAAATTAAATCTCTAAAATCATCAGCAGTATCAATCTTTCCTAATGCTGTTTTTACAGGTGTTGATTGTTCAATATCATTTTTAACTGTTTTTACATCAGGAGGAAGTGGTTTTCCATCTACTCCGGTTGGTACTTCTGGTTTTTTGTCTTTATCAGCTGTTGGTTCAGTTGTGTTTATTGGTTCATCTATAATAGCTGGGTTTTCTTTGGTAGATTCAACATCTTTTAATGATTGATAAAGATCATTCAATGTAGCTGCTCTTGAACTTTTTCTTCCTTTTAGTCTAGCTAATGCTGTTACAGCACTACCTGCTACTAAAGCAACACCTAATCCACTAGCAACAGTTCCTAACCAACTTCCTGCTGCTGTTGCGCCTTTTTTCAATAAAATTTTTCCTAAAGATCTAGTTACTAACATGTCTCCAGGACTAGCACCAGTTCCAGCAAATTTACCTTTAAAGAAATCTCCTAAAGTTTTGCTTCCATCTGCTTTAGTTAATGCTGCTAGAGCTTGACGACCTTGATCTGGATCTTTAAACATTCCATTGTCTGCTGTTAGTCTATCTAGTCCTTCTTTATAGTTTCCTTCACCAATTTTAGTAATGTGTTCTTTTACATCATCTAAAGAAGCATTTGGACCTAATTGAGGTAAATTCCAATTTTTAGCGGCATTAATTCTATTTAAAGTTTGAGTTAATCCTTCACCTTTTAATACAGATATTAAATCAGCTTTGTCTTTAAGTAAATCTAATAACCAACTTACTCCACCTAGTGCTCCACCAACACCAAATAAAGCTAAAGGTAAATTCCAAGAACGAAGTGTTTTCATTCTATAAGAATCAAATTTTTCTTCACCTTTTCTTCTTTGTAGTAGTTTTTTAGCATCTCCTTTACTGTAATTGTCAGTGTCTCCAATTTTTTCTCTTTCTGCTTCGTTTGTTACTGAATATGCTGCTTTTACTTGTCTATCTAATATATCTTTTACATATTCTCTTAAATCGGCAATAACAACATTTGCAGCATCAACAGGCATATATTCTTTATCTTCAGGATCTTTTTCAGTAGCATCTACAATACTGTCATATATTTTAGCAATTTCTAAACAACTTTTTAAAAAATCTCGTGCTGATTCATTATTTGGGAATTCAGAATTATATTGTTTAATTCCAGCATCAATTTTTCTAATAATATCGTTACCTTCTTTTGCTAAAATATCATCGATTTTTTTAATAGCTTCTTGATCTACTTTACCTTTACCAAAAATCTTTCCATTAGCTTTATATCTACCTAATTTACTTAAATAGTATTTTGCTTTTTCCCATAAACTTTCATTTAAAGTACCTTCTTTTAATAAAGGATAGCTTTCATTTAACCAAACAATAAAATCTTCTTTAACAGTTTCAAGAGTTTCTTCTTTCTTAAGACCTGCTAACTTTTGCATTTTTATTACGTCTTCGTTTAATAATTTTTTCATGATATTATAATGATAAATATGTATTATCTTTCAACTTCAGCATATAAAAGCAAATCAGTTAAATAACTTGATAGTCCAGGTATTGATTGTTCGGCTTGTTGTATTGATCTTTTATTTGAGTCTATAATACCCCCTCTTATAAGAATATTATTTTGTTTTTCATCAAATAAGGGTCCTCGTATTTTCCACAATACTTCACTAAACCAATAATAGTCTTTATCTATAGAATTAACAATACTAAAATACTCATTTTTACTGGTTTCTCCAAATGTTAAACCACTTGAAAGTTTATATCTAAAAATATATCTTGTATAGTAACTTATATTATAATCGTCTTGAGATGGAGGTAAACTATTATTTTTTGGAAGTTTAATAGTATTTATAGAACTTCTAGTTTTTTTTAATAAATCATCATATTCTGCTGGTGTAGCTTCATAAGTGTTTATTGAAGGATCTATAGTTGTGTTGGGTGGTTGACTTAAACTTAGTGAGTTTATTGTGTGAGTTTTTTCAGTCCATATACCACCGTATAAATCTCTATGATAATAACCAACATAATTTATTCCTGTAGATTGAATTATAAATTCTCCACCATCTGTGTAGTAAACTGTTGGGTCTAGTTTGCCTAAAGGAATATACATTATTTTATATTAAATGTTCTTTTAATAAAGTTATTTTTTAAAGTTTGATCTCTTTTATTATCATTTAAATCAACCGTGAATGTATTCATCCAACTTTTATAAATATTAATTTGATTAGCAGCATCCGATGCAAATAGATTATTTCCAGTTTGTTTTACTTTATAGTGAAACATCATAGATTTAGAAGCACTAATGTCAAAAGCTGAACCATTGAAAATAGGTGTAAATGATGTTAATGGTGTTCTATTAGGTAACAACAAACCATAGTATGTACTTTTTAATTGATTTCCTATATTCCTACCTCCAATAATACTTTCAAGATTTTTTCTAAGTAATATATAATCTATTACATCAGCTGTTGTTCCTGTTCGTTTTTTTATTACATTTCCTCCTATAAAAAATGGATAATAATAAAATATATCAATATTTTGTGCTATTTTTTGTTGAATATCAACTATTGTATTAAAATATTTATTGCTTGAATCTGTTTTAGCTAATTCTTTTAAAACATTAATATAAGTTGTGTCTGATGTTATTTTTGTATTTAATATATTTGTACTTCTATTAACTTCTTCTCGTTCAACCCATTTTTGAAAAAAACCAAAAAACTGATCTATTCCATAGTTTTTAGTAAGTACAGTTCCATTATCTTGAGAAAACCCTATTGCTGTGTCTCCACTTCCTATTCTTGTGTAGTTATATTCAAAGTGTTCTTTAGTTAGTAGTGATTTCCATGAAGTATAACCAAAATACGGATCTAAAGTAGCGGATGTTTGATTTGGTCGTGAAAAACTTTCTAAAATTGCTGAAAATGAACTTCCTTCCTGACTTACTGAGAATAATAATAATGATTTAAATGCTTGATATTCAAGAAAATCTATAAGTACTGGGTATAATAATGCTAATTTTATACCTTCTCCTACAAATGATTCAAATCCTTTTCTAGTGATATTATTTGATAAAACATGTTTTCCATCAGCATTATAAAATTTACTATCATCTAAAATACAAATTTGAGTTTCTAAACTAGTTTCCCAATCATTTTTAGTTAAAGTATGACTAATATCTGTAATAACAAAACCTAAATTTTTATCAATATAATTTTTAGGTAAAACATTAGGATTAACTTTGAATATTTGACCTACTACAATTCCTCCAATTCCATCTAATGTTATTTTTAATTTAAAGGGAATTAGTGCTTTAAAATTTAATTCTCCATCAAATCTTAATAAAAACTGTTTTAAAAATGTGTATGGAATAGTTCCATTAGTTTGAGTCTCAATTTCAAACTTTTTAGTTGAATCTCCAATTACATAATCCTTTAAATAAAGCAAAAAATCAAATGTTTTTTGATAAATAGGATCAGTTGCACTTCCATCTGGTTGGGTAATTTCTTCTCCTTGCCATTTTTGTAAAGCTATTCTATCTGTTAAACCAGCATTTAAATAAACTTGTGTAGAGTTATAAACATCTCCTAAATTTGCACGACTTTGTGCAGCAATTGCTATAATAGTTGATTGTTCGGGGAATATTTGTGATTCTATTGATACATTTCTACAAATACTTCCTAATCCCATTAAATCAAACTCATATTTAGGTTTAGCATTTCTTTCTAAATAATAAAGATCTATTAGTTTTATTTGATTTTGATCTCTTCCTATAGTACTTAAACCAAAGTTATTAAGACCACCCATAGCATTTGATATTTTTTTTAAAATACTATTAACATATGTCATAAAATTAACACCATCATCACTAGTATTATTTTTAATAGATTTATATTCACCCAATAATAAACTTAAATTAACAAAAATATTTCCAATATAACCAGCTTTTAAATTATCATCATAAAACTCAGGTAAATTTCTAGGATTTCCATTAGCATCTGTAACTTGTGGTTGAATACCTGGACCTGTATATGATCCTAAATTAAGATAACTTAATTCAGTACTAAATGCTTTTGAATTTCTTACTATACAAATACTAGGATCAGTAGATATAGTATCAGATCCTGCTAAACATAAGTCAGAATTAGTAAATGTATCATCTTTAGGAGGAATAATTTTAATTAAATAATCAGTTTTTGTTGTTTTATTATTAGTTGTTTTAAAGTTAAAATAAGCAGCCATAATAGCAAACCAAACATCTAAACTTATATATTCATAATATGTTCCATTATCAGAAGCATTTTCTTTAGACTCATTATTTACTATATTTTGAAGTAATGGTTGATTATCCAAATATTTAGCATACTTATCAAAATCAGCTGTTATTAATTTTGCTTTAATATCTTCAATAGGAATAGCATTTTCAGCTGCTCTCCAAGTTCCTCTATATTCGTCTTCATTAATAGCATAAACCTTATCACCATCTGTATTATATATTTTTTCTAAATAGGGAAAGTTTTTTGTTTCTGATAAGAATTTTAATGATAATAGTATATTTTCATATTCATCATATGAGTATGACTTAATTGATGGATCATTTATATTAAATGTACCAATATTTTTAGTATTATTTGAATTAACTGATATTTTTAAGCTATTTATAACTTCTCCCATTGAAATAAGAGTAGTTTGACATTCATAACCACCATTAGACATCATTTTCCAACTAAAGTTTTTAATGTAACCTAACATTCCATCATAGTTGTGGCGATATTTTACTCTTAAGGTTTCTAATTTATCATAAACATCTTGTTGAGATAAGTTGTCAAAAGGATTAATAGTTATACCATTAAAAACCTGAGATTTTATTTTGTCTGAGGTTAATTTTTTTACTGATTTATCATCATCATAGTCTAAATACTGAGACCATCCCCACTCAAGTAATACTGAGTATCCTGGTCTCATAAATAAAAGTTCTAATTCATTTAGTTGGTTTATGTCCCAAGCATAGAATTTTATTGTTGTTTCAAATAAAGAACCATATGCTGATTTAGTATGCATGTTAACATCTATAATTCCAGGCATTGGCCTAATACCATATACTTGATAATAATCCTTATCTACTGTGTTATTTGCGCGTACATCTATATTACCACCATAGACGCTGTTTTTTTGAGCTATTCCGTATCTTTGTGATGCTTCTACTATATTGGTTCCGTTGTTAGATTTAGTATAAAGTGTTCCACCTTCTAAAATATATTTTTTACTTAGTTGATTTCCGTTGTAGCCACCATCAGGTTTTACACCAATGTTTCCAGCACCATTAAAAGTTAGGTCTTTTCCTGAAGTGAAATTGACAAAACTAGTCATTCTTACCCAAGAATTTTTACTTAAATAAAACGGTAATAAATTATTTCTGTTGTTATTATTAATAGTACCAGATGAATTTCCTGCTATTACGTTTGTTCTAGCCTGTAACTGAGTTTGTATAGACTCTGCTATTGTTTCTTTGAATATGCTCACGACTTTTATTAAGGATTAAGTTTGTCAAAATCTTGTAAAATTTTAGTTAAATCTTGTGGAATTCTTAATTGTATTCCAATAGGAGGATACAATGAATCACGATTTAACTCATTTGCTATTTGGAAAATCCAATATAATGTTGGATCTCCATAAAATTGTGTTGCTAAATTATCTAATCTGTCTCCTTGTTGTGTAATAATATACACATCATTAGTAGACTCAACAATAAAAGGATACTTTGTTGAAGCAAAATATCTTGGTCCTTTTGGTTCTTTTAAAATATTATTTAAAGGATATCTATTCATTATTGAGCTGGTGTAGTGTTAATTTTTATTGTTGTGTCTTTACCATTTACAGAAACTCCATTTTCATCTGTTGATATTCTCAATCTAGTTTGAGGTAAATAACGATTTGGGAAACCTTGTCTAAAATCAGGAGTAATAAATGTTGCAGTATGGTCCTTATCTCTTTTATTTTTCTTAGGTAAGAAGCTATGAATAGGTTTAAAGGCCATTGAAATTTTCATGTATTTTGGAACTTCGTGTTGAGAAGCATCACCTAAACTTGTAGTTCTAAGTTCAGGTTCATTTATTGCTATTTCCCAAGGTGCTGTTAATAAATCACTAACATTTAATGAAGTAAATACACCAGGTTGTTGGTAAATATAATCTCCTATTGTTAAATATGCATAATTTCCTCTCATTTGACCTTTACTGGTATAATCAGGAGCCATATTAGACATTAAGTAATTTAATTTAGTGTAAATAGCAGGCATTTCTGCTGCTGAGTGAGCATATAAATAAAAACTAAAGTTAATGTCTCTTTTAAAACCTTCATATGTGTAAAAAGGCTCACCTCTTCCCATATAATTAAATTCTTTCCAAGTAGATGAAAAATTATCTGAAATATCAGCTAAATATGCTCTAAATGCTAATACATCTGTATTTTGGGTAGGTGCTACACCATTTGTTGTTGATGTAGGCCAAACCGGTTGATCATTGTTTAAAAATTCTATTCTAAATTTAATAATGTCTCTAGCATAGTTACCAGATATTTTCTTTGCTACTTCAGTAGCATTAAATAATCCAGTGTATATTTGATTTATATCTTTAATACCAGCTTTTTTAGCTGAGTTTGAATTATTATAAAATGTAGATCTAGGAGTGATAGTTAACATGTTTATGCTATCTATAGTATTAGGACTACCAATATTTGAATTATTACTAGTAACACCTACTCTACGATGAACATTTTTAGTAATATAATTATTTCCTTTAAATTTTCCTTTATATTCGGTAAAATCAACTGGGTATTTGGCTAAATTTGATTCTTCTGTTTCAGTTAATGAATTTTTAGTAATATATTTACTATTTTCTCGAATATCTTCATAAGACCAAGGTATAAACCCATTAGTAGAACTATTAGTTTCAGATGATGGATTATATATTTTATCTGTAGAAAAATCATTTCTATTTAAAAAATTTGATCCAGCTACTGCTTTAGTTTTTCCTAGACCTAAATAAGAATCAGGACCACCATTATATTGAGATAATGTCCAACTTCCAGCGCCTCTATTATCATCCATCTTATCTTTATATAGAGTTAATCTAGATATAAAGTTATTATCATTATCACCTGTATTAGCATATAAATAACTACCAGGAATAAGATCTGTATTACTAAATGTTGGTTTTAAACCATGTCTGTCAAAGTGTAGTCCAAAAGCATTTCCACCAGCTGCTGCTAATGGGCCAACATAGTCAAAAAGTTGAGTATCTATTACTTTACTACTAGTTGTAGCTATTGTATATGAAGTATTTGGATTACTAAATTGTAGTCCACTTTGTTTTACTAAACTTAATACTCCATTAGTACTTAGTAAAAATTTACCTAGTCTTACTTCGTCTAAAGCGGTAGCGGTTATAGCATTGTATAGTCCTCCTCTAATAAGTCCATCATCAAATTTTTCAAATGGACCATCTCCTTCAACAGGAGCAGGAATATGTGTTTGACCAGCTAAGGTAACTGTTTCTTGAGTTGTAGAGACACCAAAGACATCATAAACTCTAGTGAATTTACCCGATAGTGATTCCTCATATAGTTCCCTTAAGCTTTTAGCCATTAATAGCGACCTTCAGCTGGACCTTTAGAACTGTATGGACCCCAAGGAGCCGGTTTACCCGCACCACTTGAACCAAAAGCTAATTGAGTACTTCTAGTGAAATAAGCATAACCTGGAATTTGTGTTGAAACCCTACCAGTAATCAAATCTTGAGATTTAGATAAAGTATTTGAAATAGGTAAAGTAGTTCTTGCCTGAATTTCAGATGTGTATTTTTGACCTAAATTTTCAAATGTAGGTCCTGGAATACCTAATAATCCATATCTGCTTGTATTAAGCGGGTCTAATAATCTGTCTCTTAATGAATATGCCATAGTTAGTGTTTATTGATAAATATTAAACCCAGTTAGAAGAATAACTTTGTTTTTGGTATTGAGTTGCCGATTTTCCTATTTGTTGACCGTTTTGATTAATTGTAGATTCACTCTTAACATAAACATTAATTTCTTTATTATTATTATTTGATGTAGGAACGTTTATTCCACCAACTCCGCCACCACCACTTGGAGCAGCTATGTTTGTTTCACCTCCAGACGCTGCATTGATTGCAGCATATGCTACTCCGGCTGCTGCTAATGCTACTAATATACCAGTACCGACTGTTAAGAAAGAAGTTGTTAATGCTGCTTCAGCAGCCACACCACCAAATTGAACAAGAACTGGAGCTAATTTTAATGCCATGTCTACTAATCCTCCTACCATCTTAACAGCTATAATAGTACCTATAGCAACTATAATTCCTTTTAAAGTATTAGCACTACTTACTAATTTAGCAAATTTATCCATCATTGTTCCTAAAGGACCATTAGCTAAAATAGCAATTCTTTCTTGAAGATTTTCTACTAATGAATTAAAGCGTTCTTGGTTTGATATTTGAGTAGCTTGGGCTACTAATTGTTCACCGTTTTGAGCTTGAGCTAATTCTGCATTTAATTTTGAATAATCACCAGTTCTACCTGCTTCTCTAGCCATTTCTTCAAATGCTGCTTTAGATTCAAGTGTAGTTCCTGCTAAAAGTTTTTGTTGTTTTAACATATCAGCCATTTCATCTGCTGATAATCCTATAGATTCTGCTAATGATTTTTGTTGAATTACGTTTAAATTTTGAAATTCTTCTAAACTTCCTACTTGATTTACTAATTCTTGAGCAGCTTTAGCGGTTTCACCTCTTAAAGCTAATTCACGAGCTTGTTCAAGATTTAATGCTTTACCGGTTAATAATTCTGCTTTTAATTCATTTTCAATACTAGTCTCGAAACTTAATAAACTATTTGCCATCTTAGCGGCTTGTTCAAAACTAAGTCCTAATTTTTGTACTTGAATTACAGCTTCAGCTATTCTTTTAGGGTCATTGCTGTATTGAGCTGATAATTGTCCTCCAACTTTAGCTACATCTGATAAAACTTTTCTATAATCTAGTGTTATTCCTGTAGCTTTTCTTAAATTTACTACTTGATTACCTACTTCTACATTTACATCATGAGCACTTTGTTGGTTTAGTTTACCCAAACCATAAAGTTTAGCACCTTCAGCCGCTTGTAAACCCATTCCCTTAACGATCTCAATTTGATCTAAACGTGATTTAGCAGTAAATAAGGCTCCAGTTCCTAAAGCTTCATTTAATTGGTTATTTGCTTCTACCTGATTTTTTACACTTGCTAAAACACTGTCTACATTTTTGTTTATATTAGAAACATTGTCAGCTGCTGTTAAAAAACCTTCAGATACAGTTCTAGCTCCATCTTTTGATATTTGTAAACTTTTACTTAAGTTAGTTACTAAACTGTCAAATTTTAAAACATTTTCTAAAATCTTTTTAAAACTAATTCCTATGTTTTCTAATTGGTTATCAAGAAATTTAAAAGCTCCACCAAATATTGGAGAATCTCTTAATTTTTTATTGTAAAATTCTACTTTTCCTGTTAATTTATCCCAACTACCTAAATTTTTATTTAGAGCATCAAATTCTTTACCATGATTAGTTATAATATTACGACCAATATCCATTTGTTTTTGGTATTTAGCTAATTTTTGTAATAATAATTTATCTTCGTCTGTTATATTTTGAAGACTAGTAAAACTTCCATCGTTAATATCACTTACAGCTTTTAATTGTTCATTAAGAATATCTACTTTAGCTTGTTGTGATAAAGCATCTTCTTGAGCATTTTGTACAGCAGTTGCTGTAACGCCATTTAATCCTCTTGCTAAATCTTTTTCTAGTATTTTAGCTTCATTTTGTTTTGCTTCTAATTCAGCAATTTCTTCTGTTATTTTATAACGAGCTGTTAAACCATCTACATATTGTTGAGCAGCTTTTTGACCATCTGTGCTAAGCTTACTTTGTATATCTTTAGATTTTTCTAAACCAACCTTATATAAATTTTGAGCTTTATTAATTTTTTCTTGTAATTCTGCAAATCTTAAACCAGATTTTTCATTATCTTTGAGTGCTTCTAATTGTTGTTTAATAACTTCTACTAAATTTTTAGAATCATTAACAGATTTTTTCATAGAATCACCAAGGGCTTGATATTGACCTACTAAAGCTTTAGCAAGATTTTCTTGAATACCAATTTCAGTGTTTAAATCTTGGGAGTATCCTAACCGCTGTCTTTCAATACCAATGTCTTCCCTGCCAAATTGTTCAACCATGTCAATAAATATTTAGTTATTTTTTCTTTATAGAAGATACAATATCCGGTTTAAATCGCGATATATCTGGTGTAGACTTAGAAGAATTTGATCCTTTAGCTGCAGCTTCTTCAGCTTCTGCTTTTTTCTTAAGAAATTCATTGATTTTATGAATATGATATCTTCTGTTAGATATAGGCATGTCCCATACTTCACTCCATATGAAACCTCCTCCGCCATGATAAACTAAATCATGGACCTCATTCATAAAAATTGGTCTATAGTGTAATGTCAGGCCAAAAAAAGCTCACATTCATTGGTATTGAGGCGCCCTCCACAACGTCTCCTTTACTGTCTGTATAACTAAAAGTCATATCTAGATCAGGCGTAATTTCGTTGATGAATTTGCGAAGTGCTCTAACATCCATGGAAAGCATGTTGTCCACAAAGTTTCTTATTACTTCGTCACGAGTATCGCCGTTTATTGCGGTTATAGTGTGTTTGAGGGTAGTAGTAATGTCAAAACTTTCTTGTGGTTTAACTTTTTTCAAACCTTTAATTTCATTGTCAATATTGATTTGATTAGTTTGATTTAAAAGTTTAAATTTAACACTAACTTTTGACTGAGGTAAAATAAAATCAAACTCATTTTGTCCAGCTATAAATAAGTCTTCATTGATTTTTTTATTTTTCAACTCAGATAAATCTATATCTACAGGAATTTTAGCTCCAAATTTGTCTGTTACATCAACACGGTATTTTGCACCGTATCCTAAAATTCTAGCAGCAACTAAAATAGCATTTTTATCTCCTGTAATTAATTCGTTGTAATCAATTTTACTTACTATTAAAGACTGTAATAACTTGTCTATTACAATTCCTTTTTCTAAGTAATTTTGGTTAGTAAGAATGTCTTCTTCACGAGCAGACATGTATTTTAATTCAATTGTACCTGATGATAGTGGACTTGATTCAGGATAGACTAAACCTTTACTTGGTAAATCTATAACTTCTGTTGGGAAACGGAACTCGTTCATATTTTGATTTTATTTGATTTTTTAATATTTTCTACATGCCACATAGGACGTAAATTTGTATAATGATTTAACTTTTTTACTTCTTCTTCTGTTTTTGCTAATGATTTAGGTTTAATATGATCAATACTCCAACTTTCTTTTGTATTACCATAATTTTCCCAACTCATACCTTCAATCCACTGTGATTCAATGTGTTCTCTAAATTTATCCCAACTTTCCAAACCTAATATTTCTAATGTTGACTGGTTTTTGTAAATAGAATTTATTTTTAATGATTTCCACACGGCATGCATTAATGAATTATGTAATTTTACTAATGGATCCTTTCTTTTATTTTTCATCCATTCATTTTGATATTCTTTAAGTTGTTGTTTACGAATATCTTTTGGAGTTTTTTCTTTTATAATATAATATTTTTTAAAAGTTTTTTGATGACTTTCTCTATTTTTTTCTGGGTTATTTATTTTCCATTGTTTAGAAGATATAGAGGCGCATTGTTTACAATTAGATTGTAATCCATCTTTAGAATCTTTGTGTTTACAAAAATTACTAATATCTTTTGTTTGATTACATTTAGAACAATTTTTTACACTCATATAACTTTATTTGCTATAAATATTAAACAAAAAAAGAGTCTGGCAAAAACCAGACTCCTCTTTTTATTTTTAAGACTACTATTAGTAGTTCAATATGCAATAATCCATAGCAAGTGTCAACTGAATATCTTTTGTAGCTTCACCTGCTGAATAATCACCTTGTCCAAAATCTGCATTTTTAATAAATGCACCTTTGATAATCCATTCACCTACTACATCACCAACTGGACCTAGTTCTGATAAAGTAATGTCTTTTTTATAGAAATCACTGTAACCATCACGTCCTGTTACTGATTCGTGTGATAAACGAATCCATTCCATTGTTACTTGTTCGCCTGAAGGAGTAACTGGATCCCAAAGTGTTAAGTCCATATCTGACCATCTAGCTTTTCCTTTGATTTTACGATAAACATTAATGTGATCTAAAACAATCTCATTTAAGTTTACTGTTGGAAATTTAACTTTATGGACCAAATACGCAGGAACACCCTGGATAGTCATTAACCAGCGATTTTGAACTTTAGGTTCGAACGCTGTGAAAAATATTTCGTTTGAATTTAATACTGGCATCTTATTTAGTTTTTATCTTGTTCTATAATAAATATGTTATATTAAGAGAATGTTACACCTGTTGGAGTAATGTTGAATGTTAAATAAATAAATTCAATAGTTTTAGTAGGTTGAATGTAAATTTGTCCAACTAGTTGATTTCTATCGATTACATCTGCTGTATTATTAGTATCATCCATTACTACTTTGTAAGCATACAAACCTTGTCTTTGTTGTACACTTTCCAAATATGGATTAACTTGACTTAAAAAATTATTTCTTGTAGAAATAGTGTTTTGTTCAAACAATAAACTTTCAGCAATATTTCCAATATAACGTTTAAGAGCAATTAACAATCTACGAACATTTACTCGATCTAAAGCACTAGCTTGAGTTTGTAAGGTTTTCTGTCCGTAAGCTACTAAACCAACACCAGGGAAACTAGCAATTGGATTAACTTTACCTTGATATAATTTGTCTCTGTCAGTTGTTTGTAGTTTTCTTTCTGCTTGTAAAGCACCACCAATTCCACCTCTGTTTAAACCAGCTGGAGCAAACCACTCAGCACTAACTTTATCGTTAAAGCTATAAACACCTGGCATTACTGTTGAAGCCGGAACCCATACTAATTTACCTGAAGCTTGACTTAATACTTGAACCCAAGGCCAATAAGCAGCAGCATAGTTAGTATTCATAGTAGCAGCTTGATTTACAACAGCACCTACTGTAGCACCATAAGCATAAAGATCAGTAATATAAAAACAATCACCTCTATCTTCAGCTACATTAATAAAACTTGAAACAGCTGAACTGTGTAAATTTTGAGTTAAACCTGGAGTAGCTAATAATTGATAATCATATTCTTCTGGATTATCTAATAAATTTGAAGCAGTAATATAATTACCTACTGTAAGTCCTTGAGTAGTAGTACTAATATTTTCAAATAAGTTTGTAACTGTACTTAAATCATTTCCTTCAGCTCCTCCAAAACTTCCTGAACCTAATACTGGAATAGAAGCAGTGTAAATACTATTAACAGCACCATTATTTAAGAAATAATTTGGAGTTGGAGTTAGTACACTGTTTACTCTTACATATCTTGAACTATTAGGATAGTTACCAGTTTGATTTAAATAATATTGACCTGTAGTAGAATCATAAGCAACATTCACATTTCTGTCTCCAATTACTCGTGAAATATAATTAGGACTATTTGGATCTAAACTTAAGTTAGTAAAAGTTTCAAGAACAGTTTTATTTAAACTAGTATCATTACCTTGACGAATCAATAATGAAAATAAACCAGATCCTGTGTCAGATGCGACTACTTCCCATCTTACGTTATCCACTGAACCACTAATTAAAGCTCCATTAGATAATTGAGATCCAGAACTAAAACTATTCATAATAGTACCTTGACCAAGTGTACTTAATGTAAATGAAGCTGAATTGTTAGAAGCTGAAGTAAGATAATTAGCTATTGAACTTGTAGCAGAAGTATATGATCCTGATGTTACGCGAGTAACTAAAATTGTACTTCCACCTTGTTGAAAGTAGTTGTAAGCAGCTATTGAAGTTAAAAACTCATAATTCACAGATGCACTAGTAAATACATCTCCATATCTTCCTTTAAAATCAGAGTATGAAGTAACAAGTGTAGGGATATTTGGTTGGCCTTTAACTGTAGGTCCAACTAAAGCTAAACCTGCTGTAATCGTTCCCTGAACGATTTGTGATGTATCATTTTCGTTTAATACAATGCCTGGTGATAATAATATTTCGTTTGCCATTTTATTAGGTTGTTTCTAGTAATAAATATGGACTAAAATATTAAAACACCAAAGGACCCATAAGGGTCCTCTAGTTAATAGTATTTTAAATTGATTAAGCAGGAATAAATTCACCTTTATCAAGATCAATGGTTCCTACACCATATTTTTCTTGGAAAAATTTACCAGTTTCTTGTTCTTTAGTTTTTAGTTCGTTAAAGTATTTTACTACTTCTTCTCTTCTAGCTTCAATTTGTAATTTAGTAATTTCTAAACTACCTAATTCTTGTGCTACTGCTTGATTTTCTTTTTGTAACTCTTGCAATTGTTCGATTTCTTCGATTGTAAGTTTTGTGTTTTCCATATAACGTTATTTTTTTTTATTTATTTAAGATGGTGTTTCTTCTGTTGGAATGCCTGTGATTTCAAATGTACTAGTTGGATATGAAATTTCCAAGCTTTCTTTTACTTTTGTTGTAACATAATAAAGACATTTGTCAACTACAGTGTATCCTGTTTCCATTTTAGGAGCCTCAGCTGTATCTACATAAAACGGCCAGCAAGCAATTGAGCCAACTCCGTCTAAAAATGCTTGTTTAGATGGATACATAAAACAGTCTACAGGTATTTGAGTTCCTGCTACTGGATAATGTAGGGTCAAACGGAAATAAGGTTGTGTGTATGTTCCGTAGTTGTAATCTAATGTATTTGTAACTTGTATTGCCATATAGTAATAAATATGTAGAAAAAATGTTAAATATTAAGCTATTTGCTGGATGATTAGCTGTGTATTTAAATCTCCTCTAATATATTCTCCAGATTGTGCATTGGCAGCTGGTGTAGTTCTAATTTTAATATCAGTATTTACAGCAGGTGTATAAATAAAATCTAGCGTCCCATCACTTATGTTATTACTTCCATTAGTTGATTGTACTATTTCAACTGTAGGTCCTATTTGTATATTAGTACTATCATAACAAGAATACTGTAGTAAGTAAGCAGCTGCTGCTGACCATGCTAGTCTTGAAGTAATTCTATAAACTTTCCCTCCAGTTAAAGAAGCAATTCCAGTTATTGGATTATAAGGTATTCCTTTAATAACTGCAATAGTATCAAATAAAATATCTCGATTTGTCCATGTTTGTGGAAATGGAATTGTTTGGTTTGTATTTAAGGTAACATATAAATAATCATTAGGTAATCCGTTATATGAAGATGCTGTTACTGCTCCTACAAATTGTGTATTACCTGTTTGTAAATTCATATACAATAACCCAGCATTACTTCCTCCGGTATTACTTCCTCGTAAAACTCTAAATTGGTCTTGCCAAGTATCTAACATAGAAGCAGATGAATACAACCCTCCAGAAGCTGCAAGTAATATCTGACCTCCTTCCCCAGTTCCTCCGGCAAATGATGGATATACATTTAATGTATTTTCTGTGGATGGTGTACTTGTAATATTACCAATTGTTACTGCTTGGTTTAAGTTATTAACAAAAGAAGCTGTTAAAGCAAATGAACTACTGATTGCATTATTAGCCCATGAACTAGTTCCGAATAAAGATCCAGTGATTGTGGGTGCAATTAAGGATCCTGTTACTGTTAACCCGTTTGTAAATCTACCTAGACCGTCATTTCTTATAATGAGTCTTGTTAATGTACCTGTTATTATTTCTAATGAACCTGAGTTGTTATTTATGTCAATTGCATTACCTCCAGCTGCTATACTTTGAATCATTGAATGATTAGTAGCATTTGATTCCAGTTTAAGGATATTTACAGATGCTGAGATATGTAATCTATTAGTTGGACTAATAGTTCCAATACCTACATTGTTGCTTGCATCTAGAACTAATTTAGGGGTATTATCTGATCCTCTTGTAAATCCGATAACAGAACCAAAAATTCCAAGACGCATTTGAGTGCTTGATCCTCCGCCCCCGATTATATCCAAGTATGCACTTAACGCACCAGTATTTCTAAAGTCAGCAACTACAATTTCGTTGCTGCTGACCTCTAAAGGCCTATTATTTCCGGTTGTGTTATTTAAAATAACTTTACCTGTGGTTTTAAAAGTTCCATTTAGATCTAAGTTAGTAGTTGGATTTGCAACCCCTATACCAACATTTCCACCAACATATGCTATATTGGAGCCAGTTTGAAACCAAGGAAATGATGATGTTAAAGCAAAAGAACTACTTAAAGCATAAGAAGAACTTAATGTATAAGATGAACTTATTGTATTTGAACTAGAAACTGCAAATGAACTACTTAAAGCAAAAGAACTACTTACTGCTCTAGATGAAGATACAGCAAATGAACTACTTACGGCATTTAACACATAACTTGCTGTTTGTGCTGTTACAATATAAGATGCTGTCACCGCATTTGACGACCAGCTTGATGTTCCAAATAATTGACCTGTGAATGATCCGGAGAACGAACCTGTATTGCTTAGAAATTGATCTACTCTATTTGCTGTTACAATAAGTGAAGGTATGCCTGGTACTACTCCAAATGCTGATTCTGCGTGTAATCGTACGTTAGCATCAGGTGAATACCACATTAATTGAAAGTAATCATTTGCAGCAGCATTAACAAAGAAATTCCATGCTGCGACATAATGAGCACCATTACCAACTAATTGTATAGATGTAGCAGAATCACTTATGTTAGTTCCATTTTTTCTAATCCATACCCATATCTCATCTGTTCCACTGTCTGTTTTATCTACTTGTGCTGAGAATTGTATGTCGTAAACTCCGGGATTCTCTACCTTAATATAGGTATTGAAAGGGCTTGTTGATCCAGAGATAGATACTCCATTTGAAATATCAGTCACATTCAAAGACATTGATCTAGCAGTACTTGCTACATTCGTCTGTGTTTGTGTAGAGTAAAAACTACCGTATGAACCAGTAGCTGTATTTCCGCTTCCACCTGATCCACCAGTTGATGTAATTGTGACTTGTCCTAAGCCATTACTTGGTGATAATGTAATATTTGCTCCTGCAAGTAACTGGGTCACTCCGCCGTTCAAAGCATAACTTGCTGTGGTAGCTTGAGAGGAAGTTCCTGTTAAATTACCTATAATAGATCCACTTACATTTAAAGAACCTGTAAGATATAACGCATTGTTATTAAGTAATGTAAAATTACTACTACCACTAAATAAACCTCCATTATTAAACTGTAAAGAATACAAAGGACCATTTGGAACTCCACTACCAGTACTTGCTAATATAGCATTCACTGTTACTATTCCTGTACCTCCCACAGGAGATAAAATAACATTAGTACCCGCTATAATTTGAGTAACTCCACCATTTAATGCATAAGAACTGCTCAGAGCATAAGACGCGGTACTAGCATAAGAGGCAGATATTGGTACTAATGTACTTAAATTTCTTTCAAAAGTACTATTGTCTCCTCTAGTAGCTGTTAAAAATGGATTTGAAAAATTTAAATCAACAACAAATGATCCTGTATTTATACTACTTCCTGTAGACCTTAAATTTATTATATTTTGATTTTTATTTTGTTGTTGTTTTATAAATGCATTTCCGTCGTATGAATTAATAAGTATGTCTCCTACATTTAATTGTTTAGTAGTAGGAGTAAAATTAGGTATTTGTGTTACTTTAATTGAAGACATGGTTTAATATAAATATAAATCAATATAAAGCATTCCATACTGATCCATCCCAAAAATAAGGTTTTGGAGGAATACTTGAGGATACTGCAAAAGAACCAGCTAGTATATTCACTGTAGGTAGTGGATCTTGTGGCTGTAATGTAAAAATAGCACCAGATCCAGTAATACTTAAACTACCTGATATTGATGTAATAGATCCACTAACTGATATTCTTTGGGTACCTTGACCATCAGCAATTATAATTCTATTATTGTAAACTCCATCAGGTAAAACAACATTTGCTCCTATTATAGTATTATTTGAACCAGAAACACCAGATCCTGATATGTTATTGTATCCAATAACTGTATTGTTAGATCCAAATCTAACTCCTTGCATTGTTCTATAACCTAAAACAACATTATTTGATCCAGTGATATTTTGTAAAGATTGAAATCCAATAGATGTGTTATTTGATGTTGCTGTAGCAGAAGTTGAAATCATAGAATCAGTTCCAATTGCTAAATTACCAGCTGCTGTAGTTATTGATGATAAAGCATTAGCACCTATTGCTAAATTATCATCACCTGTTGTAATATTTCTTAAAGCACTTGAACCTATAGCGATGCTGTCTTGAGCTCCTGAACCAGATACCATTGCTTGGTATCCAATAGCAATATTATTATTTACTGTAGTTAAGAATTTTAAGGCTTCAAATCCTATTGCTATATTATTATCTCCTGATGTGACATTTGATCCAGCATCTACTCCTATAAAAATAGAAGAACCAGCGCCTGTTGCTAATTTACCAGCTCTTAATCCTATTGCTATGTTATTACCAAAACTTGTATTTGAAAATAAAGCCTCAGTTCCTATAGCAATATTATTATCACCGGTTGTAGTTGCATAAGAAGCTGAGTTTCCTATAGCTATATTATTAGTTATTGAAGTTGTACTTGCTGTAAATACATCAAAACCAATACCTATATTATTATTAGAACCATTACTAGTGACTAAAGGCATTATATTATTGCCTAATGCAATATTTCTAAAAGTACTAGTAGCAGATACTAATGATCCTGATCCTATTGCTATATTATTTCGACCACTTATAGCACTAGCAGCTAAATTCAATGTAGATAATGCTCTTGGATCACCTAGTACTAAATTAGTCGTATTACTACCAGATCCTTCACTTATAAAAACTCCATTAATTCCATTTGTAGAATTTATTGTGTCTAAGTTTGCAATAGATGAAGTTAATATACCATTAATACTTGATGTTCCATTAACTATAAAATTTCCAGTAAATGGATTTGTAAATATACCTGTTAAATTAGAACCATTTCCATAATAAGCAGATGCTGATACCGCACCAATTACATTAAAGTATGTTGTTCCATTATAATTTGTATTAAATCCTTTTATTGGTAATGCAGTAAAATTATTATTACTATCAACAGAATAACCTTGAGCAACAAAATTTAAATCAATTATATTTAGATAAGTAGTGTCTGTTTGAAAATCTAAGTAACTTAATGTGTTAGATCCAATTGCAGATACAGGATCTTCACCGTCATAGTAAGTATAAGGAAATCCCTGGTTAAATTGTAGTCTTGTATTTAATCTATTAAAAACATCAACTCCACTTTGTGCATTTCTTGATAAATTAATAAAATTAGCATCAACAGCATAATTATTGACAAGTTTACCAAATTGTAAGTATTTCTTATCTAAGTTATTATTCCCAATTATTAATAAGTTATTAATAGATGCTGTATTAGTTATAGTTAATGGTCCTCTAAATTCACTTCCTGAAGCTAAGTAAAGTGGAGATATAATTGAACTACTTACATTTAATACACCATTAACATTAGTTGTACTATTTAAATTAATAGTACCATTATTAATAGTTGATCCTGTGTTATAGTACCTAACAGATGTATCATTATCTAAACTTGAAGTTGTGATATAAGCAGTTGCTATTACTCTATTTACTAAATAGTCAGGGTCACCACCGGTATAATAAGTAGTTGTTCCTGTTACTATACCTAAAAATTTATAATTAGGAATATTATATCCATCTGTTTGTGTTTGACTACCACTACTGTAAAATACTTTTGTTCCTATTTGAGGAAAAGAAATACTACCAGCAAATGCATCAACATAAAAAGATGAACCGGATGTAATTGAATAACTTACTGAACCTGATCCTATATCATATAATCCATCCCACTGTTGATTAATTATAGATGGTTTGTTTGAATAAGAAGTTAAGTTTATACTTGAACTATTAAAAACACTATTTTGTATAACAGTATCATTAGTAATATTAAAATTTTGTATATCTGAATTTAAAGGTCCGTCTAAATCTATAGAACCGGATATGCGTGCTGAACCTGTGAAAGGAAACGCTCCACCACCACCAGTTGAACTCACTGTTACATTTCCTCCACTACCTGATGTGATTAAAATATCTGCACCACCTATGATTGTTGTTACACCACCATTTAACGCATAAGAAGCAGTTACTGCTCTTGAACTTGTTCCTAATAATGAACCAGTAAATGAAGTTGCTATTAATGATCCTGTTAATGTTAAACTTCCACTTATAGTTGTATTACCTCTTATAGATGTACTACCACTTACAGTTGTACTACCGGTTATAGTTGTACTTCCGCTTATTATTGTATTACCTCTTATAGATGTACTACCGGTTATAGTTGTACTTCCACTTATTATTGTATTACCTTTTACAGTTGTACTACCATTTATAGTTGTATTACCTCCTATAGTTGTATCACCATTTACAGTTGTATCACCATTTAAATTAATAGATCCAGAACCTGGGCTTGGAACTCCATTATAAAATCTAATAGTATTAGGGTATAAGTCTGGCCATGATGTTGTAGTGTATGCAATACATACAGCATAATATTTTGAGTTAGGATCTTCACCACCAATGATTTCATTGTAACTTTGTGAAACTATACCTAAAAATTTATACTCAGGAATACCGTAAAAATCACTTTCACTGCCACTTAAAAATACTAAAGTTCCTACAGGGGCATTTGGTTGTGGGGTATCAGTTGGATATTCTTTAATAAAAATAAAAGTTGAACCTTCTGTAATTGAAGTAACATTACTCTCTGTAAATGTCCACTCTCTATTAAGCGTGGATGGAACTAATGAATAAGGATTTAAATTTATAATTGCATTCTTAGACCCAGTTTGAGTAATTGTACTATTATTAATGTTAAAATTTTGTGTATTTGAATTTAAAGGACCATTTAAATCTAAACTACCTGATATACGCGCTGAACCTGTGAAAGGAAATGATGGTGTTGTATTTAATGCAAAAGAAGCAGTTCCAAACAATGATCCAGTAATTGAATTTGCTATTAAACTTCCGCTTATATTTGTAGTACCATTTAAATTAATAATACCTAAACCTGAACCAGTATTATAAAATCTAATACTTGGAGGGGTATCATCTAAACTTGAAGTTGTAATATAAGCTCTTACTGACGCGAAATAATAAAAAGTTTCACCTATTTCTGTTGAACCTGTAGTTGTAACTATACCTAAAAATTTATAATTAGGAATACCATATCCATCTGTTTGACTACCACTAATAAATACTTTTGTTCCTATTTGTGGAGGAAGTTGTCCATAAGATTCGTCTTGTAAAACATTAAAAATTGAACCTGATGTAATTGAAGTAACAGTAAAAAGTATAGGTGCTTGATTCCAATCTCTATTAATTGTAGATACTTGATTAGAAACAGTATTTAAATTTATAATTGATGGGTTATAAATAGCATTTTGTATAAAATTATTATTATTAATATTAAAACTTTGTGTATTTGAGTTTAAAGGTCCGTTTAAATCTAAACTACCTGATATACCCGCTGATCCTGTAAAAGGAAAAGATGATCCACCACCACCTCCTCCTGAACCTGTATTAACAGTGATTGGGAATGTTGAACCATCACCCTTGGTGAAAGTTATTGTGTTTAGATTTACAGAAGCAGTTGTTAATAATGAACCAGTATTTGTACTTCCACCTCCTCCATTTAAAGCAAAGCTTGCTGTTAGAGCGTAACTTGAAGACAAGGCTTGAGTTGAATATGATGCTGTACCAAATAAACGTCCAGTAAATGATCCAGTAAATGAACCTGTAGTGTAAGAAGAAGTAAAATTGTTAAAACTACTTGTAGTCACAAATGATCCTGTGTTTACAATAGTTCCTCCTCCTCCACCTAAAGCAGAAGACGCTGTAATATACAATTGTCCAGAAGCTGTATCAATTAAAACAACATTTGATTGAGAGTTAGATGTTAGTCCTCTAAAAAATATAGGTCCTGATATTGTTAATGATCCTGATACTATGGGTTGAAAAATTCTCATTTTATTTTACTGGTTGTGTTATATGACCTACTTGAATAATAGAATTATTTATTTTTATTAATGTTAATACCATAATATATTATAAATATTATATATTTGAATAACCGTATTCAAAAGGAATTAAATAAACATCAAAAGAACCAGTTACTGTTATTCTGTTACTTATTCCGTATTGAGTAGGAGTAGTTACTTTTGCATACATTAAATTAGTATCATCATACCAAGTTGTATTAAATTTACCTCCAATTGTAGTAGTTAATGTATATAATAATTGATTGTTTATATTATCATATATATCTACGATATAGCCTGAGCCATCTCCGGTATAGTTGTAAATTGAGCCTGATAGAGGATAGGTGTATCTACTTAAATTCATAAATCGTTCAAACCCAAGTCTTGTTCCAAGAGTTAATATTCTAAATTGTCTATTAATCCATGGATTTAAATAACTAGAAGAAGGTGCTTCAGAGTATCTAGCAAAATAATCTTTATATTCTATTATACTATAACTAGAACCTAACTCAACATCTGTTATAACAACATCATTATAAATATTTTTATATCCTACTCCGTTTTCATTAGGTAATATTTTAGCGTCGTAAGTATAACCTTGTGGATTTTGCACTAAATTATAAAATATATTTCCATTATCTATAATATAAGTACTACTGCTAACTGTCAAAGGAATAGAACTTGTATATAATAAAGAAGTATTATTAACAGCACTAGTAAATGTTCTATCAGAAAAAATATGAAATTTAGTACTATTATCTATACCTGTAGAAGGCACATCAGAATGATAATTTATTATATATAATCCAGTAACATTACTAGCATTTTGAGTTGTACTAGTTGTAAATATACTTGAAGATATTTCATTTAAACCTCTTACTAGTGTAAATCCAGAACCATATTCAGCTCCACTATCTATTCTATGTTGTACATTTTTCATACCACATATAGCGCTACCAAAATCATTGTATGTTTTAAAAGAAGATTGCCCTCCAGTTTTTATCCTTAAAGTAGTAATAGTAGCAGTATCAAACCAATTTAGACGTAAAGCGCTTTGTTTTAACTCTAAATTATTATCTAATATTCTAAATGTTTTATCAACAAATGAAGATGAAGGTTCTACTGGATATCCTAATGGTGAATTTATATATTCAGGTATTAAAATAGTATTTAATATTTTTGATGTTGTAGTTTTATCATATTCATAAGTCACATACAACGAAGGACTAATATGTCTAAAAGCAGTAGCTGTATTAGCTGCTAAATTTAAAGAATGAGTTACTGTTGTATCTGGCAAGGAAGAAGTGGGAATACTATACATAAAACGATCAAATCTATCAGATTGTAAAGCTCTTTGTATTAAACCAAATTGATACACTGAATTATAGGTTGAGGAAGTAATTGAGGAAGTTAAAAAAATGTTTATTCCAGCACCTGTGGTTTCATTTCCTTCTATTTCTATAAAATAATCTCTTATTACCACATTAGATTCTGGTAAAAAACCACCAACACCTGTTAATTGTGGTATATAATCAATAAATGATGAAGTATTTATCCCGGTAATACCTAAAGAAGATGTTGGGCTGTTAAATGGAATAATAGCAGTTTTTATGTAAGTGTTGTTATTATTTTCATGCTCATAAGTAGCGAATAATTTCGCTGTGTAATTATAAGCAGCACTACTAGTATTTGAAGCTGAAATTGAAGAAAGTGTTCTCCAATAAATATTTAAATCAACATCGATTGAAGAAGATTGAGCAGGTATATTAGAGTTGAAATAATTAGTAAAATCAAAAGGTCCAAGTACCATAGACCAGTTTTCTCCACTATTTCCTATAGTGTTAGCATCACCGGCGATAGTAGATAAATAATTATAAGAAGATGTTATTGAAGATCCACTTATTTGTAATGTTATATTATATCCATTTATACTTTGAACTACAGATAGCCCGTCCATCCATCCTATTTCTACTCCAACTGATTTAAAATTTCTAGATGATGTTTCAGGGAAATATAAAGTTTTTGTTCCTAAAGAAGCAGTGATTGTGTAAAATTGGTTTGCTCCAGACCCTGTTAAAGCAGCGACAGCTGAGCTAGCTGTTAAAGTAGGCCAAGCATAATATACAGTTTTCGCAACGGTTGCCATTATTTATATGTTTCTGTTATTAATTGTAAACTTAAATTTGAAGCACTTGTATTTGTTTCAACATTTATTAAAAATACATCATTAGGACTAAATGAAGTTGTCCAATTTGATACATCATATGAACTAGTAAACTGGTTATTTATCAATTGCGGTTTGTTTGTTGTTATAATAGTATCTGAGGATGTAGGTAGAGTGTTATTTCTTTTCCAAATATTTAATGTTGTTGTAGAACCTGTATTTGATGTTAAAATAAATCCTTTTATAGATCCTGAATACGGTGAATAAAATATACTGTTGGTTTTACTTCCTACTGTTATTGGAGTTGGAATACTACCTAAATTAAATGTAATTGTTCTTGATTCTGTAATAGAAGTAGAAGCAGTTATAGAATAGGAACTTGTTCCTAATAAACTACCTGTAAATCCTAAAGTTGATATTATAGACCCAGTCACAGTCAAACTTCCTGTTATTATAGCTGATCCTGTAAAAGGAAATGCTCCACCACCACCAGTGTAACTTACAGTTACATCTCCTACTCCACTTCCAGGTGAAACAGATATACTTGAACCTGCTATAATTTTTGTTACAGCACCACCGCCTCCTCCTCCTGATCCTGTATTAATAGTGATTGGAAATGTTGAACCGTCACCTTTAGTGAAAGTAATTGTGTTTAGATTTACAGAAGCAGTTGTTAATAATGAACCGGTGTCTGTACTCCCACCGCCTCCTCCGTTCATAGCATAACTAGCAGTTAAAGCATAACTTGAACTTAAGGATTGGTTTGAATAAGACGAAGTTCCTAATAAAGATCCAGTAAATCCATTAGTTGATTGTATACTACCTGTTACTACTAAATTACCTGCTATATTCTGTGATCCTGTATTTGTTAATACTTCATGCCATCCTGGTTGTGATCCAGAATTGTAGTAATAAAGTCCTTCTGTAGCAGAAGATGTAATGTAGGTTATAAGACCTTGAGCCGGACTACTTATGTTTGATGTTAGGTTTGTTCTAGGTGGTAAGAAACCTTTTGTTGTACTATTTGCCTGTAAAACTGCCGAAGGTACTTCAGATTGTCCAGATCCAAAATTACCCCAGTTTGTTATTGTTATACTATTTGTATTGATACCTTGAGCACCTGCTCCAATGATGGTATAACCATCATCTCTAACTCTAAATACTTGTGTACCACTACTATTTTGAACTAAGAGAGCATTGGTGACAGATGTTGTTCCTGATCCTTTAACTAATAAACTATTAGTATTAGAACCTGTGATTGTTAAAGTACCTGCTATGTTCTGTGGCCCGGTATCATTTAATACTTTAGTCCATGCCTGATATGATCCTGAGTTATAATAGTAAAGTCCTTCTGTATCAGAAGATGTAATGTATGTTATTAAACCTTGAGCAGGACTGCTTATACTTGAGGTTAGGTTTGTTCTAGGTGGTAAGAATCCTTTTGTTGTAGACCGAACTTCAAATATTGCAGAGGTATTAGTAGCTCCAGCAGTTGCAGCTACGTTAATCCCTCCATTAACAGCAAAAAGTGTCATATCAAATTGCGAACTTAATTGCATACGACCACCATTACTACCATTTAGTGTTCCTCCACCATTACCATTTACGGTAAATGATGAACCTAAATTAATTCCTCCATCGTCAGCAACTTTAAAATACTGAGTTCCTGCACTATTCTGAACTAGAAATGAAGATGACAATGAACTTGTAGTTTGGCCTACTATATGTAATGAAGCAGAAGGTATTATTGTTCCTACTCCTATAAGTCTATTATCAAGTATTGCTAGTGAAGCAGATGCGTTAGCATTTTCTATTCTTAAAGTTGTGGTAGCAGTAGTTGTACCTGCTCCTTTTACAGTTAATCGAGCAGGTGGGGTTTCAGTCGTCACGTAGGTATTTCCTACAGCCATGTAACTAGGAGCTGAGACATGTCCGTTAAGATTTATATACAGTCCATTATTGTTGTTTGCCCTAATTCTAAAATTGTTATAATTTGTAGTTAAAAGAGCATCTGAACCTATATCTTTAAATTGAAATTCTTTACCATTTATCGCTATAACTGATTGTGATGAACCTGTCACTGTTAAAGATCCAGTGACAGTCAAACTTCCTGTTATTACTGCGCTTCCTGTATATGGAAAAGTTGAACCACCCCCACCACCTCCTGATCCTGTATTTACAGTAATTGGAAATGTAGTTCCATCTCCTTTAGTAAAAGTAATAGTATTTAAATTAACAGATGCTGTTACTAGTAAAGATCCTGTGTCTGTATTTCCACCTCCACCTCCGCCATTTAAAGCATAACTAGCTGTTAAAGCATAAGAAGAAGTTCCTAATAATGAGCCTGTGAATCCCTGTGTTGCTGTTATTGATCCTGTAACTACTAAAGAACCAGATATTATAGCAGATCCTGTATATGGAAAAGATGAATTTTCTTCATTTAATATTCCTCCTACTGAAGCTATAGCAAAACCACTTTCTAAAGTTGGAAAAGTTATTGTTGCACTTGAAGTACTATTTAATAATAAGTTTTGAGGAATAATTTGATTATAATTTGAATCAAAAACTGTTATAATTGGTGTTCTTGTTCCTAAATTATGATTAAATACCCAAGTATCTGAATTACTAAATGAAGATGTTATTACAGATCCAGATCCAGATCCAGAAACATATATATTTGTAGTTCCTCCGTTTAAAGCATATGAAGCAGTTCCAAATAAAGATCCTGTATATGAACCTGTTTGATTAAAGTCTATTTGATGTAATTTGATTAATGCCATTTCTTACTATATGTATTTTCCTATTACTATCACATAATCTCCAACAATAACTGATGATGATCCACTAAATGTGATTTTAATATCACTTCCTTCTTGTTCAATTTCAAATAAAGTTGAGTCAATTGTTACTCCATTTACATAAACAATAAAGTTTAATTTACTTGTAGGTGTTAATGATAATGGAGCAGTTAAAATTGTTCTATTTCTTAAATAAGCCAAGTTATTACTCACTACTTCAGCTTGACTTGTAGTATTTGTGTTTAAATAATTAATAACTAAACTATAATCTGGTGGAGTTCCTCCTCCACCGCCTCCTGGAATAACTTGTGTATCAACTCTAGTTTTAGTATTAACAGGAACAGTATACATACTTGAAATGTATCCTTCATTAAATTTAACTGTTCCTTTACTCACAAAATTCATTTCATGAGACATAAAAGCATTAACAGTATCTGGAATTAAGTATCCATGTAGTGTTAAAGTAATTTTAGAAGTTACAGTTCTTTCTTCATCTTGTGTATATGAGTTCACTGTTGAAAAACTATTAGCATTTACGCGGAAATAATAGCGGTTCTTATCGCCCCAATAGCTGTTTTCAGCATATTGTATGCTTTCAATAACTCTGTTTAATTGCTCAACGAAATTTGTATAAATTGTTAAATCATAAGTTATGTTTACATAATCAGGATGAGCAACCATTTTAAATTCTTTAACAGGTTGTCTGTTGTTTAAAACTCCAAAATTATCATAAGCATTTTTAGTTGTATAAGATTGTTGGAATATATGTAAATTTTGAGCTACATTACTATCAAGATTTCTACCAATTGTTCTTATTTTTTCTATATTTGTACGATTTACTACAATAACAGGAGTTAAAATTTTATTATTAACGTCTCTTAAGTATCCGTCTTTTTGCATTGCTACCCATCTTTCAGGATAAGCATAAATAACAGGTACTTCTATTAATTCAGTATTTTGATAAATTGTAGGTTTAATGTTTTCTTTAATATGGTTTAACACAGCTGTGTCTAAGTCAATTAATCTAACACTAAAATCTTTAGTTCTTGAGTCTTTAGATGATACTTTAGTAGCTCTATTTTTACTTATTGCTGGTTCCTTACCATAGTCAACTAAATCATAAGGTTCAATTTTTTCTTGAACTCTTTCAGCTGGTGTTTTTGGTATAGGTTTTCTAATTTGAGCCATTATTGTAATTTATAAGGTATTAAATTTAAATGAGTTACTCGAGTCATATGAGCATCTAATTCATACATTAAACTTTCTCCTCGTTTAAATAAAGGATTTGATTCAAATGTTCCTTGAAGATAATACTGATCATCATTTCCAAACATAATGTGATTTTCATTTACATTATGAAGTTCATAGTATCTTTCTCTGTCTAATAAAATATCTCCTACTTCAGGAAATACTCCTATTTGAACTAACATTTCATGAACAAACCAAAATTTACTTTGTTGAGTATTAGTAGGTCCATAATCATCTACTTGTATTCTTTCATCACCTCTATCAATATAACACTTCATCATTACTGGTTCATAGTAGTATTTTGATAAAGATTCACCATAAATGTTCACATTAGATTGTTGGGGAATAATTTTATAGTATGCTACTTGCATAGACATAAGTCTCTTGTAACCTTCTGTAACAGAAGACACTTGAAAATCTACATCTTGTCCAGGAGCAAATGGATTAGGTCTAGCATTTCCATCAGGATTTGATGGAGTTGCTTGATAATCACCGGGTGTTGTAACCGCCTGTCCTGGCCTTCTAAAAAATGCACCAGCCATTATAATATATAAATTTGATTAGGTAATGGAATATTTTTTGAGATTGTATTAGTAAATTCAACTTCAGCAGCTTGTCTTTCTAATTGTTTTTGTCTGCTTGTTTGATCTAAAAAATCTCTTAATTGTTCTAGTAATTTATCTTTATCATTTTGTGATTGAGACATTAAATCTCCAGAACTCATTGCTCCTATTTTAGGAACATCAGCACTTGGAAATTTACCTCTAGAAAATCCTAAAGTTTCTTTAGCTAATGCTAAAGCATAACGCATAATCCAACTTCTTCCTACTGAATTAATTTCAGAGTATGTTGGATTCATATAAGGAACTCGAGTTACATCAGTAATTATAGGTCCAGTTGGTTTAGTGTTATTATTAAGATTTTGATTTTGATTTTCTATGTCTTTTTTATTAGCATATTCAATCCAATATTTTCCTGAATGTTCAGGTCTTGGAAATATTGTTAAATTATTATTGTTTATACTAAAACTAAATCCACTACTTCTAACGTTTCTAGCCATTTCAATTTCTTGAATTCTTTGAACGTCAAAATACACAGGCCATACAATATAATTGTTTCCTGAGTAACCATTATAAATACCCCATCCATCTGGGTAAGCACTTACACCACCTAATCCAGGAAATGGATTGTTGTATTGGGCAATAGCAGGAAGAGCTTCATAAAACACACGAGTTACTACTACATCTTCTCCTTGAGCCATCCAATTATTAACAGTTGAAATAGTTTTTAAATCATAAACTTGTTGACCATGAACTACATCAATACTTCCACTGTATGTAGGAATACTTTTAATAAATGCTTGATCTGCAAATTTATTAGATATTTTAATTACACCTCCTAAAGTTCTGTCTACTACACGAGTATTCATTAAATTATCTGATTTATAAGGAATATAACTTGCAGAAACATTAGAATTTGACAAATTACATCTATAATCAGTGATTATAACAATATTTTCTCCATCTTTATGTGTAAATCTTGCTAAACTATTTCCACACCCTCCGTCTAAACTTAAACCTTGTAAACTTCCAGAGTCAGCTAAAGCTAAAGCAGGAAAGTAAGGAGCTTTATTTACATAGAAAATACTACCAGAAGCAATTGCTTGGGTAAAATATGGATCATTATTAAAATCTGCTGCTGTTGCTGTGTGAGATGGTCCAAAATTCAACAGAGTTTGTTTGTAAGTTACGTTGTAATCACAAAGAAACATATCAGTCGGCGATCCCTCAAGACTTAAGTAATTCTCGCGTATTTTATACAAATAAACTTCATTACCATAAGTTGTAACTGCTTCTTCATAAGCAGCGTATATTTGAAAATCTACTAATTCAACATCAACTACACCATATCCTAAACGACGAGTTATATAAAAACATGCTTTTTGAGCGTCTGTTTGAAAAACAGGATCGTTGTCATAGTACCCCCATGGAGTATTTCCTTTTACTGGAAGTAAGTCGGTTGTGGATAGGGCATAGTTGTAGTCACTCATAGTCAGTAATAAATATTACTTATTTAATCTCTTAATTGTTTGTAAATTTCAAGTATAGGTTCAACTATAGGATGTCTGTGGTTTGTTTTTAAATGAATACTTGCTACTCCTGAAACAGCTGTAACTGCTCTACTCATAAAAAATAAACCACTGTCTTTCTTTTGTTTTAAATCAATTTGACCTGTATCACCAACAATAGCCATTTTACTACCTTCACATAAACGAGTTACTGCTAATTCCATTTGACCATCTGTAATATTTTGTGCTTCATCTAAAATAATAAAACTATTACTAAAGTTTCTACCTCTCATAAAGGCAAATGGAATAATTTCTATTCTACCTTCTGCAATTTCTTTATCAATTTTTTCTTTATTGTATAATCGATACATGTTATCATAAATAGGTGCAATAAATGGATCTAACTTATCTTTTAAGTTTCCAGGTAAGAATCCAATTTCTTCCTTCGCTGTTACTACAGGTCTTGCTACAATGATTTTTTCAACTTCTTTGTTAAACAATAAATCTAAAGCGGCTTGACATGCTACTAATGTTTTACCACTACCAGCTAATCCTGTCAATACTGTAATAGTATTGTCTAGAATCATTTGTTTAGCTTGTTTTTGCTCTGTGTTTAAAGAAATGTTAAATTTAATTGGGTTTTTTGGCTTGCGCTTCTCTTTGAAGTTGTGATTTGCTACCGCAGTCACTACTCTATCTACATTGTTATCCATAACGTGTGTTGATAATAAATATAAATTTATTACAACAGCTTGTTGGATTTTCGTCTATTTTCTGTAATTAGTAAAGGCTGAGTATTGGTATAATGAAAAGTTCCTTTTTTACTAAGAGGAATAATATGATCTATTTCCCAATAAGTTCCCCAATTGTCCCATGACATTTCTGAAGTAAATTGATTTTCTAAATGTTGTTTGTAAACTTGAATATCACAACCTAAGTACTCGTCTGTACTTCTGTCTTTTTCGTCTTTTAAGCTATTGTAAATTCTAGCTCTTAAAGCTTCTTTTAATTTTACTTCAGGATTTTGTCTTCGTTTTCTAGCAGCCTCAGTAAGTTGTTGAGTTCTATGTTGTTTTTGTTTAGGAGATAAATTAGCTAATCTGTTTTTATGATAATCTCCTGTATATTTTGACTTTTCTTTTTCCTTTCTGCAGGATTTACAACCACTCAACATACCACTTTTGTGATCTTTACTTTTATAATACTCAGTAATAGATTTATCTACACCACAGATTGTGCATTTTATCATATGTTATAAATATAAAAAAAGGCTTGGCAAAAGCCAAGCCTCTTTTAAATCAGGTTTAGGTTAGATTAAACTACATCTAAATCCGCTACTAAGATTTTTCCGTAGTAATCAGGACGGATCATTTTCTTAGCGTATCTTGTCATTATCCCCTTGCGTGGAGTGAAGGTTTCAGGATCGTAGATAAGAGGAGTCATAATCAATGGAACATATGGAGCATAAACTGCACCAGTTTCCAAGAATTGACCACCTTTATAACCTAATAAAATTGTGTTATCTTTGAAGTATGGGTTTTTGTAAACTTTGTAACGACCGTTGATAGCACCAATCTTTTGAACACCAAATGCATATTTCATTGTTTCAGCATCAGTATTGTCAGCTGCAAATCCTGGAATTGATTCCAAAATAGTAGCTACTGCTGGAGAAATAACCATGAAATTAGCACCACCACGTAAAGTTCTTTGGTGGATGATGTTAGAGATTTTTTGCAATTTGATTCCTAAAGTTTGGAACCAAGACATTTGGTTGTAGTAAACACCAGCTGTGTTACTTACAAATGCGTTTTGAGCTGCGTTGATTTGGTTACCAACTTTTGCAGACCAAAATTCAGTTGTAGCTGCACCTTGCAACAACATACCTAAAATTTCAAGATCAATTTCCATTGAAATTTGTTCAGACAACAATGAAGTTAATTCAGCTTCAGCATCCAAGTTTTGGTATGCGTTCAAGTCTTGAGCAAATTCAGGAGTCCATTGAGCTTTCATTTTACGAGTTTCAGCAGTAATACTGTCAGAACGTAATTTGATGTTGATTTCAGGGAAAACAATACTTGTGTTTGATTGAGCATTAGGAAAAGCTAAACCACTATTGCCATCTTCAAAATCACCAGCATTGAATGGGTTTACTGTAGTTTCTTTAAAGAAGTAAGCAATACCAGCAGTACCGGCAGAAGCAGTAGCAGCTACACCAGTAGCAGAAGCAGTTACATACCAATAAACATTTCCGTCAGCTTTAATATTAGTTAATTCAGCCAATACAGTATTTGGAGTAGTTCCAGAACCACTGATGTACCAAGCAGAAATTGCAGATAAATCAGCAATAACACCAGAACCAGTAAATGCACTTGAAGCAGAAACTTCAAAGATTTGACCAGCAGCTAAAGAAGCTGTATAACGAGCATCAAAATTTAATTTAGCGAAATCACCAACTGTAGTTTGAGATAAAGTTTTAGCTTTCAAAGTAACAGAAGCTGAAAATTCGTTACGAGTGTAACCATAACGACCTTGACCATAGTAACCACCTTCAGCTAAGTTACTGAAGTTACTGTTACCAAATCCAGGTGCTGGTGTACCATATAAAGAATCACCACTAGAGAAAGGAGCTTTATTAGTTCCATATTGGAAATCCAAATAGAAGATAAGTCCTGAAGGCATAGACATAGGTTGTACGCTAACAAATTCTTTAGCTACAACTTGACCAAAGATCTTACGAATCATTGGTAAAGCAACACCAGCCCATTGGTAACCGTTACCAACCTGGAAACCAGATGCTGGTGAACTTTGAGGGCCTGATGTATTAGTTTCAACGATAAGTTGTTTAGCTTGGTTTTCCAACAACATAGACATATTAGTCTTGTCATATCCACTCAAACCTTCCAACAAACCAGATTTACCCCATTTGCCTGCTAAACGAGCTGCGTCGTTTTGCAAAGACTGCCATGGGTTAGCAGATTCGAGGAGTTGATTAATTGTACTCATTTTATTTTTTTTTGTTTTGTTTTAAGTTTATTTAATTCCAGCTAGTTTTTGCATTCTTGAAATTTGATCATCAGCTTTAATAATTGGTTGGCTTGCTGGGCGACCACCGATTACTTTACTAGCAAATGATGTTTTATTTTCTGTTAAAGCTTTTTTGTTAGATGATTTTTTGATAGTTGTTTTCAAAATTTCATAAACATTTTTAGCTTCGTTTAATGATGTAGCTTTATCAAAAGAACTAACTACATTTACTTTTTGACCTTCAGTTAAACTGTTTGCTTTGAAAATACGATTAACGTAAATCAATTTAGCGTTTAATAAATTAACTTCGTTTAATTGACCACGAAGAGTTCTGATGGTACGAATGGCTTCTTTCAATTCTTCTTCTTTAGATTCATCTACATCACCTTTCATCATTTTTTTCTTTTCCATCATAGCTTTGATTTTAGATTTCATAGCTTCTTTCATGTCATCTTCTTCTTCTTTAATTACTTTAGGTCCTTTATATTTACCTTTCATAGTAATTGCAGCAAGATTCTTTTGAGGAGCTACTCCACCTGATGTTCCAGCTTTTTTAGCTTCGTCCATTTCTTTTGGTTCACCTTTGTAACCTTTACGTTGTTTCATAGCTTCGTAAAGAGAATAAAGTTCTTCTAATTCTTCTTCTTCAGATTTTTTCTTTTTAGGTTTAGATTTAGATTTTTTGTCTTCTTCACCTTCTTCTTCACCTTCTTCTTCAGTTTCTTCACCTTCCATTTCACCACCTTCAGCGTCAAAGTTGAAATCCATGTTCATGTCTTCTTCACCTCCCATGTCTTCCATGCCTTCTTCACCACCTAAACCAGCAGCTTCAAGTTCAGCTCTGATGATTTTTTTAAGTTCATCAACTGTAACTTCACCAATTCCTTCACTTCCTGAAGCAGCTTCATTTTCCATGTCGAACATTTCGTTCATCATGTCTTCTTCTTCATTTACTTCTTCACCTTCTTTTTCAAGTTCACGTAAGATTTCTTCAAGATCAAAGTTTTCTTCCATTCCTTCTTCTTCGGAAAGTTCAGAATCCATTTCATACACAGAACCATCACCATCCATGTCTTCTTCTTCAAGAGCATTAAATAATTCTTCTAAGTCGATTTCTTCTTCAAGACTAGTGTTGTCATCAGGATCATAATCCATTCCTTCTTCTACTTCATTTTCTTCATTCATAGAAATTAGATCTAAATTACGATCTGAATTGTAAATTTCTTCCATCTCATCTTTTTCATCATCTCTCATACGTTTTTCAAACATAGCTGAAATACGTGGTGCAAATGATTCTTCAAGAGAGGCTTTTGCATTGGCAACGGCAGCTTCACGTAGAGCTTTAGCGTCAGCAATGGCTTCTTCGAATAATTTTTTGTTATTTGACATTTAATTTTTTTGTTTTCGCACTGTCTATTAAAGAGACAATATAAGTATTTTTGTAATGTGCGACAGGATATTAGAGATCCTGTATGGATATTCATAAATATGTATAAATACCCAAAAACATGCAACTATTATAAAAACTTTTTATCTTATACAACAAACTCCGGTTTGGCTACAAATAATATCTGTAACTAACGAATGGATTTTATTGTAAGGATTAGTATTTGTATTATAATTATAATTTTTAGATTCATTTAATCCACCTACTGGTCTCATATAAGCACCATGTGTAGATGGCGTACTTACAAAATCCCAACAAACTAAATCAAAATCATCTTGTACTTCAACTGTGTTTTCATTCATGGGTGTTGTTGAACCCATTCCACGAGATGAAATACCTACTGTAATATTATTTAAAAATAAATGTTTTAAAATATTTCCTGAAGGAGTATCTAAAACTTCTATGCGACCAAATAAATCATCACCGTCCCACCATAATTTTTGAATATTATGACAAACATTTTTAAGATTAATTACTGATGATTCAGGATGATCTAATTCTCCTAATGCTCTATTTTGAGCAATAGGTCCTTGAATGTATTTTGCAACTTCTCTTTCTAGAATTCCTTTAGGGTAAATACGGCCATTTTCATTTTTAGCATTAGCCCGTTGTACAATACCTTCTACAATTAAATTTTTAGAAGGATTCATCCTTGCCTCATGTAAATTTTGGGCAATAGGTTTAAAAGGAATATATTCTATTAAAATTTGAGACATTAAGGAACTTGTTTAAACTTATTTTGAAAGTCAGGATCTGCAGTGATTTTATCTCCAGGTTTAGCAGATATCATAGTATTTGGATCTTTTTTACTTTGATAAAGTATTTCTTTAATCATACCTTTAATAGCTTTTACATTTTCAGGAGTTAAACGAATAGTTCTTGAATCTTGAACTTGAACACCTTCATTGTTTTGAATGCGTCTTTTATTAGCATCATTAGTTTTACCAACATTGATAATTGGTTCACCTTTTGCTTTTTTATCTGCTTGATATTTTTCCCAAGCTGCATCAACTTCTTTATCAGATGGTCTTTTTTTACCCATTTCACTCATTGGGTTTTTTGGATTAGCTTGAGCATGAGCTGCAACAGCCATGTTTCTTTTTTCTTTATCTGTTTTTCCTTTAAATTGAGGAGCTTTAGATTTTTCAAAATCACTAACGTACTTACTTATTGGAGCATTTTTACGAATTCTTTCTCCTAATGAAGTATCAGGACCACTAAAATTTTCTTTTAATGCTACTTTTTTTTCTTTACCGGGCATAGCCATTACTTTAGCACCTCTTGCTTTTTTAGGTGTTTGAGTCATACTAGCTACTTTTCCAGGGTTATTAGGATTTTTAATTTTACTGTCTTTTTTAACATTTGCTTTAACATCCTTTTTAGCTACTTTCATTTCATTAGCTTTATCTTTAGTTAAAGTATCATCTTTAGGAGTTTTAACTTCAGCTTTAACAGCTTCAGCCGATTTAGCAGTGTTACGAGTACCTGGTTTTTTGCCTGATCCCCATTCTCCTACTAACTTTACAGAGTCAGCAGCTAAACGATTAGTATAATAAGCTGGATCTGCTTTAAGGTTTTTAATTACTTTAGCTTGTGCTTTTTTAATATTTTCTGGATTTATTTCCCCACCCATTGTGGTTAATTCATAATCCATTCCGCTGTCGAATTCATAGACATTTACACGGTCTATTTCTTTTTGTAACGGGTTTATATATTGGTCGAAGTATTGTTGGTTGACGCCCATGGTGATAAATATGTATTATCCTTGTCCTATAGAAATTTTTTTATAATTTTTTGAACCTTTATTTTTAGACATTTTTGTTTTGGCATGAATACCTTTACGTTTGGTTTTTGTCTTTAATTTAAATATTCTAACAGGTCCACTGCTTTTTGCTTTAACTTTTGCTGCCATTTTTTATTTCTTTTATATTTTTATATAACGTTTTTAATTCATTCATTAATTGATCTACTATACCTTCAGTTCGTTTATTGTATTGAACATTATTGGTTTCACTTAATTCTACTTTTAACTTACTTGTGTAATTAGCAATTTTGTTTACTTCTTGAAGTTTTCGTTTAATTTCTTTCATAGCAACATGCATTTGTGTAGAAGGTTTAACTACTTCAGTTTGTTTCTTAAATTGATTATAACGAGTTTCATTCAATGCTTTATTGATTATTTTATTGTAATCAGCCATTGAAAGAGTTTTACCAGTTTCACTTAATCTAATAGTATTCTCAGCCACATTGTGTAAATCCATGTCAGTTTTCGCATCTTCTCGCGCGTATTCTAACAATCTAATAAATAATGGTACATCTACCACGATTTTATCGGGTTTGTTGGTAGCTTCCCACAAATCTTTAGCGTCTATTCTATCAGATGGTTTAGCTTTAGTATAACCTATACCAGTATATGCTGTAATGTCTTTTGCTCCTGGAGTGTATGCTGAAGGAACAGATCCTTTTTTATTTTGTCCTTGATATGTTGGATTTGATTCTTTAATGGTTTTATTTCCATTATGTTGATACCCATTTCCTACAGAAAAACTAGCATTTTGTTCTTTTATTTGTTTTTGAACAAACTTACGAATTTTTTCTTGTAATTCGGTTTTAGTTCTCATGATACTTTTTTAATTTCACTTAATAATTCATAATATTGAAGTAAGTTAATTAAATGTTCTTCTTTTGGATTTTCATTTTTAAGAACAGGTTTAATTAATTTAATAGATTCATTTAATTTAATTTGTGTAGCTAAATCTGGTATTCTTTCAGTATAACTAGTCAAATTTAATTTTAAATAATTAAAGTGATTATTAATAATATTTTTTAATTTAATTGAATCATTAATATTATTAATGTATTCTTTTAAAATAAGTTTTTGTTGTGAAGTAAAACTATTATAACGTTCATTGAATTTTTCAATTAGTATTTTATATGTAAGAATACGAATATCTGCTGATTCATTTAAAAATAATTTAATGTTTTCATTTTCTCCATTAATTATTTCTTTTTTAGTTAAATGTTCTAATAAAGTAATTTTATTATCAATAACTTGTTTTGGATCTGTATATGTTTTTGAACGGTAGTGTTCTAATAAAGTATAAACAGCAGCAGAGGTTTTATAATTAGAAATTTTATTTCTAAAGAAATTATCTAAATCATAATGTCTTTTAATATCTTTAACTAAATTATATTTTTCTTCATTTATTTTTTTAGTATTTATTTTGATAGCAGATTCTGCTAGAGTTTGAATAATGGTTTCAGCTTTAGAATCAGTTAGTTTTTCACTGTTATTTACTAAATTATAAAGACGTTGTTCTTTAGCTAATTCAGAATTAGTAAAGTGTTTTTTCATTATTTTTACAGCAGGTGAATCACCTTTAGTCAACACATCATTAGTTACTTGGCGTACTAACAGCTCAAATATAATACCAGTGTTCTTTACCTTTGAATGTTTTATTAACATGTTAAATCTAATAATAAATATGTATATTAACTAGGAGACATAATGTTGTTTTCACTTAACAAACCATCATCGTCTTTTGATTCAAATAAGTTTATTTTTCTCATTCCACTTAAACCACTCAACATATTTTTATTTTGAAGATAAACAGTTTGGGTACTTTCTAATGCTAAAGGTGAACCACCTTTATATTGTGTTTTTCCAAGTTTATTTTCACCTTCTTCTGGAGCTGAGTATTCTTTGCGGCCTAAGCGATCTTTCCCAAATGGACTATCTTGAGTATCAATAACACTAGATTTCTTTTCAGGTCTACCAGGTAACCTAACTTTATTAGGTTGATTTTCATCATATCCTGTTGGTACTTGTTCTGGTGCTTTTGGAGGTCCTGTATAGCGACCTGGTCCATATATTGTTGCTAATATATGAGGTGTACCATATGCTTGTCCTGTTTCTGCTGGATCGTTTCCTTCTTCTTCTACTTGTTTTAATCTAAATAAGCGTTTTTTATCTTCAATTACTAAATCTCTCATTTCATCTACTTCATCTTCACTAAAATGAAATACATTATCATAAATCCAATCACTAGGCATTAAGCCAGATTCTTGAACTGATTTAGCTAAGTCAACTTTTTCTTTCCATAATGCAACTCTTTCTTGATCATAGATAATACTTGGTGTAGTTAATGAAAGTTCAAAATTTGCTAATGCTTCTCCATCGTATCCTTGAACATATAAATGAACCAACGCAATTTTTGTAAGTTCACTTACTAATATTCGTTGTAAACGTTCTACTGTACGAGCAAATCTAATGTCTTCAGCAGCTAATGTAGCTTTACCGGTTAAATCTTTTTCATAACCCATAAATGCTTTAGGAACTTTAAGAGCGGCAAATAATTTGTCTCTTAAATATTCTACATCTGTAATACCATCATAGTTTAATCCAGGAACATTATCAATTCTAGTAGTTGTATCATTACCACGAACTGGAATATAATAATCTTCCATCATATTTTGAACATTATATTTTAAATTATATTGGCCTGTTTGGTTATCCACAAATGGAGTTTTTTTCAATTTACTAACCATTTGTTGCATATAATTGTCTACTTCTGCTGGAGGAATAGCACCAATATTAATATAAAATAATCTTCTGTCTGGAGCGCGAGTAATTCTATGAATTAACATAGCATCTTCCATCAACATATATTGTTTAAATAATTTACGAGCAGGCTCTAAATAACTTCTACCATAAGGTAAATAGTTAACATCACTTAATAATCTAAAGTGAGCCATTTCATAATTTTCAAAATAAATTCCTTCTTCTACATCTTTATTTCCATAACTAGCCCAACCTGCTGCACTAGAAGCACCAGATCCAGCTGCTGGATCATATTTAAATCTAACATAAGATGGATTGTCTAATTTAATACCTTCTTCTCTTAAAATATTAAAACTACTAAATGGAATAACATTATAAACACCAAATTTTTCAGCAATTTCTAATTTTAAATAAAAATCACCGTATTTAAACATGTTTCTAGCCCATGACCATAAATTAAATTCAACATTCAATACATCATAAAACAAGTTATAAAGAATTTTTTGAATATTTTCATCACTAGAACGAATATGAAGCATTTCTCCACTTTCATTTCGTAAAGTACACTCATCTGCTAAAATATCTAATGCTGATGCTACAATAGCATCACTATCCATTGCTTCATAATCAGAATATAATTGAGGTCTGATTGAAGGATAATTAATAGCGGTTTGACCAGCATATGCTGCTACTCCTGATGTGGTGTAAATTCTATTGAATCTATCTACTACAGAGTTAGTTTGAAGTACCCCCTGAGATTGGATTCTATCAGTATCAATTACTTTTAGTTGATCTCCTCCTACATTTCGTATTACTACGTCTGCTGAGAATAATTTCTTTAATCTTCCAAATATACCTGTGGTAGGTGTTTGTGGATTTATTTGTTGTTCTGCCATTGTTTTGTTATAATAACCATGTTAAATCTACAATATTACCTTGGGCATCTTGCATTTTAAATGGATTTTGGTTGTTAGTGTAATTTGTATTATACATTGCTGGCATATGTAAGGCTGTTGATTTTCCTATTCCTTGAATTGCCATTTTTGTTAACTCATCTCCAGTTTGTTTATATTTTAAACTTGTGTCTCTTAAAAACATTCCTATTCCTAAAGCCATAACTAAGTCATCATTATATCCGTCTTGTGCTTGTGCTTTACCATGTTTCCACACAAAAGTCCTTAATTCTTCCAATGTTCTTTTTGATTGAATAGTTACTGATTTTTCATGAATATAAGAAATCATTTTAGCAATGACCAGTGGTCTAGTACGAAGAGATGTAGTAAATCCTGGAACCATTCCTTCACCTGACTGGTATTTGTTAAGATACAATTCAACATTTACTAATGCTGCATCTTGTCTTGGTGAATAATATAGATTTGGATATTGTCTTTCAATAACTGTTTGAACTACATCCCAACCTACGTTAGCATTTTCAACTACTAATAAAGCATTATTATATTCTGTAGCAATACCAACTAAAAAATGACCATAGTCACGAGTTCCAATTTGTCCTTTATATTCTCCAACTTGAGTATTGGTTTCTATGTCAAAAATATGGAAAGCACTGTAATCTTTTCCGTCTCCTCTTGCACAATCTGCAATAACTGCGTATTGTTTTGAATAATCTGGACGTTCAAATATCCAAAGATTACCATCCATCCCACGTTTTTCTACAGGTTCTTTAACATTTGTTTCAATATACCAATTAAGAACCGAAGGATCAATAGCAGTATCACCGGAAGTTGTAAAATCACAATCACATTCTTGTGCTGCCATTCTTGGTCCTAAATCAACATCTTGTTGATCTCTCCACGATTGATTGCGTTCAGGATGTACAGTCCAAGGTAATCTTATTGGTAAGAAACTAGTTTGACCTTCTTCTGCTTTAACCCAAGTTCTATGAAACCAGTTTCCTGTACCATATGGAGTAGACATTGCAATACATCCACCACCTGTTGCTAAGGTTTGTTGAGCTGAAACGAATACTTCTTCGATATTATCAATAAACGCAGCCTCGTCAATCAACAACAATGATACGGCTTCTGAACGTGCACTATCACCAGCTGCTGAAACGGCTTTCATTTGAGATCCATTTGCTAATCGAATACTGAGTTTGTTGTTTTCAATTGTTTTAATTTGCATCCAACTAGGTAAGTTATCATAACCAAATTTTACTTTAGTTACCATATTTTTAGCTGTTTCAGTTTTAGTCGCAATACATAACACGTTTTTATCTGTGTTAAATAACATTAACCACAAACTGTAACCCGATGCTAAAGTACTAATACCTAATTGACGAGATTTATTAATAATACAAAATGGATTTTTTAAATATAATTTTAATACTGCTTCTTGAAAAGGATAAAGTTGAAATCTTACTCTACCTCTTGTAGGATGTTGAATCATATAATACTTCTTCATGAAGTAAATAGGATCCTGCTTACATCTAATAAGTTCTTGTTGAATTGCTTCTTTTATGGAAGGTTGTATTATTTGCTTATCTTCCATGATACTCCTCCTAAGAATCCCATACCACTTGTTGAATTTGCTCCAACTCCAAAGTGAAATACTGTATTCTTTTTATTTTCATAGCTAAGAGTTCCATAACCTCCAATATTAGTTATGTCTACTAAAAATCCTCCATAAAGTTTACGTTGAGCTACTTCATAATGATTGATTGTTTTTTCTATTGTAGTTGTTATTTTAGGTATTCTATAATTTTTAGTATGTTGTCTAGCAGCTAATTTATTTTTAGTAATAGTATCTCTAATAGCTATATAACCTAAACTATCCATTCTAATTGTATCAAAATAAATCAACTTAGCAAAGTAGTCCGCCAATATTTTGGCGGTATCTACATGCTCTATAATTGGAGGTCCTGGAATATAAATTATTTCACCAGGAATATAAACTGGACTTACAATATTTGTTGTATCCCAAGTTGTATCGTGAGTAACTTGTATAAATGTATCTGATTTTGGGGCACCATTTGTACAGTATTTAGGGCCTATTAAAGCTAAAACAATTCCTAGTATTATAAGTAGTACTATTTGAATTTTCTTACCCATTTTTATTTCCTCCTACTGCCCATTTAATTCTGTCTACTTCTTTTTGATCAGGTTTAATCTTTTCTTTAATAAGAGGTTTTTTCTGATTTTCAAAACGTGCTTGTGTTGTTCCGTCAAACTTCTTTAGTAAGTTTTTGAAGTCATTCTCATCTAAAGGATTTACATTAAAATTACTCATAGTATATTTTATCAATAAATATGAGGAAGAATCAAGTCTATACGTTCTTGTGTTGTACCACTTATCGTAATAAGTTTTTTAGGTGGATATCTTTCTAATAACTGTTTTATTTGATAATCAACTTGATCTCTGTAGTCACTGTTAGTTTCTCTAATACCATTACTTTCAATTTCTACACCTTTAGGATCAACATAAATCACAAGATCATATTCATTTTTCAATTGCATTGCTGCTTTTTCAAAATGATATTTTTGATTATCGTCAATACTTTTAGCTAAAGCTGTAAATGCACAAACATCATAAATAGTTCTATCTGTAATAAGATTAATTTGCATTAATTCAGCACTTCTTTCTGCTAAAAATATAAATTGTCCTTTTAAAGTTGAATCTGTATTTAAAGGAATGCCTAAACTTTGTAAATATTGACTTCTTTCAGTTGCTTTATGATAGTTATTAAAATGATAATCTTGACATAACGCATTTACTAGAGTTGTTTTACCAACACTCATTGTACCACAGAGACCAATTTTCATATATATAATATAATAAATTTTTAATTAAAAACCAAATTACATTGATTGTTCATATCTTGGATCTTTAGACGGAGGTATTCCATTAAAATCTCTTTTAGTTTCTAACCATTCTTCTCTGGTCATTTGTTGACCAAAAATATAATACTCATCTTTACTTGATTTATCTTTGTAAATAACAGCGGGTGAATCCCAATTGTGTAGTACTCTGCGATCATCATTGTTAAACCAATGAATAATTTTACCACATGTTGTTTTTGTTTTTATTGTTTGCATTTTATAACTTATTTTTATAATATAATGTTTTTTACTTGTATTTCCAAATATAACCATATGCTGTTTTTTGTCTTCCTGCAGCACAATCGGCTATACTATTTCCTGATTTTTGTAAATGTCTACCTGCTTCTAATGCTGATTGATATTCTTTTATTATGTTTCCTTCTAAATCTAACTGTAATATTGTTTTAGCATGAGGATTGTGAGTTCTATTTGGAGCAAATATCTTCATTGATTTACTTATCTTATCTGACCATAATATTTCTCTACCTTTATGTGCTTTACTTATATTAGGTTGTTTTTTATCAGTTCTTGTTTTACTTATTTTTTCTTTTGTTTCATCACTCATAGGACCTCTAGGTTTTGATAGTTTTTTACCAAAACCTTCAGGTTTAGGTTTTGATAGTTTTTTTCTTCTTTCTGGATTAGATTTCATTTCTTCCGTCCAAAACTCAGGACCACTTCCGCCTTTTTTTCTAATATTTACTACATCAAAACCCCATGCTATAAACTGATTTATCCAAAATGTTTCTAATGGTTCCCAATCCTCATACTTCAATGAGTCAACTTGATCTATTTCATTATAAATGATATTTTTACCAAATGTTCTTTTATGAGAGTTTTTTCTCCAGTTTCCTTTAGATTTACCAATATAAACTTTATATGGGGTATTATCTATATTTTCTACTAAATAAATATATGTCATCAATAATAAATATTACCAGAAATGAAAAACCTACACAAAAGATATCAAATCTCCATCATACCATGATTTTACTTCATTATCTTTTTCTAAAATATTTATTGTATTTTGTGTTCTAATAATACTTTCAGCTACATATATTCCATGTGCACCAGAAACAGTAATACCACGAGCAGACAATGCATCACCTACAAAATATATATTAGGATATTGTACTAAAGATAGATTTTTATAATCAACTTTTACTTCAGGCGACAAATATTTTACTTCTGGGATATAAACACCCCAATCATTACTAAATTCAAAAATATCTTTCATATCTAAAATAAAACTTTCAACATAATCCCAATATTCACCCATTACTTGTCTTACTTTTTGTAAATCTTGAATTTGATAAGCACTGATATCTTTACCTTCAGATGTTGTTCCTGGTTTTCTTGATGGAGAATAATATAATCCTTTACCATCTTTTTGTAATTGATTTACTACATTTCTTGACCATTCAAATGGATTTTCAATTCCTTTGATTTCCATAATAATACCAAAATTAGTTAAGTTGTTTCTAAATTCTTCACCTTTTTTAGCATGACCATTGTAAGTAATATCACCATAAGTTTCTTCAACTGCTACATAAGCAGCATTATTATTAGTACAAAAACTTCTAATACTTATTTTATCATCTGATTGATATAGTTTAAAATCATAACTAACATCAATTAGTTTTTGAAAGTATTTTTGTGGTGCTTCAAATCTAACTCCTATTTGTACTGATTTTGGTTCATCAGGTAATTCATAATCCTTTGCTAAGTGTTGAGCAAAATCAATTCCTGATTTACCTACTGCGAATATTAATTCATCATATGAAATAGGTTCTAATGAATTATCTAATTCAACATATTCATATTTAAAATCAATAAATGTTACTTTTGTTTCCCATTCAAAATTCACACCTTTATCTACTAAATAACTGTACCAATTTTTAGCAATTTCATGAAGAAAATTTGAACCAATATGCCATACAGGTGACATTCTTAATGTAAATTTAGGTTTAATAAAATCAGGTTCTTCTTGTGGATTACTTAAAAATATTTCTTCTGGTTTTGGATGGAATCGTCTAAAGTTTTCAACTACTTCATCCATTAAAGACAAAGCTTTAGTTTCACCACAGTATTTAGATAACTGACCTCCTTGACTTGTTGATACTACTAATTTTCCATCAGACCATCCACCAGCACCTAACATACCTTCCATTACTTCTTCAGGTAAACGATTATGGGGGTCTTTACCCATATCAATAATAGTAATTAAACTACCATCATAACCATTATCTACTAATTTAGTAGCAGCGTTAATTCCAGCAACACCTGCTCCTACGATAACTATTTTTTTACTCATAACTTAGATAATATAATAAAATTTGATAGAAAAACCAACTATCCTTTAAGCCACTTATCTAAAATTGACTGTTGTTTTTGTGAAGCTTGATAGTTTTGTAATTTAATTGTATTTAATACTTTATAAATAAATTCAGTATTAGTATTAATATCAGCCCAACGTTTAAACCAAAGCCAAGCTTGTTCTCCTTCAGCATAACGCCCACCATTTCTATAAACTAGCGGACTAAAACTTTCTAAAAGTGATTTTAAGGAAATATGAGACATCAATACTAAATATTGAAATAGGTTTGATTTTGTAAACCTTTTTCTTTATCCCACAAGAAAGCTTCAGCAGATTTACGAGCTCCAATGTATCCTTTTTTATGATGCCAACTATCTGTGCCACTTAAGCTACTCATATAACGAACCATTACGCCTTGTAGTTCATTGGTAGTATTAAATTTAGTTTCTTTTTTATGATGTAAATGACCTAAATGAAATTCTCTATATATAGTTTTAGCCCATTCAATAGGATTTTCTTGAGCCATTATCATTGGTAAATCTGTTACTTTTTCATTATTACCATGAGTAAGACCAATTAAACATTTACCATATGTGAAATACTTACGTGGACTTGCATTGTTATCTATAGTAACATTTTCATTATTATGAAACCATCCTTGTAAACTATCACCTAAATAAAAACTACGCTCATAATCATGGTTACCAGGAATAACTTTAACTGTTACTGGTGCTATTTCTGATAATTTTTGAATACCTGTAATTAATAATTCACGGCCTTTTCTAAATGTATTTTGCCATCTAGTATCTTCTTCTTGAGGTGTGCCACTTGTTGTAGCATTAAAAGGATGAGATCTATCTGAATTGAAGAAATCGTTTGAGATTGGAAATAGTATTTGATCTATATTAAAATTTTTATAGGTTTCAATAAAATAATCAATACAATCATTGAAACGTTGTGTTGCAATATTAATATTATAATTTTCTCCAACTTCTTCATGCCAAGCTACTTTTCCAAAATGTAAATCAAAAATATTAATTTCTAATAGTTTACCAGGTTCAAGACTTGATAAAGTTGATTTTGATTTTACTACAGGAGATAACGATTTTAAATCATCTATAAATTGTTTTCTAATAGCATTTAAATCTATTTCTACTTGTTTACGATTTAACCATACTTTTACTTGAAATAAAGGTGTAGTTACAATTTTTCCATCTGGTCCTTTTGCACCTACTTCCCAACTGTTAACTATTTGTTTTTCTATATTCCATTCTTCTAATGAGATATTATGAATATTTAATAGTTGTTCTGTAGTTACAACTCTATTAGTAACCTCAGATGTTAAAACTTTTTCTATGCTCATAAATTATTTTATATAAATATAATAAAATTTTTCTAAAATCCCAATTTTTCCTGGATTTTGTTTAGTACTTCTTCAGTACTCACTTCATTTTTTATAGGTTTATATTTAATTTCATGTCTTACTTCATTGCCATAAATTCTAGTTATATTGTCTTGAAACTCATGGTTTGGGGGTGTAAAATCACTAATCAAAAATACGTGACAGTCACAACTATGTGCTAACCAACTCAAACCACTTGATACACCTATAAAATAAGAAGCTGAAGTTAGTTCGTTTACTCTGTCTTCTATTGGATAGTCGCCTGTTTTATCGATTATGTTTTTTAAGTTGGTTTTTTCGCGCGAAATCACCACAACTTCATAACCTTTTTCGACGAGGGTATCAATAATTTTTTGCCAATCACCGTGCCACATTTTCATATCTAAACTAGCAAATTCACTTATGCAAATTTTGTTAGATTGTTTTTCTAAATTTGGTTTTTTCACATTAGCTTTTAAATGAACTCTGTCTAAACCTAAAATATCAGCTGCTATAAATGGAAGTGGTTCAGTAATATAAGAAGAAGGTTGATAAATTGGTTCATTTTTATCATGAGTTCCAACATAGTATTGAGCATACACATTATCTATTCTTGTATTAGGTTGAACAAACATAATATCTGGATAAGTTTCTATAAATAAATTATTCCAAAAAGTTGAGCAAATTATTTTAGCTCCACTTGCTTGTCTAAGTGCTTCAATATATGGAATCCATGCTAAGTTATCACCTAAAGCATAAGCATCTATTTTTATAAATACTACTTTATCTTTACAATTATAAACATCAGTATGAATTATTTCATTATTATTTTTAATAATTTCTACTTTCCAAAGTACTAAATACTGTACAGGACCACAAAACGGAACACCAGGAGTTATAGGCAATTCCATAAATCGATTTAATAAAGTATTAGTAAGTCTAACAGAATAAGTGTGTTGTAATTCTTCTTCAGAATCAATTGTTAAAAGTACTTCAGGTGAACCTTGTTGAATAGGTAAATGTGTAATGTATTTTATAGAATATTTCACCCTATTAATATAATAAAACCTTTAATAAAAACAATTATGAAGGAATTCTTATGTAAGATCCTGATATTCTATAACCACTTCCAGTAAATGAAGCTGCTATATTATAATAGGCTCCACCTAAACTTACAGACATAGTAACTCCGGGAGCTCCACTTAAACGTTTTTGATAAATGTCTGTTATAAATTCATTTCCTCCACCATTATATGTTCCTATAAAATACGAAGAACCACCTACAATAGATGAATTAAGTATTGATCCTGATGTAGCTGTCCAACTTAATTGATAATGAACAGGGGCATTAGTTGATGTATCAGTTGCAGGAATTTGTAAGAATATTGTATTTGAAGGGTTACTACCAAAACTATAATTAAAAGTTGTTGGTAAGGATGAGGTTAAGTTAGTATTATTAACAATTAATGAACCAGTTATATTAACATTTCCATCTATTAAAGTACTACCTGTTATTTGTAGAGCGTATCCATTACTACTCCCACTGTCTTGTATTTCTATTCCAAAATCAAATGTTGACATGTTATTTTCTTATCATTAAAGTTGTACCGTTTGCATAAACTCCTCCCACAGGAACACCATTAGTTGCAGCGTGCGCACTACTACTATAATTCATATTAACCACTTGAGGCAGTACTATTGTACCATCATTTTGACTACCTCCATTTACTTTAGTTATTACTACTTCAAATAAATTAGTTCTAGGGCCTGATATATTTCCAGCTCCTACAATAAATGGTCTATAACCAACTGTATTATATGTGGTTGTTTGTTCTATATTTCCATGTCCTACTACAAATTGAGCAGTAGCTGAGGCTATAGTTTGATAACCACTAGTATGTGAATACTCTGATTTTGTTGTTGTTTTGTAACCTTCAGTGTGTGATGCTTGTCCTATAGTTGTTGTTAACCAGCCTTCAGCGTGTGAATATTGTCCAGAAGCGGTAACATATATACCTTCAGCATGTGAATAAAGTCCTGATGCTAATGTATAATATCCTTCAGCGTGAGCTCCTTCAGCTTTAGTTGTAGTAAATCCACCTTCAGTATGTGAAAATTGACCTATAGCTTTAGTTGCTCCTCCTTCAGCGTGACTATCTGGACTTACAGCTGAAGATGAATTTCCTTCAGCATGAGAATAATCTCCTATAGTTATGGTGTAAAATCCTTCACTATGAGACGATATACCTAAAGCTGTAGTACTTAATCCTTCAGCATGTGAATAATTACCCTTAGCTGTTGAAGATCCTCCTTCAGCGTGACTGTAAAGTCCAGAAGCTGATACTGTATTTCCATTAGCAAATGAATAACTACCAACTGCTATAGAAGCTAAACCAAATGCAACTGATGATAATGATGAACTATTATTACTAGCTCCTATATTAACTGAAGATGTAGTTGAATTACCAACAGATGTTACAGATTGTAAATTTTGATTAGTACTGTTTGCTAAATTTAAAGTTCCAGCTGTTTGATTATAACCATTAAAGAATGTAACAGTATTACTTGATATAGAAGCAGATGCAAAATTTCCACTTGCTGTACCTCGTAAAGATCCTGTTGCTCCTGCTAAAAATACTGCTGAACCACTAAAATAACTTGTATAAGTAGATGTATTACTATTATAACCACGTGTTCCACCAAATATAGCGTAAGGTACTGTATCAAAGGTTGTTTTACGAATAGTAAGAAGTGATGTTGCTGGTATTGTACTTGAACTTAAAACAAAATGCATAGTTGGAGCATCTTGTCCGCTAGGCTCAAATGCTACTATATTACCATTTCCAAAAGCATAATTTAATGCTAAAAATTGTTGGTTAGTTCCTACTCCAGGTTCCTCTCCTCTAAATACTTTTATTCCACCTAAAAAACCATCAAGACTTTCACTTGCTACTATTTGTAAATTTCCATCAATATTAGTTGTAGAACCACTAAATCTTACATCATTATAAAAAGTAGTAGGCAAATAAAAACTAGCTGTTTGAGGATCAGATCCATTACTACTAGTTACTGAAAAACTACCTGTAAATTGAAAAAATCCACCTCTTCCAACAGATTCACTTAGAATAGTAAATGAATTAGTAACATAATTTGAATAAGTAGCAAATAATGAATAATTAGTTACATTAGAAGCACTTAAAGCATAACTTGCTGTTTTAGCATTCATAGCATATGAAGCTGTAAATTTACCTAAGTCTTTAATTTCAATTCCACCACCATTAGATCTTGATAAAATTAAACTATTACTTTGAAAATAATGTGTTGTATAACTAACACTTTGTGATTGTAAAGCAGCGTACTGTATATTATTGTCACCTTCTGTAAAAGTAAGAGGTGATCCTTTGACGTTTCTTAATACTAATGAACCTAAATCTGGCATAGTTTGTTATTTGTTATAAATATATTAATATTATTTTTCTCTTATTAATAACTCTCCTAACACCTCTAAACGTCCAACTTCTCGTTGAAATTCAATTGGTGTCATATTTAATGATATTTTTTTTAATGTTTGTTCAAATTCCTTTTCAGCAACTTCTTTATTAAATTTGCTTTCAGTAGCTTTTTTATAGTAAGGAGCTTTAACTTTAAAGTGATGCCATGTTAATAAAGCTAAACCACCTTTTTCTTTAGCATTTGAAGCTATTTTAGCAGCACCTTCACCACGTTTTTTGGCAAACTCTTCAAAAGTTTCTTTCTTTATTTCTAATAATAATTTTATCAAGTTTATCATTATCTACCTACAAGAAGAGATGTTTTAGTGCTATCAGGTTGGCCAGACATATCTGGATTATAATTTGGATTTCTTTGTTTATATCCTACTAACGGCGTTGAACGTCCTGAACTATCAATAACCTTAATTGTTATTTGTCTGTTTTTAATAGTAGGAAGTAATTTTTTCAAAAATTCAACAAAGTCTCTTCTATCAGGGAATAATTCAGCTATGTCTCTTTCTTCAGAGTTTTTATTAACATTATATAAATAGTATCCTGATTTTAATTCAATAGGACCCTTAACCTTTTGAGAGTATTTTAATTCAACATATGGTTTTAAGAATCTAAATACAGATACTTTGTATGTTGTAGATTTTTCTATTTTAGTACCGTCTTCTTGATCATATATTTTAGTTCTTGTTATATAGACATTATTATATCTGTCTTTCTCATCTACTTTAATTTTCTTAAATATTAAATCTTTATCTGCACCTGTAGTTAAATCACCAAATTCTGAAGTGTCTCCAAGATCAAAAACATTGTCATTTGGTTCAACTTCTGGTGTTGTTACTTTTTTAGTTACATCACCCCTTAATGGAATTAAAATTCCTGCTTGTTTTAAGTCAGGAATAAAAGCTCTATTAATAGCTTGTCTACTAGTATAACCAAAAACAGTCATTAAATCAGTAGACGTTAAAAAATCTTTATATTGAAGTTTTTCTAAACCTGATTTTAGTGTTTTATATCCTCTAGATGAGTTGTATTGATGAGTATTTTGAAAGTTAGTTGCTTTTGTTTCCCAATCATCTGCCAAAGTAAACATTTCTGTCATTCTAGGCATTTCTTCTAGATTGCGTCTTACAGCTTCATTTAGTACTTTTACTATAAATTTTTTAATATCCATATTATTAATTATTATTGTGTTGGAGTTTCTTCACCTGCTGAAAAAGGATTACCTCCTTCTTCTTCTCCACTTAACGGTTCAGGAGATGAATTTGATATATTTTCGCTTGTATCACCAGATGGTTCATTTCCTAACGGAGATCCCATTGCTAATAGTCTTGCTATTGCATCTATTGCTCTTCCTCTTTCACCAACATTTAAAAGATAGTATTTTTTACCACTTACTTTAGCCATCCAAGTTCTTCCCATGTATATCATATAGAAATACTGATTGTTATGTAGAATTATTTTAAATGTTGTAGGAATAGGAGCAATAATATATATTCCTGTTATGTATTCTAAAAAATTATCTGTTAATAATGTTTCTAGAGTTTCTTTTAGAGTAGGATAATAATAAAGAATATATCCTATTGGATCATCTTCAAATGTTGGTGTTGGTAATATTTCATCTATTGTATTATCAAATGATTCTTCACCCTGATTCCGTTCTTGTTGGAATTTCTCAAATTCTTGAGCAAAAATCTTTTTGAATGTTTCTAAATTCATTAGTATCCTGGATCTTCTTGACCGCCTGTAATAATATTTTTAGGATTTTTGTTTATTTTTTGATTATTAACTTCTTCACCATAAAGATAACCATAAACTGATTGTAAATAGTCTTCAGCTTTAGTTAATTTAGCTTGAACCCATGCATCTAATTGTTCTTCTTGATCAATCATGTCACATAACCCTGTAGATAATCGTTTAATATTAGAAAGTTGACTGTAAGCCATATCAGCTTCATCATCTTTTTGCATCCAATCGTCTTCATATAATTTTTCTTCTAAATCAGTAGCATCATGGTGCATTTTAACAGGTTGTTCATCCATGTTTTTAGCAATAGCCATCCCACGTTTTTTTTCATACGGTGATATTATATCATCCTTGTTTAAGTCTGATTTTTGTCTATTGAATGGAACTGCTTCATTCATTGCTTGTTTTAAGCGCCATTCGTGTATATCAAAATTATCCTTCATTTGCGAATTCTGTTAAAGAGTTATGTAATTTTACTTTTGTGAATTGGTGAGATATTTTTTCTACTGCTTGTTTTAGTTTTTCTTTACTGTATTTTGAGTTTTTATCTAATGGGAATTCGATATTAACTGCGTCTTTAGAGTAATAAACCAAAGGTAGTTTTTGTTTTTTCAATGTATTTAATGCTTTATCACGTAATTGTTCAGTATCAAATACTAAACCTATATTTAACTCAGCTTCTGTTGATTTTGTTTTATCTTTTTTTTCGTCTTTTTCAAAAATACCAGCTAATTCTTGCATTCTTTTAATTTCATTTGCTGAACCAGCAGGTAAACCTTCACCAGATGCGCGACCGGGTTGGCTATTATTATAATTATTCCAAACTGAATCAATACTCATCTCAAAATCTTCTTCAGGCCCCAGATCAAATTCTTCTGGTTCTATTAAACCAATATGAAATTTTTCTAAGTATGGTTCTACTTGTCCACTTGCCATAAATTCAGTTACTTCATCTGCATCTCCATCAAAATACTGAACTAAGTCCTCATAAAGATTATCAAAATCCTCATCAGTCCATTTCATGATAATATTCTTATCACGATATTTGAAGAATATTCTGTCTAAATCGTTCATAATTACTTATTTGTATCAATAAGTTTAGTAACGTCTTGATAGATTTTTCTCATATTATTATGCATTTTTTCAATTTCTTTTAACATGTCATCATGAGTTTCAGGAGTCATACTTTCATATGTTGATTTTACTTGACTATGCATTTCTTCAAGTTCACTAAGCATAGCATTATGTTGAATTCCAATTTCATAAGCTTTAGCAATTTCTTCTAATTCAGCTTTTGCTAATTTTCCATCATATTCATATAAACCTTTAAAGTATTCTTTAATTTGTTTACGATTACAGCCTACTTTAGCACCTTTTTTACCGTCTTTCTTTTTGTAAATGCATTTAGCATCATCGCCTGTACCAGTAATATATTTTCCCATAATTATTATTTGTAATAAATATTATTGTATTTTTTCTTTCTGTAATTTAATCCAATCTTTTACTTCTTTAACATGTTCTGGTGTTAAACTATTTCCAGTCCATTCATTTACTTCACCGTCTTCAGTTAAAGTTTTACTAAATCCTAATTTAATAAAATCATCAAATTCCATTTCTATATTATTTAACATTTGATTTAAATTATTAGTATGTAAGTTTTTAGCATATTCTTCAAATTTACCTTCTAACTTTAAATTACTTTCCATTTTAGCAATACATGTAGGACATTTATGTAGTAAATTATACATGTATTTTACATAATCACTTTTGTGATTTAATAGTCCATTACATTCAGGACAAGTAAGAGGCATATTAAATTGTTTTTTAAACTTACTTAATTTAGGAATACTTCTTTTAATACCATTTTTAATAGTCCAAGTTTTACCTTGTTCTTCCCATGTGTCTCCTTCTTTTCTTTGAATATTATTTTCATAACCTATTTGACTTTGTGTTTTATCGCCATGTTTTTTCATAACAATATTTCGCATTCTTTGTACTTCACGCTCAGTAAACTGGCGATTTAGTAATGTTTCTTTATTCATAACTCGTATTTGTGTAATTTTTCTATTGATTCTTTTGAATTTTCTGGGTTGTTTTTTATTCCTATCCCACCAGCTTGAGTAAATTCTGTTGTGTTTTTACTCATATCATCTATTAAGATATAACCTTCTTTAGCTTCTGTGTGTTTATCTTTTGCTTGTTTAAATACTCTGCGATTTTGTGGAATAGATGTATGTTTATTTAACCATTCATTTTTACCTTTTTTAGCGTCTCCATTAGGATCTAAACCAGGACTTGATAATACCCAAACTTCAATACCATTTTTAGGAGCCATTTTCATAACATAATTATAAAGTTCTTTTCCTCCAGGATTCCAATTCATTCCTGACCAGTATGTATCTGTTCCTTTGTTAATTATATCCCAAGCTTTTTTAGCGCCATATTTTCCAATGTATTCTTTAAAATCTAATTTTTCGTCATTGTATTTTTTAAACTGCTCGTCAAAATCAGCTAATACTCCATCTAAATCAAAGTAAATTCTTGTAATTTTTGGATTTTTTTTTTCATTTAATTTAGGAGTATTGTCATGTCCACATTTATGACACACATACATATCTTTTCCTCCATCTTTCTTTTTCCAAGTCCAACCACAATTATCACAAGTTATAGTTTTTTTTGTTTCAGATTCGTTTAACACACCAATTTTATAAATGTCTGGGTTTTGTTTGCCATAGTCTCTCATAATAATACCAGCAATACTATTAGCATCATTTTCATGGTCACTGCCTGTTTCACCACTATTTGGTTTAAGTAAACCTATTTCATTTTGTTTAGCATGAACTAATTCATGAGCTAATGTTCTATAAATGTCAACAATATTCCTATTAGAAGGATTAATGAGTATATGATGATCAAAGGGAACATAAGCCCCAAAGCTAGGTTGTTCCTCTCCGAATTCGTATCGGATTTCCAACGTTGGCGGGTTTTGAATTTGGAGTTCTTGACAGGCATAAGACATAAAATTATTTAAAAGTGATTGGATATTATCTTGAGATGATTCATTCAATGAAATTGTTTTATCAATCAACTCATTTTTTAAATCATTCAATTTATCTAAATAACCTGTGTTTCTTAAATCTTTAAATGCTAAATTTTCAACTGAGTATTCTCCGTTTTTATCTAATCCAGCTTGTCTAAAATTCTTTAAACGTTCTTGTATTGTTTTTATTTGTTCTATTGATTTTTCAGGATTTTTATTTCCTGTTTTTAATAATTGATTTATTTTTTCTTTAAAAGGACGAGATTTTTTCTTAATATTTCCATCAGGAATATTTATAGCTTCATATTCTGGTTTCTTTTCCCATTTATCATTTAATACTGAATAAACTCCTGTAGATGTGTGTTTTTCATTTAGGTTTTGAACATAAATTTCTATAGGTTGTTTACCTAGTTTTGGATCATGAGCATTATTCCAATTATTTTTTGCTGAGTCAAACCATTTCTTTACCATTTCTGGGTTGGGAAATTTATTAAAATCAATAACAATGTGTAAATCTATATCAGATAAATTAGAATAATTGTAATTAGCAGATGAACCTGTTAATACAACATCATCAAATGGTTCAGGAATATCTAAACCATCCCAAAACATTGTAGCAATTTTTAATAATAATTCTTTAACTTGTGGGTCTAATTTGTCACCATCAAATAACATAGGATTAAGTTGGTTATTATTTTTATATTCTTCTAACCAAACCCAATTTTTTTCTTTATTATAGTTATTATCCTCTTGTAATGATTTAGGATTAATTGGATTTATTTTTAGAATTTTTAAAAAATCATCAAATAATCCTTTATTAATAAGAGATTCAGGCATTAATGCTTTTAAATAATCATATGTGTTGTTATAATCATTTAAAGCTATTGTATATTCTTTAGTTCCTTTTTGTTGTTTACGTAGTTTATTAAAAGTTTCTTTTAATTTACTTATTGTTCCAACAAATTCAGCTTCACCAACGTCTTCTCCATCTTTATCAGTAAAATGATCATTTATAACTTGACTATAAACACGATCACTAAATTTTTCTTGTAGTTTATTTACATACCCATTAGTTGTTTCTTCTTGAGATCCAGCAACATATGCTTCATTTTCTAAATTAGCAAAAAAGCTAAATAAGTCTTTAATAGGAGATGCATTTTTAGCAATAGCAATTTTTACCTTTGGATTTGGATTAGATTCTAAATATAAATCCCAAATAGCTTTACTTTGTTGTGGAGTAACATTGTTTTTAGTATCGTTTCCTATTAAAACAATAACTTGATTTATATAGTTTTTTCCAGCTAATGATTCAACAGCATTAAAATGTCCTTTATTAGGTGGTTTAAAAGCCCCTGGATAATAACATGATAAAGGAGGATTTGCTATTTGTTCTCCTATTTGTTTCCCTATTTGTTCTATATTTACCATTACTCAATTAATAAATATTACTCTAATTTAGTTGTTATAGGTAATGTTTCAAATAATGGTTTATTATTTGGATTTTCAAGAGAAAATATTTCATAAATATTCTTAAACATTTGAAAATAATTATCAATTGATTTATCTGGTTCAACTATTTCCCAACCTTCTCCTTGTAATTTACCATCTTTTGCTTTTCTTTTTGATGATTTTAACCACAATAATCCTACTTTTTCAATTTTATTTTCACTTATTTCATTCCAAGCTTTAGCATATGCTGATAATTGTAAATTATATGAAGTATGTAATGAATTTGATGTTTTAATGTCTAAAATCCATAATTTATCTTGAATTTTAACAATCAAATCACACGTTCCTGCATATTTGTGTTCATGAGATAATAAATGAATTTCACTAGCTACTAGTTCTGGTTTATGAGTATTCCAAAAATCACTAAATTTTAAAATCATTTTCCATACATCTAAACTGTATTTTGCTGTTCCATTTTCATCCATCCATTTTAATTCTTCACCTTGTAAGAAATTTTCAATAGCATTGTGAACAGCTGTTCCTTCTTCACTTGCTTTTCTAACAATAATATCACTATTGTGTGAAACATCTTTTAACCAATTTTCAAAAAATTTATTTTTTGGATAAAAATTTAATATAGATGTTACAGATGGATAAAATTCTCCAGTTTCTGTTTTATAAAATCTACTATCTAAAAAATTTATTTGTTCTCCTTGATGTTCTACTATACGTTTTAAATAAGGATGTTTGTAAATATTATCGTTTTTTTGTATCATAAATTTATTTTTCTAAGCATTAATTCACTAAGTGTTAGTGGGTATGCATTATGTAATTTTTCTGTAAATTGTTCAAATCCCATTTCACTAGGATCTTTATCTTCCATATCAACCATATACACTTCTTTACCATAACTTAATAAAGTTTGCGCGTGATTTAATGCAGCCTTTTGAGCATCACAATCTAATGCAATATATATTGTTTTTACACTAGACTCAACGAGTTTTTTCATTAATGCAGTAGAAAGTGTCTTACCAAAGATAGGAATAGAATTGCGACGAACAGCAATGGCGTCAAACGATCCCTCAACAAGTATAATTGGCATCTCCCAATTGATGAGTGCCTCAAAACCAATAATATCGTTTTTGTTGCATTTTGGTGTATCATATTTTCTAGACTTATTCGGATCCATAGTGCGACTGACAAAATAGTTGACACTGTAAGAACTGTTATAAGAAGGAATAATAATACTATTAGCATATTGTCCAGTAGTTGCATATCCTATATTATATTTTATAATTTCTGTTTCTGTTATTCCACGTTTTTTTAAGTATGTTTTAGCTCTTCTTGCTTCTAAACTTGTATCGGCAATAAGATGAATAAATTCTTTAGGTAATTCTACTTGATTGTAGTCTTTTACCAAATCTTGTTTAGGAGAAACACCTAAAATTGAACGAAGTTCAAATACTTTTTCTCTAGGTGCTTTTATTTTCCTAAATAAATTTGGAAGTTGTAAACCTTTTACATTACAAACCCAACAAGCAAATGGATTTTCTCCTTTAGTATTGGTTTGAAGTTGAATTTCTAATTTTGGTTTATGATGATTACACAACGGACAATGAAATGCATAATTTCCTCTTGCTGTTTTTTTACTTTTTCCTAAAACACCTTCTAAACAATTTAATAATAGAATATTATCCATTATTAATAATATAATAAATTAACTTGGAAGAACCAAATCTTTTCTAAAAAAATGTCCAGAAATATTATCATTAAAACTAAGTGGATCTTCTAAAACATTGTATTTAAATAAATACTTCAATTCAGTGTATGTTTGAATTTTCTTATTGGGGCAAATCGCTAAAATTTCTCTTTTAAAGTTGTTTTTACCTTCTGCTTTAACATAAGTTAAGAATTCTTTACTAGAACCCCAATAGTCTTTCCAAGTACTTTCTTTAGTAACAATTTTAGTTGATGGTTTTCTACCTCTTCCAGTTTGTTCTAATAATTCTTTTTTACCAAGTTTTTGTTTGGTATTATTAAATAAAATCTTTTTTCCAATATAATATCGATTTGATGTCTTATGTGTAATTTTATACACGAAACCAAACGAATCTTGAGGAAAATCGTCAACTGTATTGTAACATTTTAGTTCATTTTTAAATTCGTACCACATTACCAATCCATTTTAATTATAAAAGTCATATCTGTATTATTTGATAAAGGAACAGGTTGAGCCATTTTAGCTATTGCTAAAAGTTGATTTGAATCATTGTATAAACCTATTACTGATATGTATGGACTAAAATCTGATCCAGTAGCAAAGTTTTTTATTTGTGTGTCTGGTTGAGTATAGTAACTACTTGTATATGGTGTTGGAAGTACACTACCTGTAACCCAATCAGATCCAGATAAATACACATAACCTGTTGATCCTGTAGTTAAAGTTGGATTGTAACTTGTGTTAAATTCATAGTCTTTAACAACACATTTTATAGTTTGTTCATAAACAGGATAAGTGTTATTTATCTGTAAATTATATATACTGCTGGTATTTACTGTGAATAATGCCATATTAACTACATACGTAATAACCTTGATTGTTTTGTGGTGTTACATCAGGAGTGTAAAAATCAGGAACAAAGTAAGATGTTGTACAAATATTTGCTGTTATCAATGTAATAGGAATAATAGTTAATGTAGCTAAACCTTGTTCATACCATACATTCCCAACATAACTTGATTGACTCAATATTGTATTATTTACAGAACTAGAAATATTATTTCCTGACCATCTTAAATTGTATTCTCCATCATCATAAATTACACCTCCACTAACTTCTAATCTAATACTACCTGGTTGGATTTTTTCATAATAAATATTTTTAGGAATGTTTAATGTTAAAATATAATTTCCTGTGTCTGTAGGAAAGTATTTTTCTGTTGTAGTTCCATTTCCTAGTCTTTGTAAAGCGTTATAATCAATATTTTGTTTTAAAGTACTATTTAAATTATTAGTTTGAAAATAAGAAGAAGTACTATGAGACTCAGTAGGATAAAATTCAGGATAATAGTTACTTAATACAGATTGATAAAGTAAATTTTCAGTTGTGTATTGATTTTTAGGAATACTTCCTGCTTTTTCTCCTATATTAAATTTTATATTATAAGAATTAAATGAAGCAGATACAATATCATAATGTTTATTTGCTTCATAAGGAGAAACAAAAACATCACTTACATCAAATCTTTTATTAAAAGTATCTGCCATGCCATTTTATTAGTAATCCAGCTTAATTCTTACAAGTGTTTCTTTTGTAAAGTCTTTTTGTAATGGTTTACTTAATTTAGCTACAGCTAATAATTCATTATTATCATTGTATAATCCTACAGTAGTAATATAAGTTACAGGAGAATAAATCAATTGGTTATAAATTAAATTTCCATCACTATCAATAATAGTTGGGTTTGCTGTGTAATTATTTTCAGCATTTTTAGCTCTACAAAATATAAAATTTGAAGAAATTACTTCACTTGCTTGTAAACTAAAATTAGCACCAGAACTCACAGCATTAAATAATATTCTATTGTTATAATTATAAAATGGATTTTGTTCAGGTGTTGAAGAATTACTTGTATTCCAACTTATACCAATACCTCCATCAGCTATAGATGCACTTAAAGCATTAGGATTTAAAATAATAGCTCCTAAATCAGGAAATACATAACCATATGTTCCCATAGCTGTTCCAGCTGTACTGTAAGCATTTCCTTGACTTCCACTTATTAAAGTATAATACTGAGTAGAATTAATAAATGTAGCTGATGTTTGAACTTGACTATTGTCTGTTAAACTTAATTCATCTGTTCCATTTTTTAATTTTAAAGTTAAACTTCCTGGATTGAAAGATTGTTTATATTTACTTCTAGCTACTGAAATTACCGCAATACTATCAGAACCTGAAGTATAATCAAAATTAAATTTAGAATTTTCATCTCCTAAAATTAATGCTCTCCATTGTCCATAAACATCTTTAGTAGGAGTTGAATATGGAGCTAAACTATTAAAATAATATGATCCGCTTCCTAAAATATTACCATAAGCTATTGAAAATTGATTAGTAGCATTAGCATCAGTTGAAGATGTTTGGTAAACATTTAAATAAAACCTACCAGTACTTCCACTTTCTTGAATAGAACTAGTAAAAAATGAATTTAATGTATAAACATTATTAGACCAAGCGGGAGATACTAGTATCTCATTATTTACTACTTGGTCATCTGGTTGTATAGTTGTAAAAGCCATTATTGTTTTTTCTTAACTGTGTATGGAATACTAATTCTAGCACCTGAATTTCTACCTAAAATATTAATAGTTGTTGTAACTTGAGTAACACCAGTTGGGAAAATATCATTTAAACTAGTAGCAGTGATAGTAAATGCTGTACCAATTTGAGTAACACTTAATGGAGCTCCTGATGTAGTTGGAGTTGCTGTTGTACTTGGTAAAGCTGTTGTATCAACTCCTGTACCTGTAAAAGATGCTACTAAATTTTGATTAGAAATTGTAATTAAATAACCTAAAGGTTCAACAGTTTCAATAGTTCCTAAATAATTTAATGTTGTAGGTTGTAAAGTAACAGTAGCCCCTTGTTGTATACTGAAACTAGCTCTACCACCAACATTTAATACTGGTAGTCTTGAAGTACCTCTTGGTAGAGTTACTAATTGATATTTAAGATCTTGAGTATCATCTACAAAAGCTTCTAATAAAGGTAAACGCTCAATTGCTTCACCGTAAAAAGCTGATCCTGATGGATGATTTGGATTATAAAGTGTATAATCAATTTCATCATCTGCTAATGCAAATTGAGTAATTCTAAAAGAACCGTCGTTTCGTGCTAATAATTCTCTGCCTTTACGGGTTAGAACAGCGTCTATAGTAACAAATTCGTTATTTAAATATGCCATAATTTATGATAAATATTATACTAATAAGTTTTTTGATGCTAAATCTTGAACTATATTTGAAAAATTTTCTTTTAATGTTGAAGAAGGATATTTAGGTAATATAAATCCTGGGCCTTGAGAGTTTTGAGTATTTAACATTATAAAACCAGGGTCATCTATTAATCGTCTTATAACAAAATAATCTAAATTTTGTCCTTGAGGAGTTCTATCTAAAAATAAATGTAATTGATTAGAAAGATCTATTGATGATGATAAAATAGTATATACTTGACTTTCATTTCCCATAAATCTTATTTCATCATTTATATTAATAGTAAAAGGTAAAGGACTTGAAAAACCACTATTAGGATTTGATATTAATGGATATGTATATGAATCTAATTGAGTATAACTTTCACCATAAAAATAACTTAATGATGGAGATACTACTAATTCTGTACTTCCTGTTGTTGTTGTTACTAAAAATGGTGCTTTAGCGTTTGTGTAAAGTGCTGCTCCAGCTGGATCTATTTTAAATTGAGTATAATTTCCTCCATCTTCATCTAAAATATAAATTGCTGAACCAACAGGATCTCTATTATCGGAGTAGGTTACATAGAAACTATCTCCTGCTTTTAATAATCCTGTCCAACTAACATCAAAAATTCCTGTTGTATTATCACTAACATTTTTAGCCTCGGTGTCTAATAATACACCATTATTGTATAAACGTATAAATACAAATACAGTATCTGGTGAAATATTAAAATTATTTCTAACTATTACTTTAGCAGATACAGTAACTTGACCAGTAGAATTTCTAGTTACATTGTAAGTAGAAGTTGAAGTATTCCATCCTCTGGCTTCATCTTCAGCAATATCATTAAATTTTATACCTTCAAATTCTACAGGTTGGTATGTATCAGTTAATCCTACTAATGTTGTAATTGCAGTTATATCACCAGAAGGTGAATAAAAAGACATTGTTGTATTATATCCTGGCTGTAAATAATTTGTATCTAATGATCCTGTATCTGAGTAAAGTATTGTTGAATAAGTTCTTAATGGTCTATGAACTGTAGTTGATTTTGAAGATTGTTGATAATAAGTAGCATTATATAATGTATAATTTACTTCATCATATGCTCCAAATCCTTGATCTACAATACCATAATACTCTGATCCAGTTGGTTCAGGTAAATATGTTTTCCCAGTTTCATCAATTAAATATCTAATATGAAAATTATTAGAACCTTGTCTTTCAGCTAAAGTATCACTAGTCCAATCATAGAATAACATATATGGTGTAGTTACTTCTACATTACTAAAAGACAAAGAAGGATAATTATTAATAAATTGATTAAAACCAGGAGCTGTAAGTTTTACACCTTCTACTCTACTTCTATCCCAACTAGTTTCAGTTAATAAACTGTCTTGAAATTCAACACTTCCACTTTTTAAAACATTTATAGTTGATGGTTGGAATATAAATTCAACAAACAACCATGATAAAAATCCAGGACCATCAAATGAATATAAACTTCCTTCACATGCATCTATAAGTATATTTCTACCACCTAAAAGAGCACTAGGAATAAGTGTTAATTGACTATTACCACTACAGTCTGTATATGTTAATATATGAGCACTACTTATATCTAAATTATTTACATCATATCTTACACAAGTACACCTTGTATCTGGTTCTACTTGAGTATTAAGTTTTTTAAATTTAAATTGACTAATTATAGCTTTATCAACATTATTATTTAAAGCATCATATCCTCCATATTGTTGAACAAATCGTGTTCCATAATAAGGTTTAGAATCTAATATTGTATATCCAGTTCCAAAAATATGACCTATTTGATCTTTTAAAGCTATAATTTGAATTTGATTTAACCCACTAGAACCAGAAGCTTGTTGTGTGTTACTACAATCTGACCAGGTAAGTAATCCATCATATTGAATTGTATACTCATAACATTCAGTCACAGATGTGAATGGATTAATTTGTTCATAAGAACTGTCTAAATTTATAGTAGAATCACTTATATTTCCTGTATAGAAAGCTTCATTTAATGGAGAATTTCTTGAACAACAATAATTTCCAGGATTAGATCCTTCGATAGTCACAATTTCAGTTTCACCAAAATACACAGAACTTGTACTAACATTAGGTTCATGTCTAGCTACTTTGTTTCTTTCAAGAATATGAGGTTTAATTATTACACCACTAGACATGTCTGTTCTAGCTGGTGTAAAATCATTTAAATATCTAAATAAAGACTTATGAAAAGTCTCCATTAGTATTAAAAAATCTTTATAATTGTAAGCAGTATTGTATTTAGTAAAATAGTTTTCTTGTAATTTAGTTAAAGCTTCATAATTAGAATCTGTAAGAGTTGATGGATCTCCTATAATATTATCTAAATTATAAGTATTACCTAAGTGAGCTATAATATCATTGTTAATTTGATCTTGTGGACTAAATCCAGCTTGAGTAGTTTGAACATCAAATGTTCTAGAACTAGTAGAAGGATAAACTACAGATTTATTAAATTGAAGAATGTTTGAAGCTAAACTTTCACTAACTATTCTAATTTTATTAGTAACAGGAACAGAATATCCTCCAATAGCTGGTTGGCTATAATACATTTCTGTAAAAGAAATATAATTTGAACCAGTAAGATTTAAAGTAATATCTGGTCTTAAAGTTGGTTGTGAACCAGTAATTCTACTTCCACTTATTTGTAAATCATTTCCTAAAGGAAATCTAAATAATAAATCATTATAAGCTGAATTTGAATTATTTCCTACATATGATTCTGGATTTAATGTATGAGTATTAATTATAGATTCAGAAATAAAATTATTGTATGCTTTTAATTCTTGAAATTGACCATAATATTCACCAGTTCCAAAATTATAAAAAGGAGAACTAATTAAAGATGCTGTAATATTTGGAGGAATTGTTCCTAAGTAAGTATTACTTCCAGTTTCAATAAATCTACTATTAGATGGAGTTGAAATAAATGAAGAAGATTGATGTCCTATTTCTCCACTTAATTCAGATTTTACATAAAGTCTAGTAGTAGTAGAATTTCTTTCTAAAACTACATTCCACCAATTATAATCTCCATCAGAACCAGTTACATAAAATGGTAAAGTTACTTGTAAAGGAGTGTTATATAAAGCCAACCCAGAGTCATTTGAATAAAAACTTAAAGTTCCATATTGATAACTTCCACTTTGATTTCCATTTAATGTTATAATACTATTAGGTCTTTTAGAAGAACCTGTAGGAAAATTACTAAATAAAGATTGAGTAGCATAAACAGAAGCACTAGGATAAGGTTTAAATCTAAACTCTAATGTTTGAATTTGTTGAGTTGTTGAGTTAGGTAAACTTAATTGAGTATAAGTAGTTTTACTACTACTTAAAGCATAAGTAAATTTAGGATAGCTGTATTCAACTGTATTTGAGTCTTTATCAATACCACCAAATTCTAAAGGTATTAATACTGTATCAGGAATACCATAAAGTGTAGTTAAATAATTTACAAACTTGGTTGTGCCTTTTGATTTAAGCAATGTTGGTAAATTAGCATATATTCTTTTAAATACTGATTTGGCTTCATCTTGTCCAGATAAAGTAGGATTAGAAGCAGTTACAGCGGTTTGCCAAGATTGAGGCATAAATGTATAACTTCCACTTTGATTTATACCATAAAGATAAGTAGCTAAATCATCTTGATCACCATCAGTGTAAAGACTAATACCTAAAGACTGTAGAGCATCTCCTACTAAATCTTTAGAAATACCATCCATTAAACTATTTTTTGCTTTCCAAATATCGGTAATAGCTCTTATATAAATCCAAATGTCATCAAACATTTGACCCATAGAATGAATAAATGGTTTTACATATTCAAAATCATCTCTTTCTTGTAAATAAATTGGTAAACCATAAACTAAATTATTATTATTAAATTCATCATAATAACTAGCTGATGTGTAATTAAGATTATACCAGTTTATTGCTTGAGATGAAGTTGAAGAATATAAATTAAAAGGAGGTTGATTATTAGATTTGGGCCAAGCAAAACTTGTAGATTCAAAATACAAATAAGTTTCATATCCATCAAATCCTTTAATAATTTCATTTATTTTATTTTGGTAAACTATATTATCTAAACTTGATGATGGTAAATAATTATTATATAATTCTAATTTTTGTATTTTAGTTTTAAATGTACTTAGTCTTTGAGTTTGTGATCCAAAATGAGTAAAATTATTATAGTTTGTATAATCAACATTAATAATTGGATTAGAACTACTAATAAAACCTAATAAGTTTTGTAATTGAGGATTATTTGACCCAGTTAAAGCTATTAGTTGATTAAAATTATAATAATCACTTGAACCTATTCTTTGATCATCTACATTTAAACTAAAATTAGCTTGACGTAAAGAAGGTAAAGCAGATGCTTCTACAGGTATTTGATTTATTATTGCTTCAAACCCTTGTGTTTCTGAGATTTCTTCTACTAAATTAAGAGGAGAATTTACTACTATTGTATCGGGTAAAGCATTAAATAATTTAACAAGAATACTAACATTTCCATTAATATCTTTTTCTACAGCAAATGAATTAGCTGTTATTAAATTATTACTTCCTAAGTCTAAATAAAATTCAAGAAAATAATTTCTACTATTTATTAAATCTATATATGTTAAAGCATTACTGTAAACAACATCATTTGATTCTACTGTAGTAGCTATTTTTATTTCAGTTCTATCTTGAGAAATATTTTGAATAAATAAATCAAGATTAGAATTTAATGTTACTATAGGTCTTAAAAAATTATAATATAAATTATATGTTCCTAATCTATATCCTAAATCTGTAATATCTTTTTCAGGATCAAGATTTATTACTTTATTATCAGTAAGAGTATAATTCTGAAAGTTAGAAATATTATTTAATAAGGTATTAGTTGATGTATTATAAACATATAACTGAATAAAATCTTGAGGTAGTCCAAAATATCTAGTAATTTCTTTAGAATCTACAAGACCTTGTTCTTGTGGACTTAATATACCGCCTGGGGTTCCTATAGAATTTATTATAACTGTCATTATTGATTGTTAAAAGTGTCGATTTGTTTTTGTAATAATTCGTTTTGAACTTGTAATTCTTGTAATTGTAAAAGTAATTGTTGTAAATTAAGACCAATATATTCACTACTTTTTTCTATAAGAGTTTCGTGACTATTTGTTCCTGTTTTTGGAATATTATAAAATAAATTATCATAATTTTCAAAAAGTTGAGGAACATCAACTACAGGAGGTGCTGGTGTTGTATCTACAGGTGGAATATAGTTTGTAAAAGTAGTATTTATAACCTTATTTATATCAGGACTATATATTCTTTTTTGAGATGGAATGTTTATCTGTGCCATAATTAAGGAGTTTCAGAAATATAACAAGTCTCAACCCATCCTGCATCTACATATGGATATACAATTGAACCTGTAGGTATAGGTGCCGGACCGGGAGGTGCATCTGGTGTTGGTAAAAGTATTGGGTTTAGTATATCACTCGTTGGACCAGAATTTTGAGTAACTTTAAAATTTAAATTATCAGTTAATGTATAAAAATTACCACTTAAATATGTTCTAACTTGAATTTGATAGTATCTATTAGGTTCAAGTGTATCCATATCTAAATTAAAGAAATTACTTGTATTATCAGCACTTAGTCTAGTACCTATACTATTAAAAGGAACAATAATATCATTAGTATCTACATCAACAATCTGATACCAAGAATTATAAGGTAAAATTTTATTATAAGCATACAACGATTGAGTAGTAAATGTTCTAGCAGGATATCTTTCTCTAGCATATACTCTTAATTGTACTTTTTCATTTGATTGAAATTCATTTCTGTTATTTCCTAAAGTAGCTGTAAAATCTTGATTAGAAAGAATTCTACTGTAACTTCCAGAAGTTAAATTCCATGTTTGATCATTCCAATAAAATATTAAACTTGGAGGATAAATAGTATTTGTGTCTCTACTAAAATAACTTAAATGATATTGATAAGCAGGATTATTTTCAGTATTTGAATCTACATGCAGTATATGACCATAATTAGGAATATAATTATAATAATGTAATAATACTTGATCTGTTATATTAGCAAATATATCAAATGGAGTATATGTTGAAATTGATTGAGTTGTAGTATAATTTTCATACCATGAACCACCTCCAACTGAACTTGAATAAGATCCTGTAATTCCATATGATCCACTAATAGACCAATTAGTAAGAGTTGTTGGGTAAGTCCAACTAACTCCATTAGTTGTGGCAGGACTATTAGCTAATCTTCCAGTTCCCATATCCCACGCGTTTCCTACCGGATCTATGTTAATATCTAATTGAGTAGGTAATGAATCTACTTCACTACAATACATTCTTAAATAAGCATTCCATGAACCTGAAGTAATTGTAGGAACAATTTTATTATTAACTACATTTTCTATTTGTTGTTGATCAAAAGCTATTACAATTCTAGAAGGATTGTATTTTGATGTTTTAGAAAGTTCTAATATTTCATCAATCCCAGTATTAGTAGCTGGATATTCTTGGTATAATGTAGCGTCTTTAGAAGGAAACAGTTGATAGAATGCCATGTGTTAATAAATATTAAATACTAACAACTCTGCCTAATATATCATTATCTGGGAATTTTATTTCAAAAATCATAGGGTCTAAACTTGGATAAATAACTCCATTTAAATTAGCTCCAGTTAAATCATAAGTATATGGACTATAATTTCCTCCAGATTTATTTATAAATTCAAGTTTTTTAACAGCAGCTACTCCATTTACATTAGCAGCAGATATTATATTTTCAACTTGAGATAAAATAATAGGTTGGTTAATTGACCATTTTTTAGTATCAAAAAATGATTTTAAACTATTAATTGCTCCAACTAATACTTGTTGAGCGTTAAAACCTTGAAGTACTTGAATTTCAAAATTAATTCCAATATTGATATAATAAGCATCTTTAATACTTACAGCATCAGTTAACATTTTAAATTGACTTAAATAGTTTTTAAGATTTTGTTTTACTGCTTGATTGGCTTGTGTTAATTTATTATCAATATCGGTAGTTAAAACATAAACACTTAATCCTAATGGATTCATATCAGAAGTACTTGTTCTATCTCTATCTGCGTTTAAATTTAGATCTTGAACAACATATGCTTTTGTAATAGTTCCAAATTCACTAGGCATACTTAAAGTTCTAATTAAATAATCTGCTTGAGTTACATTTCTTAATTGAGTAGGAAAATTAGCTAAAGCATTTAATCTAATTTCTTCAATTGTATCTCCAGGTCCTCCTCCAGTAGCCCCAATATTATTATTAAATCTTACTGAATTTACAATTGTTTGAACAACAGATGAATTTAAACCATAACTATCTATTTGAGGGTTTACTGTATCTATTATGTTAATATCATTAGCAGGAACATTACTTTGAGCTCCATAACCTGTTAAATATGTAAATGTTAAAGTTGTATTTACAGGTGCTTGACCATATTCATTTGTAAAGAAAAAATTAGCTGGGTCAAATGCTGTGTTGAATTTACTAATGCCATCTTGTAAACCAATACCTACATTATATGGATTTGGAATAATTAATTCATCTGCTTGTCCTGTTGTTCCTGCTCCAAAACTTATTTCTAAATTAGTATTATCTACAAATTGAGCAGTAAAACGTTTTTGAACTTTTTTTAATCTAAGCATATATGGTGCTTGATCTCTGTAATAATAATAATTAGGTTCATAAACAGGAATATTATATGTTTTATCTATAATAGTATCTTGGGCTAAATAAGGAACTTGATACCATATATTTCCATCACTGTCAGTAACATTTAATATTTTAATAATATTAGTATCACTTAAAGTTACTTTACTAAATTGTTCTAAAGTAGTAAAATTAAAATCTTGTGTTTTTACTTGACCTGAATAAGCTTGTACTTGTTTTTTAAGAACATAAAATTCAGGATTAGAAGTTCCACTATAATAATTATAAATACTTATATCAGTTGGATCATTTGATCCTGAGTAAGCAAAATTAATTAAATTTTCTGTTAAAAATAAAACATTAGGTTGAGATGTACTCTGAATCTGGCTTTGTTCTGGAATACTAACTGTGTATCTCCAATCTGGGTTAAAAGAATTTGCTGCGTCTGAAGGAATTAATTGATAAACATCTAAAACTACAGTCGATGGTTTTGAAATAACAGGTTGATAACCTAAACTATATGCAATAGGAAGTATATTTTTTGTTTCTTTAGCTTCTAATAATAGTGTTTCTTGAACTTGAGTATCAGTATAAAAACTAAGTACATCACCAACATATGCTGCTAAATCACTAAACATATTACCAGGAGAAGATGGACCAAAATCACTATAATTATTATAATTATTTTTTATATAATCAGTTAGAGCCTGTTTTAACTGATTGAAGTCTTTATTTAAATATTGTACACTCATTAGTTTGTTGTGTTTAAAGCTAAGGTTAATTCATCTGATTGGTTATTAATGGTATATGATATTTGTATGTAAACTACATTATTATCATCACTAATAGCACTAACATTATTTACTATAATATTTTGAACATATGCTTCTATACCTTCTTTTAAATTATCAGCTATTGTATCTAAATTAGTATTAGGTTCAAATAATAATGATCTTATTCCACTTCCAAAACCAGGATCAAAAAGTCTTTCACCAGGATTAGTTAATATATAGTTTATAAGTTGATTTTTTGTTTGAGAGGTTGTTGTATAAGTTGAAGTAAAGACACCATTTTCTATAAATTGAATTCCAATTCCAATTTCTCTTTTAGCAGTATTTTTTACTACATCTTCATATCTATAGATAGGTCTTACAGTCATTATAACAATCCTTTATTTTTCATTGTTGACATCATCGCTGTAAAATCAGGTACTTCACTTACAGATTGAATCATTTCAGGTGATGCTACTTTAGGAGCATTATTTAACATTGATTCTACTGTAGATGGTTTTGATTTTCCCAAATCCATCTCAAATGGTTGATTATTTATAGATTGAAAACTAGGTGCATCAGCTGATGTAAAGTTTCCTACTGAGCGCCAATCACTTTGAGCTGTTTCATTTATTAAGTCTTCTAAAACATTACCTGTAGATATAAGTTTTTTAGTTTTAGGAATATTTCCTAACATATTACTAAGAGATTTTTTAGTTTCTTGTATAGGTTGTCTTTGTAATTCTTCTCTAATAGCAGAGCGAACTTCTTTTTTCACAACTTCACGAATAATTTGTATAAATTCAGTTTTATTCATATAATATAAATATTAAATTATAAAGGAGGTGTTAATTTAGTTTTTAAATCTTGTAATGCAGTATTATTTTGTTGTTGATTTATAAAAGTATCAACTTTACTAATAATATTATTTAAACTTTGTTGTTGATTTTGATTTATTTTACCAAAGTAAATAATATTATCTTTTAAAACAGTAATTTGTTCGTATGCTTTATTTAAATCATTTACTTGATTTTGTTCACTTTCACTTTTAGTTAAAATATCACTAACAGCTTGACCTGTAGTTATGTAACTTGAAGCGGGTACAGCTGTTTCTACTTGAATAACTATTGCTTTAGCTTTTTTGATTTTATTTTGAATACTTTTTACTAGTAATAAAGCTGAAATGACTAATTGAGCGAATTCTACTACTTGTTTTAATGAAAGATTATTTACAAAATCATTAAAATTAGTAATAGGTTTATCATTACTTAGTCTAGTAGTTACTTTATTTGTTTTATCGGTTAAAGATTTAACTATTGATTCTATATTTTGTAAAGCAGCTATAGTTTGTTGATTAGCAATTGGAACTTGAACTATAGTCCCATCACCTAACTTAACAGTAGTATTAGTATTAATTTTATCTATAATACTATCAACTTGATCTTCAAGACTTAAAATTTGACTATCAATTTGTTGTTGTAAAGTAATAATATTTAATATAACAGCATTAGTTGTTTTTAAAATTTTATTAGTAAGAGGTGTACTATTGGTAGTACCTGCTTGATTTGATTGATTGTCTGTAGTTGTAGTTACTCCTAATTCTTCAGCTAGTCTAGCTTTTGTAATATCAATTACTACTTGACTTACCCATGCTGCTAAACTAAATGCTTTATTTAAATCAAATGAACTACTTTTAACTCCTGAATTTAAATTATTCATTTGTTGAGTTAGTTTATCTATATTTGCTGTTAAATTGTTTTGAGAATTATTAGTATTTTGAGTATACTGTTTCCTTACAGGATTTAACGGTTGGGCAACATTGATTTGTTTACCTTGTAGTGCTATTAAGTCTTCTATTGTCGCCATTATACAGTGTACGTTATTTTAGATTTAAATCTTTTAAGTTTTTGTTTGATTAGTTCAGTTTTAGCTTGAGTATTAGTTTTTAAAACAACCTGGCCTTGAGGAATATAAGCACCAGGAGTATCAACAATTTGATTTAATAAGTCTAAAACATCAATTAAAATTTTTTCTAATTGATCTCCTTTAACTACAGATTCTAATTTTTTAGTTTGAGTTGGAATACCAAATTCTATTTTTGGACTATTTATTCTAACTTTATTTGGTTTGTTGTCTCCATCTACACTTCCTATATCAATAAAAAGACCTTCTTTAGCACCTAAATGAATATAGGTATTAGAGTTTATTTTAATATCATCACTTTCTGATACTAATTCTAATTTACCTGATTTTGCTGATATTTTTTCTTCTGCCATTATTTAATATATTTATTCATTGGTTCATCTATGTTCACAGTAGATGGAATTAAATTATTTGCTATTAATGTTTTAACAACAGCAACTAAGTATGTTGTAGGATTTGTTAATGCGTCTCCAAATGGAGCATATGTGTTAAAATATTGTCTAAATGTAGGAGGATTAGTACCTTTATGAGAATATGATTCTTGTTCTTTATAATTAATACCATTTTTCTTATAATATTCATTATCTTTATCTATATACCAATTAATTCGTCTTACACCACCATCATAATTTAAACTTTTAGCAGTTCCATTTATGTATGGAATAGTAACTTGATTAATCATTGCTGTCCATCCTTTTTCATATGTACTAAAACAAGCATATGTTCCTAATTTTTCAGCGCCTTTAATTGCTTTAGCTCCTAAATCACCTTCTCCTCTTAAGTTACCTGGATTTTTATTTTGTCTAACACCTAATGAATTAAATCCTTCAACCTTTGCTTGAGCTGCTGCTAATCCTTTAATAATTGGACTTAATTTTTTTAAAGAAGCAAATGAATTTATACTACTTAAAGTAACACTTATATCTAATTTACCAAAAGGAGTATAAGGAGGAGGTGATCCTTGTTTAATACTTTGCTGTTCTTTAGGAGAAATACCTGCCCAAACTTCTGGTGGAATTTCAGTTCCTGGGATATTATTTCCATAAATTGTAAAAAAATCATCTGTAGGTTCAATTTCAGCAAAATATGCTGTAAGGCTAGCTGTATCATAATTTACTAATTCAACTACTTCCACTGTTTCTGGAGTAATTATTATAGATGAAGTAATATCTGTTGCTGTTTCAAAATTAGTACTTTGAGTAACAACATAAGGTTGAACATAGGTTGGAGGTACAACTTGATCAACTACTGTTTGAGACCAACCAAGTGTAGTAAAATTACTACTTGGAAATACTACTTCACTTTGGATACCTATAGGAGGTTCTCCACTAAAAATTCCTATAGAAGAAACAGAATTCATTACAGAGTAATCAGTTTGAGAACCACTAGGTTTATTTTTAGATGTAAGTATTATATTACCATTAGTATCATGGGCAATACTACTTCCACCTCTACCATTTGTTATAGTAGATCCTGGAGTTACTTTTCTAGATTCAACTCTTTTATCTTGCATTATATCATCCCGTTTAAACTATTATTATAATTAGTTACATTAAAGTTTGATTGTTTAGTATTAGTAACTTGACCGGGTGTTGATTGATCTAAATTAATATTTGTATACATATTATCCCACATGTTAAGAGGTCCTGTATAATAAGCAATTTGTTTAGGATTTGATTTATTGTTAGATGCTGATTTAGGTTCAGCAGCAAATGTAATATCAATATATTCTCCCACCATAGGAGTAATATTTTGGTATTTATTTAAAGGTTGAGCTGTTTTGCTGGGATCAGGTTGTCCTAATTGAGATTTACCTATACTATCTACAGATTCATAATAAACCCAACCATTATCTGCTACTCCTGTTACTCTATATCTAAAACTTTTTTGTTTAGTAGTTGCATAATTACTGTATCCATTAGCACTTGTTGTGTTGCTTATTGAAGAAGGACTTGTTATAATTCCTGAACTATGTTGAGTAGATTGAGTTGGCATTATTCTATTCCTAATCCGTCTAATGATTCAAATAATAGTTGTTTGTCTCTTTCAGACATTACTCCTCCATTTTCTTCAGTAACTTTAGCACTAACTGATTCAATTTTTTGAATAATACCTAAAAGTTTTAGTAAAACATCATCATTCTTAATTGATAAATCCATATATTCTTTAATTAAAGGAACCATCATAACAGCATCACCACCATCAGTAATAAATTCTTTTAATTGATTAATTAAACCATTAAGTTTTTCTTGCTTATCTTTTTTGTCTTTATAAGCTTCTTCCATCAACTTAGAAATAGTTTTTCCTTTGAAAATTTCTTTATTATAATCCATATTATTATATGAATATAAATATTAAATTACATTTTTTTTACAATGCCGTTCTGTTGATATTGACTATATAAAACAACATATAATTCTTTCATGCGTTTAATAATTTTAGTAATATGAGTTGTATCACAGTCAACCATTTCTTTAATGAATATATAAAACGCTTTTTTATTAAATATATCTATATTTTCTCTTTTACGAAATATTTCTAAAATAGCATCAGCTAGTTTTTTATCTTTTTCTTTAGGAAATAATGTATCTATATAAGTTTCTATATATAATACATAGATATTTAAAAAATCACTTAATTCAGTATTTGTTTCTTGAATTACAAATTCTTTAGTTACTTCTCTTTCTTCATTAACTTCATCAACATCTGAATGTGATTTGAGTTTTTTATAATTGTTTTGATTATTGAAAATAAAATAACGTTTTGCTATTGTTCCAAAATAACTGTATGCTTTTCCTTTTCCCGGTTGAAATTTTTTTAAACGTTCAATTAAGAAAATAATGGCTTCATGTTGAATTTCTTGAATTGAATGATTATCTGTATAATAGTATTTGTATGTATGAATTAAATTTTCAGTTAATTTAGTAAAAGCATAATGAATTCTTTCTCTGTATACTTTATTTCTAATAAAATCATCATCTGATGCTACATATTCAATAATAGCGTCTTCAGTGTCCTGAGTAAAATAGTTTCTACTCTTTTTTGGTTTACGTTTTCTAAGTGTTCCTTTTTTAGTATATAAGTTAGGATCTAAATTACTCATTATTTAAAGTTTTTTAAGGTCTCATTTAATTCTTTCAAATCTATCCACATTTGACCTATATAATCGTTTGCTCTAAATAAATTTTGTTGATCAATTACATCAAATGTTTTAGTAATTTGATCAATAGATTTACGAGTTGTTTCAATATATTCAGCTTGTTGTTGAGCTATTTTTTCTAATTTTTCATTTCTACGATATTGGGTGATAATGATATAAACCATTATACTTACAATCCACAACCCAATATTAATTATCCAAACCATATTATAAATTTTTTAACATATCAGCAAAAGCATTATTTTTAGTTCCAATTGTTCTAATTGCTTTTTCTTGACTTGATTGTTTAACTGTTGTTTTTACTTTATCTTGTTTAGGAATTTGAAAACTATCTAACCATTCTGCTTCAAATTCTACTCTAGCAGCTAAAAAATCGGCTTGCTGAATAATAAATATTAATGAAGTACGAGGCTTAGTTTCTGGAGACCAAGATTTTAAATAAGGTTCATTAGCTGGGTCGTAAAGTCCATCATGTAATTTAATTGCTAAAGTTTCATTTTGAGACATTTTAATTCCTAATTCATTTAATAACCAAATACCTCTATCAGGAACAGACATATAAGTTAATTTTTGATTAAACATATACATTTCTCCTAATTTTTCTCTTCTCCATTGATCAGTATTATCTAATACTGCTTGATTTTCAAAATCCCCAAATTTTCCTAAGTCATGATTTAATGCACTAAATACTAATTCTTCTATAGTATATGTATCTTTAACATTAAATTGACGCCATACTTTATTTATTTCTAAAGCTGCTTCTATTACTCTAATAACGTGATCAATATATCCTCCCTCGAAGGCATTATGATACTCTCTTTTATGAGAGGCTGGCATAAGACAAAATCGTTCCTCATACTTCTGATAAAAACCTAATAACTGTTCTTTTCGAGGTGAGGATATGTATTGATCTATAATTGAGAGAAAACGATTCCAATTTTCTAAAATTTGTTCTGAAGTTAATTTGATATTGTTACTCATACAACTATATTATAATAATAAAATTTAAAAAAACCCTTATCTTTGTTCTGGTTCGTTATTAAGATAAGTACGTGCTTGATCAACTGCTGAATGTAGTTGATACATTAAACGTGCCATATCTTCTTGGTCACGTTGATTTGAAGGTCTAGTTTTAAGAAAAAATTCTAAACCTTTTGCTGAAGATTCAATAGTTGATAGAATCTCTTGGTATTGTGTTTTGTATCTCATAGATGTACTGTTAATTGTTTATAAAATGATATGTTTGAATTTAATATAATAACACTTTTATCTATAACCCCTGATGTATTAACAATAATTTTAGATTCTGGATATAATGTAAAAACAATTGGATAAGCATCCGTTTTAAGAGTAGATTCAATTTTATCAGCTATGTTACTATGTTCATTTTGATTACAATCAAATGCTTCATAACTCCACCCATCAATCATTAATTCAGCTTCTAATTCTTTACATTTACTACATCCACTAAGTTTAAATAGTATTATTTGGGGATCGAATTCGGTACCTTTTTCCCCTTGATAACTTCGTACCTTATTTATTAATGCTTCAATCATATTGACATAAATATAATAACAAAGTTTATTTTTCCCCCCTCCATAACTTAGGAAAACTAATTTGTAAAACAAAAACTAAGTATAATAATTTGATTTTAAGGCAATCACACCAATCAGATCCAACATTAAGGTTATCCTTATGTAGTTTAAGACATACTAGTCTGTTTGTGAGACAATAGTATGATAATAAAAAAGGGTAAAAAGCCAAAACTCTTTACCCCTTCTTTTATAAGTAAATTTTATATTATCTAATTCCAGCCATTCGTTGAATTCTTTCAAGTAAAGCATTATCAGCATCATCTGCTGTTAAATCACTTCTCATTTGACTAAACATACCTTTCAACTGATTCATTTGTTGAGGTGTTATTCTATCATTAATAATATTAGTAATTAATTGAATAAATTCATTATTTTCTAATTTATAAATATCTTGTAAAAAATCGTCTCTTTCAGCTGGTGTAACATTGGTTTCTAATTTATTAATTACATCTTGTAAACCTTTAGCTATAATTTGACCATAAGCAATATCTTCAGGTTCATTTTGAATTTTATCAGTATATTTAACTACTTTTTCTCCTCTTTCTAAATCACTAAAACCAAATAAACCAATAATTTCATACATTCCTTTTACAATTTCATGAATTAATACTGGAAAACAAATAGCTCTTGCTTTAATAATCCATTTTTCTTTTTCAAAATCAAAATAAACACTTTCAGCTCCTACACTACTATCTTCCATTGGTGATCCACCCCCTCCTGACATTCCTAACATAAAATCAATCATATCAAGGGCCGCTTGCATTAAATCTCTGTATTTATCACTTGCACCTTCTCCACTAACAATATCAACATATTCTTGTTGAACATAATGAGCTGTTTTACTTAAACTTGCTCCACCTTGAGTTACAGAATTAATAAGTCTTCTTTTCATTAATTCACCTGTTAATTCTTCAGCTTCATCTTCTTCTTCTTCATCCATTTCAGGTGTATTTAAAGCATCTTTAACTTGAGATTGTGGAACTATTTTAGCATCAATTTCAATAGCATCAGTTTGTGCTAAATAAGGATAAGCTTCATTAACAACATCTAAAGCTAGTTGTTCTAATAAATCTTCGTTTCCTTTTTCCATTTGCATTACTTGCATAGCAAGTTGTTGCATTTGTCTTCCTACTTGCATTGGATTTTTACCTTGAATCCTTTGAGCAACTCCACCTTTAAGTTTACCTAAAGTTTCAGGATCAAAAATTTTATCATACTCAGCTTCATTTAATTTATCAAATTCAGCCTTATATCTAGCTACAATTTTATTCATAATACTATTTGAAGCTTCTTTCATTCCAGCTGGTTTTGGTTTTGGACCGTTTTTAGGAGCCTGATGTGGTTTTTCTGTTCCTTTAGTTTGAGCTTTAGGAGCTGGTTTAGGACTAGTAGCTGGACTTGGAACAGAACGTCTTCTAGGTTCTGGTCTTGTAGAAGGTCTTCCTGGCATTACATCCGGTTGAGGAGCTTTTCCTGGTTGTTCCTGAGGAGCTCTTTGTGGAGCAGCAGGACTTTCATTTAAAAGATTTTTAAGCTTAATCATAGTATTATTATAACAATAAATATATTATAAATTAGTATCTTATAAATCTCTAAATAGTTTTTTAATTACTTTTTTGTGGGTATTTAAATAATTTTTTGACTTCGACTACTTTGATATATTAACGTTTATTATTAATATTACCAAATAAACTTTCGCTTATTCCGTCAATTAAATTCAAATATAAATTATTATTTATAAGGATCTAAAATATAACCATCTTCCATTTTATTTTGTACCATATTAATAGAAAATTTACTAATATATTCACTATTATCTTTCTTAAGTAAAACACTATTACCTTCAAAACCTACTATATAATAACTAGATTCAGAACTTATCACTCCAGGTTCAATAGTATCTCCTTTACCTAAATAAATAATATTAGGGTTAAAGTCTTTAGCCATTTCTAAATCATCTGGTGTTAATTCAAATTTTTCATTTACTTTATCTAAAATTTTAACATCAACTTGTAAGTCTTCCCATTCATTTTCCCAAGGTGATTCATAATAATCTTCAGGTATATCTTCAATAACTTCATCACCTTCTAGTATTTTTCTCATTAAAAAATCACTATCCCATAGATTATCATAAATAATTGATTCAATTTCTTCTGGGTTATAAGGAATAGACATTCCTAATTCTCTTTCTAAATCTTCACTATTAATTATACATTTAGTCGTTTTTTCAATTAAATCATTCTCTTCATCTTCATAATTATAAAAATTATATGTTGAATGACTTATTATTTCAATATTAAAATCTTGGAAATGTTTAGCTAATTCTAAATCTTCGTCTCCTAAAGAAAATTCTTCTTCTTTTAATTTAGGTTTAGGTAAAATTATTTTATGTCCATTTGAAAGCATTTTTTGAACATCATCAAGATCCATTTTAAATACATTACGTGGCTCACCTTCTTCAACTAAATTTATTTTCCAAACAGCAACACCATTTTTATCTTCTTGATATATTTTTTGAACAATAAAATTACCATTTCCTATGTATCTGTAAATTATATCTGGATTTTTAAACATATTGGCATTGATTTTACTGCCTTTTGTTATGTTTTGATTTTGAAGACCCTTAGCTAATTCTAAATCGTTATCTCCTAAAGAAAATTCTTCTTGTTCATTTAAGAATAATTGATATTCTTTCCATTTATGTAAGTCAAAGTTGTCTCTCATTTTGTTTTTCCCCAAGTTTTACCTTTACCTTTTCTTTTACATCCAGCTGGAGTAGGTCTACAAGCAGGATACTTTGATCTTACTTCACCTTTTTTTCTTCCACAAGCTTTATAACCTCCTTTTCCATCAGGAGCATTACAATCTACCCAACCACCTTCTTTACCTTTTGGACCTGAACGTTTAAACCACTTATGAAGCGATTCATCTTCATTAACTGTTTCTTCAGAAATTCCTTTCCAAATTTCACCTCTACGACATCTAACTACAGCACCTGACTTATAAGCTGATGGTTTGTCAAACTTACGATCAGCAATTCGAAGACATCTGTCTCGTTTTGATTTTTTTTCAGTAAGAACTTCTGTTAATATATTTGTAAGTTTAATCATTTATAGGTTCCCACCAATTAGTACAATATTCATCAGCTGCATAAGGAATTTTATTTGTACCTGCCCAATCACTGTAATAAGTACTTGTACAAATTTGTTCTTCTTTATTCCAAAATTTACAATTAGCACAACAAGAACCTCCTTTAGGTACTTTTAAACCGGCTTTATGGGTTGGAGGTAAAATCATTTCACCTTTACCACCATAGTTTTCTGTTAATATGTTTGTAAGTTTAATCATATTACCATTTTCTACAAGACCAATAGTTTGCTTTATGGCGAGGACCTGGATTATCACAATGGTGTCTTGCTCTATAAGCTGCTCTTCGTTTAGGATTATTTTTCTTAATAACCATTCGTTTACCTTTAGCACTTTTGCCTCCAAAACCAAAATTTACTTTAACTACTTTACCTTTAGGATTTTTAACATATACCTTAAATTTTTTGATGTCACCTTGCATAGGTTTACCTAATTGTACCTTACGACCTTTGTATTCTGCTTCACGTAAACAAGAATCACAATCAGTAGATTTATATTCTCTCATAAATTGAATAAACGATCTAACATCATCAATGTTTTCAACATCGTATTCTTCAATTTCATTATTAATAAGTTCAGTTAATTTTATCATCTGTTATAAATATTAGGTTCAATCATATATTCTGGTTTTAATAAATAATTAATATTTTCTATGTCGATATTAATTTCATTTCCATTTTCAGTATTTAAATAAACATAATTATCTTCAATCATAGAAATTGTCCAATTTTCATCACGATTATCAATAAAATTTTCTAAGTCAGGATTATTTGGATTCCACATATTAGGAGTAATTTGGTTACCTACTTCTAAGTATTTAATAACTTTTAAACCATTAGTTAATCCAATATCTTCAGGACCCATTTCAAAAGTTTCGTTTATATTATTTTCTAAATAAGCATCAAAATCACCAATTAATTCTTTATTAGTTATATTTAAATATGGTTCCATATCTCCATAATCATACATATCTAACATGTATTCTTTAATATTGTCTAATTCAAAATTAGCTTTAATTAAAATAGGAACAGCCCATTCTTTAAATTCTTCATATGTTTCTCCTGTCCAATTTTCTTCATCTAAACCTTTAGCCAGTTCTAAATCTTCATCACCCAACTCAAATGTTTCCTCTAAATCATTTTTACTAGGAATATAAGCATTTATATTATTCATAAGATCTTTATTAAAATAATCTACAGTAAAAGTATAAACATTCTCAGGACGCATAGCAAACTCAAATGCTACTATTTCATCATCATAATAAACAAGTTCTTTATACTGGCCTTCATTTGGACCTATGTAAATAATTTTTTTAACAAGACTACGTATACGTGAAGGAGCATCTTCTAATTTTGTCCAAGCACCAGCATATTCAGGATTAGAACTATCATAAAAATAGTCTCCTACTTTAAGTTCACGTTTATTAAAATCTTTAGCTAGTTCTAAATCTTCATCTCCTAATTCAAAGTCTTCATTAACTCGATTTAAAGGTTTAATTAAATCAACAGTAACTTCCATTTCATCAAGATTCCAAGCATCTTGAGGAAATTTAGACCAATTAATAGGATTAAATACTTTATAAGCTTTATCTTGAATCCACTCTTCAATAAGATGACTACTCCACAAATCAGCAGGTTGCCCAAGTTCCTCATAAGCTAATTCTATAAGACTTTCATAAAGTGTCTCTATAAAAGCTTTGTCTTTTAATTTACTAGGAATTTCATCTGCAGCATAAGTTTCATATGGACTGTATTTATCAATTAATTCTACTAATTCATCAACACTATAGTGAAGTCTATAAGTAGTTTCATGATCAGGTACACTTGGAAATGCTTTAGAATCACTATTCCAATTATAAATAAGATGAACGTCTACTTGTACTTCAGGTTCATCATTAAGTTGTTTTGCCAATTTTAAATCTTCATCTCCAAGTTCAAATGACTCGTCTATGGGTTCTGCTTCAATTCGAAATTCAGGTTTTAAATAACCATTAATTTCATGTAAATCAAAATCAAATTCATAGCCAGTTTGTTGTTGTAAAGTAATAAATTCTCCATCTTCATCTGTGTCTATATTTAAAATATATAAGGATTTATCTTGAAAATTAGGATCAAATGACTCACCCCACATTTCAGGCTCAATAGTGTCACCTTGTGTTAAAAATTTAACATTTAAACCTTTAGCCAGTTCTAAGTCTTCATCACCCAATTCAAATTCTTCATTTATGATTTTTGAATTTCTAGTAACTTTGTTTTCAATAAGAAATTTTTTAATGTCAAAATTGTTTTTCATGTGATAATAAATATGGGCTAGCCCAATAAATTACTAAAGCCTACGTATATACCTTGTCGGTTTAAAGTTGATTTTGTCGTAAGGAGAAATTTGGTCCCTGTGGTTTTAATGTTAATTTGACTTTTTGAGAAATTGGGGGTTTAGCTTTGGGTCGACTTGGAGTTACTTGGAGTCACTTTGGGTTGACTGAAATTGATTAAGCTGGATTATATGAGGCTAAGAGTATCGACGTATATACCACACATGGTTAGTTTAAAGTTTTTTAGTCGGAAATAGTAGATTATGTGAGGTTGAGAGTATAGATGTATATACAAAATGCGGATTGGTCGAAGTTGTTCAAGGTAGTGCTTTTCGTCACCCACGCCCGTGCCACGTCTCCGCGCGTCGATTGACAGCGGCTCGCCGTGGGTCTAATATTAGACCACATGCGGACCGCTAGCGGTCCAAACGAGGCACCTTTTCAGAAGAAGAGATTTTAGAGCCCTAGATTATAAACAAGGCAACCTAGTGATTTTTTCGGGCCAGTATGTTAAACGAGGCAACCCACCACTTTTTGGTGGCCCTAGATTATAAACAAGGCAACCTAGTGATTTTTAGGTGCTCAAGCCTTTAAACGAGGCAAGAGTTTTTCACACATGTACTTTGTGTAATGAATTATAATAAAAATATTAATTAGGGAATAAAATAAAAAACGAGGCAATTAAAATTTAATCACCACAATTCACATTAATGAATTAGGAATTGGAATCGAAAATTAAGGAATCAGGAATCAGTCTTGATTTCCTTCACCATACGGATCTGAAAAATATTCTATGTCGTCAAATCGATTGATTGATTCTAATATTTCACTCAATTGATCAATTGCAACGTTTAAAGGCTCAGCTACCTCATCTTCTATTTCTTGAGCCAAGTCACTTGAAGACGGTGCAACATTGTCTACTTGATTGATTAATTCAACTTGCAGTGCTTCTAAGTCGGTCAAGATGTCTTTTAGTGTGTCAAAAATTTCTTGTGTCATATTGATAATTATTATAATAAAAAGTTTTAAACGGGCCCTCTTTAAACGAGGCAACTTATTAGATATAAAAAAAGGGGGCATTTAGCCCCCTATCATTATGCTTCAACTTGTTCTTCTACTTTAATCATTTTAGGTCTTCCTAGTTTATAAGTACCATTTGCTTTCATTTCAGCTATTCTATTTAATTTAATTTGACGAGCTGATGTCTCACTTACAGGTCTACCTAATTGTAATGTACCTTTTAAAGCTAATCTTTGTTGACGATTTGAATTTTCACTTACAGGTCTTCCTCTTTGAATAATAACACCTGATGCTTTACGTTCTTCTTGTTGTTTTAAACGTAGTTGACGAGGTGAGTTAGGGTTAACTGGACGACCTTTTTGTTTAACTGCTTCTAATTTAACTTCGTTTACTGTGATTTCTTGGTTTTTAATTTTCTTTGTCATAACTTTTGTTTTTTGTTTTTATGTTTATTTATTTTTTATACTTATTACACAATTTATTTTATCAAATCCCCTCTTATATTTCAAACTTAGTTAAAAGTCCATCTATATAACAATACACACCCTCCCAACTCTTAATTTCAGTTCCAACTACATAATCATATACTTGTTCAATAAACATTACTCGTTTATCATCTTGTAAATCAAAATCATCAGCTAAATGATCTAATTCAAACTTTAAATTATCTATATTTACTTCATTTTTCATACCTATTACACAAACAATTTTATAAAATTCCCCTTTATATGTGAAAACTAGATTAGTAAACGAGGCACCTTTAGTGTCTCTAAAGCCTAGATCTCAGAAACGAGGCAACCTGGAGAGAGTCTAGAGCTGCTAAACGAAGCAAGGCAACTTAACAAATAAACAAAAAAAGGGGAATTAAATCCCCCTTTAATCATAACTGAGATAAAACTTGATAATTATGATAACAATCATCAACTTCATTTATAAAAACATAATAAATACAGTTTTTAATTTTATAAGATTGATCATTAGTATCTATTAATTTATCAACACTAAGTTTTTTACCTCTTGTTGTTCTAACTTTTTTATTAATAATTCTTTGAACATCAGATTCACTAATGTAAAATACATTATCAATAATTAATAAATCACACATTACATCTTTAATTGATAGTTTTATTTTTTTCATAACTTTTATTTTTATACTTATTACACAAATAATTTTATAAAAAACCCTTTTGCTTTTCAGATCCAGATCTCGAAACGAGGCAACCAGTCCATACAATAAACGAGGCAAGTGTTCCCATCCCTCTAAACGAAGCAAGGCAACTTTAATTATTACATTACACTAACAGGAATCAACAGGAATCGGGAATCAACAGGAATCGAATTTAAAGCCAATGAAAGCCCGAACACAATCAAGTGTCGAGCAATTAAATATGCTATCATCTGCCTAATGCATCAAGCTAATACGGTTAGAACGTCAATCAATGTAATTACTATTCGAGTTACAACCCTGTGGCGCCGTCTTCATTACATCAATAAATATGTAAGCCAGACAAAAAAACGAGGCAACTTTAAACTCTAGACCAGAGCCTTAAACGAAGCAAGGCAACATTTAACTACAGTAAAAAAAACCACACTTTCGTGTGGTTCTCGTTTGTGATTTGTTATTATTTCTTGTTGTTAATATACTTATGTGAAATGTAAGGGATATTAATTATCCCCCACACTTTCTTCATTCATTTGTTTTCTTAATTCACGTTGTTGTAATACTTGTTGTCTAACTGAATTAACGTTAACAGGTCTTCCTAATTTAACTTTACCCCTTTTACTTAACATTTCTTGTCTTTTACTAGTTTCATTTACAGGTCTTCCACGTTTAATTTCAATACCCTGTTCTTTTAATTCATTAATATGATTTAATTTAGCTTGTCTTGATGAATTAGGGTTTACGGGACGACCCTTTTTCATTTCAATTCCACTTTGTTTTTTCAACTCTTGTTCTTGTAAACGTAGTTGACGAGGTGAGTTAGGGTTAACTGGACGACCTTTTTGTTTTACTTCGATCATAACTGGTTGGTTTTTAATGTTTTTGTTTTTCATAATTTTTATTTTTTATATTTATTTAATTTTTATACTTATTACACAATTTACTTTTTAAAACACCCTTTTTTATTTAAAATATTTTTTATTTAATATAATAATTTTATTTAAATGTTTTAATATCATAATTTATATGATTATTACACAATAACTTACTTAAATTACCCCTTCTTTCATTTAGTAAACAAGGCAACTTTTCACACACGTTAAACGAGGCAACTTTTCACTTACTAAACGAGGCAAGTTTTCACAATTAAAACAAAAACTAAACAAGGCAAGGAATCGACCCACCAACTATTTTAAACTAATTTATGACTAAATAAGGAATCGACCCAACGATTTACTTAAACTGACTTACAACAAGGTAAGGAATCGACCTGGCTAATTTGTTAATACTAAATCACTTATAATTAAGGAATCGACCCAACGATTTACTTAAATTAAATCATAACACAAACAGGGAATCGACCTGTATATACTTTTGGGACTGGGGAGGAAAGGGGACAGGGTGTGACACAACAAATTGCCTGAAACACAATCCTATTACACCCGTTCATCACATATTGTTTACATACTAATCCATATATACTAAAGAAAGACCACCGATTTAACGATGGTCTTCTACATTTGATGTTATGTTGTGTAGGTTTTATTTTACTCGCTATTCACCAACGAATTTTACTTAAAAATCAATATAATCAATTGCCATTTCACCTATTCCTACATTGTCTTTAGTTATTTCATAATTTAAATCCATTCCAAACATCATAACATCGTCAATTAGTTCATTTAATGAATTAAATTGTTTTGTGTAGTACTTACAGTCTAATGAATACATATTATTTATTTGTTACTTTCTTTTACTATTTCAATTAATTTTTTAAGACAAACAAGTTCAGCTTCTTCGTAGGTTTCATAACAATCTCCATTATTATAAAATTCTATAAATTGAACGACAGGAATGTACCCACGATTGTACCCTAACATTCTATCAAAATCAGAATGTATTTCAGATATAATACCTTTATGTCTAAACCATCTAAATGCTTGTGAGTAGGTTGGTGCTAATATGGTATCATCAGTGCTTGATAAGTTACTAAACGTTCCTTTTCTTAACTTTTTAAAAGAATAAACAGTAAAACATTCATCGTCAAATCCAAGTTGCTTTAACTCTAAAGCAAGTTCATAGGGTACAAATTCTTTATTCATTTACTTGTTTACTAACATATTTCTTCAAGCATTCTTCACATCCTGCTACATTAATGCCTTCGATTCTAACGTGATTAGTACTTAATGCTGGTGTGCCACACAAATTGCCTTCGCCTTGTTTGTAAATGTGAGCCGTGTTGTTCCATACATTGCCTTTGTTTCCAAACAATGAATAACCTTTTTCTAAATCTGTAATGTGTATCATATTATTTTTTATTTTATCTTTTATACTTATTACACAAAATTTTTTACAAAATCCCCTCTTCTTTTACAATACAATCTTCTAAACCTGCTTCTTTTAGTTGGAATTCTAATTCTAGTGTTTTCATATCATAAAATGATTTATCGGCAAACCACTTACTAACTACTCCTACTAATAAGTGTTTATAGTATTTAGTTGGTAAATCGTCGTCTAAATTATTTATTACTAGTCCTTTAAATAAAACTCTGTTGTCATCTTGATTACTTTCCCACATTTGTTTTAATGTGAGATACATATCTTTGTCTAAATTTATCATATTATTTAAACATTTCCATGTTCTCAAGTGTTTCTTTCAATTCTTCAATTTGTGATTTTAATGTTTCAACTTGTGATTCTAAGGTTTCAATTAGTGATTCTAAACTGTCAATTTCATCAGTATATTTCTCTTCACAGTCTTCACATAATTCTACTTCTAAAAATATTCCTCTGTTGTTGATATCAACATCGGTGTTTAGTTCTTTACCACAATTATCACAACTTACATTAATATCAATTGATTCCATATTATTTATTTTTAGACATTAAAAATGCTACTATTAATACAATTGGTAATACTATACCTGTTAATGGACTAATTGCTAAGAAAAATACTCCATCCCATATGTATTTCTTATTGTGTTCCATAATACCTACATATATTAGGAATAAACTTAATGCTATTCCAATAATACTACTTATTGTCCAAAATGCTAACATATTTTACTTATGCCAAATCGTCATACATAAAGTACCTGTCCACCAACCAATCATACAACTTCCAACTAACATTCTAACTATGTTTACTACTGGACCAAATTGTGGTAATAGTGAGATTAGGAATACTAATGTTATTAGTGTGATTAACGCGATTTTTACTGATTTTATTTTTATTAAGTTTTTCATATATTATTAGTCTAAATCTCTACCTCCATTATTGTTTGGTCCAATTAATTCTTCTTCTTTCTCACCTTCTTTTATTGATTTGTAAATGACATAATAAATAGTCATTAATACTACAATTCCTAAAATACTAAATGTTACTTTAGGAAACATAGTTGCAAGATATGCTAAAGCAAGTATAGTTAAAATAAATGCTATTGTTTTTAAATGTGTTATCATATTATTTTTATTAGTCAACTTTAATTACTGATTCGTTTTTAGTTGTTTTACCTTCTTGTACATTATAGTTTAACACTGTAGGCATTTTATCTGCTGTGTCTTTTGGATACATTATCCAAATAGAATTTGCACCATCTGCAGGTACAATCTTTACAAGTTTATAAACCTTATTGTTTATTTCAATAAAATCTTGAGGTTCGTAATATATTTCACCTCGTTTGCTACATGAAGCTAATGCTACAATGCTTAGTACTAATATAATTTTTTTCATAACTTATTTTCTTATACTTATTACACAAAGAGGAGATTAAAAATCCCCTCTTATTTTTATTATTTTAAATTATAACGTGTTGTGTCTATTGTTACTACCATAGTATCACCATACCATGTTTGGTGTTCA